AAACTCAGATACCTCTTGATTTACTATGTCATCTGGTGTAAGTGTATTATGAACTGTACTAAATACTGTAAATCTATCTTTATAATCAATTTGTTGTATCTTAAAAGCCCTAATTTCGTTTACTAATACTAAATTATTAGGAACAGGTTTAAGAATAATATTATCGTCAGGAGTATGAATTTTATTTACTGCTACATAATTTTCTTTATAGTTTGCAGATTTAGCTACATACTGATAATTTTTTGCTAATGTATATTTAGTATCATTTGGGGCTGAATCAAAAGCTTTTAATAAATTCTCTGTATCTTTCTTCTTAGATTCTATTATTCTCTTAAAATCTTCTGCTTTCATTTCTCTATAGTTGGCCGTAGATCTATAATAAAAAGTAGCTGAATTCTTCCACGGATTATCAAATAATCTCTGTCTCCCTAGAATCTGTGGTAAGTCCTCTGAGATATCTACTGCAAGGCTATCTATATTACTATCGCTAAATATAAAACTTCTAGCACATAGACTATAAAAATCTGCCCCTAGATATACAGTCCTAGTACAGAATGTAAACATCTTAGGCTTTTCTCCTTTCAATGGAACTTCACCTATTTTAAACTTCTTTCCGAGCCTTCTTTGAATTTTCTTAAGGTTATCTGGAGTATCTGAACATAATATATTACATTGTTCTGGGGTGAGGTTGTTTTTCTTTATAATAGATGTAATATGATTGACAGAGTTTACATAGAATACAGCCTCATCTGATACTACTCTAGTAGGAATTCCATTTCTAAGAACTACTATACTTTCAAAATCTCCTGAAAGATATTTTTGAATAACCTCAGAAGCCTTTTCTCCTACTGCTCTCATTACAAATACATCTAGTTCCGGTTTAATAACTCTCGATGAATCTGCAGATCCCCAATCTAATTCATAATATGGGAGATCTCTAAATTCATCTAACATTTCCAAGTACTCATCCATCATTGGGGTAGCTGATACAAAATATGCAGTAGGAGATTGTTTAAGGTATTCTAAGAATTTAAGTTCTGTATCCGATTTAAATCTCGAATCGTGAAGTATTGACTGGAACTCATCTACTATAGTATAGAATGTATAAAATCTATCTAGTTTCTCCAGTATATCTTTTACAATTCGATAGGAATCATAGGTTACTAATATTTTACAGGGTAATCCATTAATACTTCTAGAAGTACAATACTCTTCAATCTCTCGGTATAATCTTTTATAGATTTCTGAATTATTATCCATAAATTTCTCATCTAGTTCAGCATCTAAATTAGTATTTTTATCAACCTTGGATAGGTCTTTATCTATATTAGATTCTTTATCCATTTCATTTACTACTAAGTAGACATCAAATTCATGTTGATCCTTTTTATTCTTAAGTAACATCTTTCTAGGACTACATAAGATAACATTCTCTGGTCCACCTATACAATACTCTGTAAAACCACATCCAGGAAGTTGTTTATTTATTATACATTTACTAGAGAAATTTGAAAAACAAAAATCCCTCCATTCACCAATATACCTAATTCCTCTAGGTACTATAATATTAAATTTTTCCATATATTTAAATTATTAAATTTATTAATATCTTTTAGAACTCAATACAGAGTTCAGTTTAATTGTTAAGTATCCTAATTCTGAAGACTAGGGATACCTTTATTTCATTAATTAGAATTTAAGGGTATCAGAAAGGCAAAATGTATACTTTAACTGGGAATAGAAGATACTATCGCAATATAATATTTAATCTATTGAAAAAGTATACATCCTATAGTGGTTCTTCTAAATAAGCGAATATAATGAGAGACCCGCCTCCCCTTCAGGGAGAGCGTGGTCGTCTTATTTAGAAGGTTCACGATACATAAATATTAATATTATCTTTATTATTTATACTAATGAACCTTAAAAAGAAACGGCCGTTCGCCCTTTGAGAGGGCGAGGCCTTTCAGTTCCTTCATTCTTTTTAAGAACCATTAAAGAAATAATTTTTTTATTCAGTTTTTATTAATATTTATCTTTCTCTTTTATTCTCTATATATCTTATTCAGTCTTGTGAGCGTAAGCGACCCGTAATGAGCTATGTAAATAGCGAATGGAGGGATACACATGGGTTCCTTTGTCCTCATAAATAAGTTACAATAGAATAAAAACCTTATAAGTGCTATGAAGTTACCAATAAAATTTTACAAGTTTATCTCTAATATAGATTATTTTTCAGAGATACACAAATATCATAAACATGAGAATAATGAAGATATGATTATTGATTATATGATAAGTAATCTAGCTTTTCTTCTAACTCCTTCCAATTTTAACCAAAGAGCGTCTTATTGTTTTAATAATTGGTTTTCTATTCTCTTAGAAATAGATCCGATTAAGTATGGTTGGGTAAAGAAAGTTGACCTACAATTCTTAAATAATACATCTGTAACTAAACAACAGATTATAGATTGGGAAGTACTCAATTTTACAGGGAAGAATAGGATTTTCACAGTAAAGAGAGAAAAATGAAGTTTTGCTACTTTAAACTTCTAATTTCCTTATATGTGGAAAAAAGAGCCCCAGACTTAATTGTCCAGGGCGTATTTGATTATTTACATAACCAAATTGAAATTGCTTTCAAAGTCTTTAATAATATTTTTATTAAAGTTGAAGCTATGAGAGATATCACTAAGATTCTCCCAAGAGTCATGAACACTGTAATGAGCATGACTGATGAATAAAACTCAGGTGTTTGCATTTTAATTGAGTTTTTTAAATTAAAAATATAAAAGATAGATCGTCATTATATCCAATTTCTTTCAATACTTTAGGATTTTATGACCTCATGATCTATCTTCAGATGTACAAGTACATCAATAAGGACTTTGAAGCATTTCTAGAAGGAAGGGTAGTTTTAATACTATTCTTCCTTTGATTTCCTTATAAGTAATTAAAAATATAAGACTATGGAAGAAAAGATCGATTTACCAGAGAAAGGAATAGTAGTTGGCTTTGAACTTGAGAACTTAGAGGATTACTTGAATTGTACGGAGCATTTAGTACAGGTTCATGGAAAGTTTGAGGTCCTAGCAGAGATCGAGAAAAAAGTAAAGTACGAAAAGATTAGACACCTCGCCAAATTTCTCATGACGGAATATAATCCAGAGTTAAAAAGGAATGTGGTTTTTAGGTTGTCTAAGTTTAAAGAACGTCATGAACACAACGGCGAGACGGTTTATATAGCTTATTATAGGTTTGATGGATTTGTATCACTTTAGGAAATATAGGGAGAGACTTTTAAGGTTTCTCTCTTTTTTCTTTCAGGTACAACAAAAAGAAACTACACTTATCCATCTCGGACCAGTGTAGTTTGATTAGAATTATAGTATTTTAAGAAGTTTATCTGAGACATTATCGATCTTTATAGTTTCGTATGTTCCATCTCCTTTAAGCCAAATTAATCTTCTCCCCAGGATCTTTAAGCCAATTGATTCTAACATTAATTGATACATGCTAAATTGTAGGGTATAATGTCCTAGGGGTTCATCTATTAAATTATCAAAAGGAGGATACATTGTGATTCCCTTCGACCTCTGATAATCTTTCGTAAGTTCTTCATTTGTTTTCCAGTCTCCTATAATAAATCCAGGGTTATCAGGGGAATCATAGTAGAATAGAAGGTCGGTAGTTCCACAAAATTTAGTATTAATTTCTGGGATATACTTTGATGACATCCTGAATTCTGCACCGACCGGAATTATCGAAGGCGGTAACTCAGAATAAAATTTGAGGATACTTTCTTCTTTAGGTGCGAAGGGAATTAACCAACCCTCCTCTGGAATATATTGCCTTCGGATATTGGTCGGAATTAATTCAGGGTAACCACATTTTATCCATGTCATTGCTTCTCCAAATTCATGATACTTCGTTCCTTGTGTTACTGATTTTACATTTTTATATTTCCATTCTCTGAGGACATCTTCTTGAGTTCTTCCATTCTTTTTTGCATATCGTTCTGAGATTGTATGTTTATCGAAGGGTCTAACAAAGTTTTCGATTATATTAGAAACTGGTGTATATTCTTCAGTTCCTATAAAATACTTATGTCCTTCTTCTATAAATGTTATATCGGAAAAATGTTCAGATATTAAGTTTCTTGTTGTTTGTATAATTTCTTCTGTAGTCATATTCTTTTATTTTATTATCATATATAAGATTCACTAGTGCAGAGAAGAGCAAAATCCTTACTTATGATATGAAAATAATGATAAGTTTTGCAGATTTTGAGTATATACTAGAAAATCGAGTAGAGTTTAATCTGCTAAGTAAATTTAATCGTACTAAAGATCCAGAATTAAAAGCTATAATTTCTTTAATTCTTCTTGCTGAATCAATATCTAATGGAGCAATAATTTCTTTAAAGAAATTAACGTTTGCCACTGCTTTAGAGGGTATAGATTTATGGAGAGGGAAAGTTAATACTAGAAGTTATGCGAAGATTAAAACAATAGGGGATTTGAAAGAATGGTTAAGATGTAATTTAGTTGGAAAATTGATAACAATAAAAAGACATGGAAAAAACGAGGTTAGAGTTATTGATTTATTGTTATCAAGAGAAGAAAATTAAGATCCGACTTTCACAAGCCAGATCTTATCAGAATGATTTATATAATTATTTTTTATTTTTTATGCATATATAAGAGTTTGGAGGATTGAGAGATGATATCAATAATAGATGTTTTAAATAATGGAGAAGAAATTGCAAAGTATTTAGAAGTAAGATTTCATACAATTAAATATGCTGATGACTATTACCATAAGTTTATCTTAATTCATTCTTTGTGTAAATATGCGAATAGTTTAGATCCAGTTTATCACACTCTTATAGTATATCATACAGAGTTGATTGGGTGGTCTAGTGAAATCGATCTTAATAGTATAGGAAGTATAAAAACTAAGGAAGATTTAGCAATATGGCTTAAAGATAATTTAGTGGGAAAAATAATAACACTTAAGAGATATGGAAAGAATAATGATTTCGTATCCTGAATTCTTAGAAAATCTAGAAGAGTATAAAAATAAATACTCTGATTCTAGGGGTTCACTTCAATATAGAAATAAAACAGAAATTATGTTGATTCAAAATTTAATATTTCGTTTGGCAGATATTCATCTTTATATTCTTAGTTGTTTAAAAATTCAAGGAGCTGGAGGAAGTTTTATTAGATTAAGTATTCCTAGCATTAATAGGATTATAGATGAATTAATAAAATTATATCCAGAAAAATATAGTAAGTGGGGATATATAGACTTAGACTCATTTAATCTACTTTATGGAAGTGATGAAGTTATCTTAAAGGAAGTAGTTAAATTTTTTATTGGGAAGATTTTTACAATTAAGAAAATAAATGAAAAGAAGTCTTATACCGTTTTTAGAATTTCTTAAGATATTAGATGATCCAGAAGTAAATTCAGCAGGACGTTTAAATCGATACTTTTCTTGGGGAGAAGATACAAAACCAGTCGAACGAGGAATGTTAGTTGGGATAGGGCTACAATTAATAAACTCCTATATATTTTTTGATGAGTCTCATAAATTTTCTAAGAACTCACTTCAAAAAGTTGATAATATTATAGGTCATCTTATATCAACATTTCCGAAAAAATATTCAAAGTGGAGGAAGATGAGCCCTGAGATATCAAGAGTTTCTGAAAATCTCTCTGAATATTCATCAAAAGAGGAATTTATATCCGAGATAGCTTGGATATTTGCTGGAAAACTTTTTAAATTAAAAAAGACAAGAGTTTAATTCTCTTGCCTTTATTTTTCTTTTTGAAAAAAACAATAGAAGAATTTCAAGACCTTTTCATTTTACTTGATTATGTACTCTTGTAAAATTACTTATCTATTATTCTTCCATCTACTTGTAGGACTTTAGCATGAAATTAACTACTTAATCCTCCTACACTGTTAACCATATACAACAAGGTAGCTTATAAGAAAATGTTAACTATCATAAGCATATAGTTAATTTAGGTTAGGCTACCCGTGACTTCCGCCCGGACCGAACACCTAATTCTTTCATATATAAGAATTTCAGGGGTTTAGAAATTTCTTCTGAAAAAAAATGGTAATGGACCAAACTTATTTCGCAATCCACTACCTGACCTGATAAATATTCCAAAAAGTCGTACTTACTTTAAGTTCAATTTATCTTAGCTAACCTTTATCGCTACAAGGGTATATCTTTTTGAAGTTCTAATAGTTAATTTCTTAACTATCATGAGTATTTCCCAAAGATAATAATTACAAATACCTTTATAGAATTTTACAGTGACCTTAGAGGTATATAAAATTTCTATCTTCTACCATATATAAGAATTTCAGGGGTTTAGAAATACCCAAATTTTTGTAGATTATTTATTAATTCTTGTATATTATCATCTATCTTTTCTTTTTCCATGTTGTTCCAATTAACTCTATCATTTTGTTCTGGATTACCAAATATTCGAGTTATCCAATAGGGGATTTTAGTTCCTCTTATATTATCCCATCTAGATGTGTTTGTTTTTTCAGAAAGTGCCCATAATACTTCTTCTATTGTATATAACATAGATTGGTGAATATGTAATGATACTTTAAAAACAGATCTCATTATTCCTATTATATTATCTAGGAACATATTTAATTGATCTTTATTAGTAAATACTCCAAAATTTCTCGAATCTATATTATAAATATCTCTCAAAGTTAGTATTATTCCTTTTCTAAACTTAAAATTATTATAACCTCCGATATATCTATAAAGTTTATCTATGAATTCTAAGGCTCCTTTATTACTAATGATAAAGTTATTAACAATTATATCAGAAAAATCAAACATATAGTTATTATATACATTTAATCCAGATAAACTACTATAACTATTTTTAATATTTTTCTTGATAGATTTATAGAATTTACCTCTTACTATAGTACTTTTTCCATATTCATAAAAACGATATGTAGGAAGACCATATTTGAAGTACATATAAGTATCTCTAACTCTATCATCAATAGCTTTTTCATCATGAAAACTAGAATCAATTTCTACAATGAATTTCGCTTTATAAAAGAAATAATCAGAAAGTATATAATGTTTCTCCCAAAGTTCTGTTCGAGTTTTTGGAACTTTCTCTTTAGTTAATATTTCTTTCCAGAGCTCTCTATCCATTATTGGAACGGGAAATTCTTTTATATACTTTGTAAAATCTTTTTCTTGCGTTAATTCATTTTTTATTTTTTCTATATCTTCTTCAAACTTTTTTGAAAAACTACTTTCATTAGCGATAAGAGCATCTCTTCTATTTTTAATAATAGAGATGTGAGTGTTATCTTCTTTTAAAAGATACGTTGGAATGATATATCCTTGTTCAATCTCTTCTGCATAATATTTGCATCCCATAGCAAATATCTTAATTAGGTCTGTATTCATAAGTTATATTAATTTTATTTCTATTTATAAGGTTTAGACCAGAGCCTTATATGTGTAGTTTATTACATGAAAAACAAACTTAAAAGAAATGAAAATTGAACAAGAATTAATCGATGAATCTTATAGAGGATTCGTAAGAAGAGACCTAGTAGATCTATACCAAAGATTTATAGGTGAAAGAAGTGGAGGAAAAGTACATAATTCATCATTATCTAATGAGATAACTCCTGGTAATGATGTAAATGTTAGTGAAAGATTTTTAAATAGACAGAAAAGGAGGGGATTAAATTACTAAGATTTCCGAAAACTATTCATATAATTAAAAGATGTTATGAAGAAAGGTTTGGTGGTTTTATTGAATCTGTCTATACTATTGAATATGGAATTTTGCATTTAATGTACTTTGATGAGAATGTATTAATTGAATTCTCTAAAACATTTCGATCTCTTGAGAATGATAATATAGATGTATTGAGAGAAAAACTCAGAACTGTATTATCTGGAAAAATTATAGGAGATAATAAATTCATTTCTGTAGATAGAATAGAAAACCTAAGAACCGGAAAATAAAAAAAAATTGAAGGAGACTTTTTACAGTTCTCCTTCTTTTATTTTTCTTCTTAGGACATAAAATCTAGCTTTTTCGTTTTTACTAGATCTAAGTCATTAAATGGAGTACCTTCGATAAGATTTACTCCTGTTTGTTGTAAAATCCATCCAAGTCCGGTCAAGTTTCCATATTCATCTACTACAATCTTTTTATCCCATATTGTTAGTTTAGGGAAATATAATTTGTAGTCCGGGAAAATCATACTCCATTCATCTTCATTTCCTTCTAAAAATTTATCTAGTTCAGGGTGAGTATTTATTTTTTTTGTTCTCCCATTCCATATCACATCAAAACACGGCCGAAGAATATATGGACAAACTTCGACTCCCTGACACTCTCCTGGTTCTGATGTTCTAGAAATAACTTTACATTTATTTCTTACCAGAGTCATTATTTTGTCCATTGAGTAGTCGGCCGTATTAATTATCACTATCTTTCCGGTTATATATGTTGGATTCTTTGGGTTAACGTGAATTAGACTACCTACCGAAGGATCTATCTCTTCTTGTAAGTAAATAGCCTCGATAAAAGCATCTAATCCATTCCCATAATATACGGAATTCATTTTTTTATCTCCTTCCCTAGTAATATCCCAGCAAATTCAGTAAGATCTACATCCCTAACAAATACATCAACTGGCTTAATGAATATAACAGTCCTTTCTACTATTGTCCCATCTTCTCTTACTGCTGATACATTATATAGGTTTTTTGATATTTTAGGGAGAAATGATTCAGGTACATATTTCCAATCAATTGCCATAGCTTCATCATCAAACATCTCTGATACTAGGTATTTTTCTTGTTTCATATCTTATATTTTTTAAAGTTGATTAATAATTTGTTCAGTATATGCTACCGGATCGAATTTCTTAAGCTCTTTCAATCTTGTCTTGAGCTCTTTTATACGATCCGAAGTATCTTTATTTTTTCTAAGGTAACTGATAGGCTTTGACATAACAGAACTAACTATTTCCTGAGGCATTCCAAATACTTTCATAATCTCTTCGTCAGTTGCTTTTGGATTTTTGTTTAATATATAATCCGAAATTAATGGAATAGCCTCTAAAACCGCAATATCAAAAGTAGTTTTTTCTATCTTCTTCTGATTTACTTTTACAATTAGATCTATGTAATTTTTATAAGTATAATCTAACCAATCATATAAACCAATTCGAAACATTGTGGATCCAGTAGTTACGTTTGTTGTGTAGTTTGTAGCACTATAGCAACACTTTCTTGCTAGATCTTCAATTTCTTCAATAGATATTCCTCTTGCTCCTGGAACTTTAGATATTACCATTTTAGGACCATTAATATCAGTAAGATCTTCCATATATACTTTTCCTTCTTCTGCAAGTTTTTTAAACTTTTTAAAATTAGGTGTAAATAAGAAAGTATCTCCTTCAAATAATATTCCTGGATTACCAAAATCATCAGTTACTCTTGTTAATTTGTATGAATATATTACTCTACCTTTACCTGTTTTCCATAATCTATCAAGTTCTGAATTTTCTTTGTCAATTATTAAGTTTGCATTCGGTTCTAGGAGTAACGGGTTATTATTTATATAGGCTTGGTATAATGATTTCGGACTAAAATTCGGATAATCATTCTTAACACCTATGCACAGACCAGTTACCGATGTTTTCATGTAAAGACAAAGAGGTATAGGAAGTGGAAGATAAGATATTTCCATTGGTCCTACTGGCGATTCTACCATAGGAACCTCTTTCCACAATTCTCCAAGTACTCTATTGTATACATCTGAAACCATTTGTTTTGTATATCGAGGAGCGGCATACTGATTGTATACACCATTTATTTCCGTATATCCCCATGAACCGTGACCTTCAAAAACTCCAGTATGTACGAGATTAGCATTAAGTTCTTCAATACCGGAAAGACTATGAGGATGATAGTTTGCTACACTTGAAATTACTGTAGTACTAGGTATCATCTTCCCTTTTGGAAATTGAAGAGCTGAATATATTAATCTTCTATAACTAGGTTTACAACCATCTTGTATAAATGCTGTATGTCTTTGATTATTAATATAATTACCAAAATCTAAAAAAGCATCTCTTGCTATTTCTCCAATAGCTTTTTGTTGAATTAATTCTTCTTGTGTAATTTGTGGTAATTCTATTTCTTTCTTTTTTCTAGCCATATTATTCAATTATTCTAAATTCGTCTAAATTATACCAAAAATCTTCAGATACTCCTGCTTTTACTGAAATCGATTCTTCTGAATTAAGATTTGTTATTTTTATTGAGAAAGACATAATTCCTCCTCCAATTCCACTTTTAGATATAACTACTGGTGGATATTCTAGAAGAATTAGGTCTCCTTGTTTAATATCTCTTATAAATTTTTCAAAAGTTTTACTCGTACTGTATCTCATTTCAATACATTTCATTGAAATTACCTGAACTGTATATTTTACTGTAGGTAATTCTTGTATATTGAAATTTCCCATTTTAAATGTTTCCATGATCTATTACTTGTATTTCTTTCATAGCATCCCAAAACTCATTAATTGCACTTTCAGGAACTATTATTGATTTATTACTTCTAAGATTTGTTATCTTAGTTCTTACAGATTTCATTCCTGACCGTGAATTTCTTCCAAGAATAGGAGGAATTTCTAGAAGAATCATATCTCCTAGGTTAATTCCATCTAAAAATATTTCCCTTTTCTTATTATTTATGTAGTAAGTATTTTTATCCATCTTAGAAATTACTTTAATAAAATATTTCATTGTTGGTAATACATCCCTACTATTTTCAATACCATTAATTTTATAAATCTGTAAATCCATTATCAATTATTTTGAATTTCCCGAAATAATAATATAAGATATTTAATTCCAGAGTGCTAAATTTCATACTCTTTTTATTCTCTAAATTAGTAACTGTGACATATCCTTGAAGTAATAATGAATATGAAATCATTACTAAATCTCCTTCATTCAGATATAAGTTTATGAATTCTTTTTTCTCCTTATTCATTAACCTATAAATTTCAGAATTTTTATTAGTTAATATTTTCTTAGCTCTATCACAACATATATTTTGTGGTTCACCAAGTAATATTACTATTTTAACTTCTGGAATATTTGGATATTTATAAGTCTGTGAATCCATATGGATTAGTTATAATTCCGGCATCAAATAATAATTTTTTTCTTTCATCAATATCCTCTGTTAATTTCATACTATAATCGAAACCATCCGGAGTTACCTGAATTAATTTTCTAGTCACTGGATTATAGAAAATATCATAAATCTGCTCCTTAGAGAGAGCTCCCAATCCTTTATACCTCAAAAAAGGTTTATTAGGGTCTAATCCAATAGGAAATGTTGTTCCTGGTTGAAGCGGATCTCCTGGATAGAATTTTTTATTTCCTTGTTCAAATATAGGAGAAATCACCTGATAGATCATTCCAAAATCAATCAAAAATCTTCCAAATTTTCCAAATAAATATAATATAAGTTTCGCAATTTGACTGCCATCTGCCATATAATTATTATGATTTATAATAATATAGACTATATCTTAAGGTATTTCCTTCTCTGTACATAGTCGTTGAGAGTATCATTATTGATACTTTGCTGATTGTTTTATTTTATTTTCCAGCAATTCACAAAGTTCTATCAGAATATTATTTTCTGAACGGACACTTATGGTTATCCGCATCGACAGCCAAAATTATTTTTCCAAATCTACTATATTTTTTTATTAATTCGTAAGCTTCTTCTGGAGTTTTTGCATCTCTGGTTACATTATTTACATCCATACCTAATCCAATTACTTTAAATATAGTATGAATTTCTTTATTATCCAAAGCTTGATCTATTGTCTTATCCGCCACACTAAGTATCTTTCCACGTAGAGGCAATATACTGTGATACAATGTATTATGTCTTCCACTTTTCAATGATCCCCCAGCCGAATTTCCTTCCACCAGGTACAATTCGCAATTCCATCTATCCTTACTAGTTGCATCACTAAAACCTTCTATCAACTCGGTTCTAGATTTAAACATATTTCTTCCCTGAGCATCATCAATCATCTTTTGAGCTTTTTCAGCTGCAGAAAATGATCTCATCGAGTTATAGATAGTGTTTAATCTATCTACATGTGCCTGCCAATATTCTGGATCTGATCTAAATATCTTAATAAATTCTTTAACTAAAGCTCCGGTAAAATCTGATTGTTTTACTTTTCCAATAGATTTCAATCTAACTTTTGTCTGACTATCAAATCCGATTGAGGAAGCAAGGAGGATAACGCATGATTTAAAACCATTCATAGTATATTTATGAGTAATTTTATACTCAGCTCTGATTGCTTGATCAAAACATGCTTCTACATACGACAAGTGGAGTCCTGTATTTACGACAAGGCCATTTACGCTTCCGTAACTTGTTTTAGAAGACATTTCTGGATCTACGTCAAAATATACTAAAACTTTTACTTCTGAATTTTTACTTGTATCTTCAGGAATAATTGTCTTAATAATTTTATATTTATATATATCCAGATCTGCGGCAGTCATTGTTTTTCCATTTGCGATAACGGTTACTTTCCTTTTATAAAACTCTTTCATTATAAGAAGGAAGTAATTAAGATTATCATATGGAATAATAACTCTTGGATCTGGAACATATGTAGTACCAAGTTTAAATAGAACTATAGTACTCATTCCAGTTGGTAAATTTACTCCAAGTTTTTTATTAATATCAGAAAGTTTCATTGCACCTTCAAAAGCAAGATTTCCATAATTTTCATATACAACTATATAAAATAGATCTTTCTTACTTCTAGGTCCTTGTGATTCCCAAAGCTGTTTTACTTCTGGGATAGACTTATCATAATTATCTTGTGTAATTTTTGATAAAAGTATATATTGTTGTGCTAAACTACAAGTAACAGCACTTCCCACTCCATGACGGCCGATGGATGCTTCTGAGTTACTACTCTTATCCGTCTTAAACTTACTTCCAGAATTCAACGTACTTATGGATAGATGTGCCATGGTTTTTCCAGGTACTTCACTCATCCTCAGTGGAATACCCCAGCTATTATCTGCTACTAGATTAAAGCCATTATAATTTTCAGTATCTACTATAATTGTTGTTGCATCAGGGTTCTCATATAAAGTATCTATTGCATTATCAATAATTTCACGAAATGCATTACATGCTCCTTCACATGGTTTTCCTGATGGATCTGGAGATAAACTACCTATCAAATATTCTGGATTAGCCAAGACTGCTTCTGGCCAAGTTAATAGTCTAATATCTCCTGGACCTTTTTTCTTTTTTTCTTCCATAAATAAAATTTAGTTTTATTAAAAATTTCAATATTAAATATGTTTTTATAATTAATGAGAAGACAACACAATTATATCTTCCCATCTATAAGGTTTACATGTCTAATGGTTGGTTGTTTTTGATGTTTTTAGCCCTCTTAATCTATAAAATGAACCAAAATAACCCACTATTTTTAAGGGAGGATTTTTTTTAATTGGATTCTGCATCACCCTGAAAGCCTTATATATGAGAAAAAACATACTCCTTAAGCAATAATAAAAAGCTTAGGGAGTTTTAAATTTTTATAGTATGAAAAAGACAAATAGAGAAAAAATCAGAAGAGAATTTCGAGTATTAAGAGTTAAGTTTGAAAAGATTAATTTCAAACAGGTAAAACTTGAATTTGAAAAAGGAACAATTACTGAAGACGAATTTATTGAGAAATCAAGAGTGGTCTTTGCATTAAAAGCGAGGTTTAAAAAATTATTAGAAAAAACTAAGTACCTAAAATATCAAAGCAAGGCGATTAAGGAACTTTATGGGTCAATGAGAAAATATTGCATTAAGAGTGATATTATCGATCCTTGGTATAAAGAGATAATAAAAAATTTACAAGTTCCATTTATTTTAGGATTAGCCTTAGTAGCTAGAGATCGAGAACTAGTAAAGTTTAGTAAATCATTTATTAATGGAATTAAGAAAGTAGTTGTTTAGAAGAGGGATTAATTTCCCTCTTTTTATTTTGTACGTTGAAAAAAAAAGATAGATATAGTCTTACTATATCTATCCTTAATAATTTATTTATTCTTTCTATAAGAAAGAGTTTCCGGATTATTCATATTTTCTTTTTGAGTTACTTCTCTTAGATTAGAGTATTCATTATTAATTGTCTCTACAGATCGAACAGGTTGAATATGATCTATTACATTATTTTCTTCTATCTTTTTCCCAGAAATAGTTTCATAAACTAATCTATGAACTAAAATTGATTTTCCTCCGATTTTTATTCTATACCTTTGTTCTTTTTCTTCTAAAGTACCTATATTTTCTACTCCATTAATCTTTAGAATTCCACAAAGATTGGCCTCAACTTTATGAGAGGTAATAAATGGGTTAAGATACCATCCATTTTCTATAACTGGATGACGAGATTTATAATCTTCGAGTGTTAAGTCTATTCTTTTCCATTCATAACCTTTGTAAGTAATTCTAATTCCACATAACACTTTTCTATAGCCTGGAAAATATTTCTTTAGTTCACTAGCATTATACCATTCTTTAATAACTTTTTTATCTTTTGGATCGATTTGAAGATACTTGTATTTATGACAAAAATTATTTAATCTATTCTCTGCCTTATTGTTTTCGCTATAAGTAATCCACTCCAGATTTTCTTTGCAAAAATTTAAGGGATTTAAATCTTTATGGTTTATTATATTATTTACTTCTGGATATAAATTAGGAATAAATAGATAAGCGATTAAAGAGTGATTATAAACATGAATACTAATATCAAATAAAGAAAAGCTTCTTTCGGGATATATTCTTCTATTTGAAATTTTATTTTTAAGATTAGATTTTCTTACTCTTCCTTTATAATTACATTGAATTGCGCCATACTTATTAATAAAGTATATATTAGATAAATCATAATCTAATAATTTCTTAAAATTTTCATTTCGATCAATTAATTCAAATTTAAAAAATTTTTCAAGATCTATCCATTGATTATCTGGAATATCATCATAATAGTACTCCATAAGATCATCCGTTTCACGATTTAAAACTAAAATTTTCTTTTCTCCAGAGTTTAATTCTACTTCTGCGACATCATAGTAGTCTTCGGGGTAAGATTCGTGATGTTTAAATAGGTTTCTCCATTCTGATGGAAGTTCTGTTTTTAAATGATTCTGTAACATAATTTTAATAAATTTTAAGGTTATATAAATTATATATCGAGTAACACAATAACAATTAAAGAAGGGTTTTCTTATAAGTAGCTAATTTATAATACTCACCCTTTTATTATGTTACTAGATCAAAACAAAAAGAACAACTACAAAATTTCTTTTATAATTGTTCTATGTCATGTATTAGGGTTTGAATTCCTCAGGCCCGCAAATTCTTATATATGATATGAAAACTTATATAAACAAAATTAATAACAGTTATGATTAAAAGTATTTTAGAACAAGATCTTTATTGTTTTAGTGTATCACATTTCTTCTCTAGAAAATTTCCAGATAGTATTGGAGAGTTAGTATTTTTTGACCGAAACAACACAGAGTACACTGAGGAATTTGTAGAAGAATTTAAAAGAAATCTTTACACAATTAAAAATCTTAAACTTCTTCCAGAGGAGTTTGAATGGGTAAAGAATAGAATTAAATACATTCCAGAATTTTATTGGGAATGGTTAAGACAGTGGAGATTCGATCCAGAGAAAGTTAACATTTCTTTAGACGAAAAACATCATCTTAAAATCAGTGTTATCGACAAAATGTATAGAATGGCACTTTATGAAATACCAATTCTTGCAACATTGTCAGAGATGATGCATAAAGAAGACAAGGTTGATATGTCTGAAGTCTTAGGAAAACTTGAAAAGAAAATAGAACTTTCAAATAGAGAAAAGCTTTGGTTCTGTGAATTTGGCTTACGTCGAAGATATTCATTCAATGTTCATGAAGAGGTAATTAGAATGTTGAAAGAGAAATCAACTTATTGTACTGGAACTAGTAATGTTTATTTTGCTATGAAGTATAATATGATTCCTCAAGGAACTATGAATCATCAGCTTTGTAGTTTTATGAATAGTATGTATGGATATCGTCAAGGATCGTACGTAATGATGGAAAATTGGGAAGATGTATATGATTCTCAGCTTGGTTGCGTACTTACAGATACGATAACTTCTAAAGCATTTTTCGATCAGCTTTCTAGAAAACATGCATTCTTATTTCCAAGTTTTAGACAAGATTCTGGAGATGAATATATGTTTGTGAATCTTATGATTAATCGTTTGAAAGAGCTAGGAGTTGATCCTAAAGATAAAACAGTGGTATTCTCTAATGCACTTGATATGGAAAAATTCAAAGACATTTCTGAATATTGTGCAGGAAGAATCAAAAAAGCTGTCGCAGGAATAGGAACTAATCTTACTTGTGATATTCCAGGAATTAAACCTGCTAATATAGTAATGAAATTAGTAAGATGTAGGATGAATGAAAATAAACCTTGGATTCCTTGCATAAAACTTTCAGACGACCTAGGAAAACATACTGGTGATCCGGCCGAAATTCAGTTATGCAAAGATACGTTAGGAATAGAGTAAAAATAATGAGCCTGGGGATAATTTCCTTGGGCTCTTTTTATATCAATGACTTATGTTAATAATATTAGATCCAGCAAAAATTAATCTTAGGGATGCAAAAATTTATACAACACAAGAAGAATTAGAAGAAACATGGAAAACGCCTTTAGATTCCATTCTTCCTTCTCTAGGTTATACTAGGACTTATTTTGAATTGATGAAGTCGAGTTTAGGAGGCGTTACAATAGGATCTGTTTATTATCGAACTGTGGAGGATCAAAATACGGCCGGTGATATTATTGAAAGAAATACATATATAAAAGTTCAAAATATAACTTATACATATTCGAGGTATTATGCTTTTTTAACAATTATAGAAGACGCGGCCGGAATAATATCTGTTTGTCAAGGTTATGTAGAGGCAGAAAAATTATTATCTGATCCTTGTATTGTTGAGATTGATAGAATTCCTATATCTATACGTGAAAGAATTATAAAACTTATTAATGTATGACAAAAAAGCGTGAAGTATATAATGAAATAAAATATGGTCTATGTGAGCTATTTCCGACAGAACATGGAAATTTCATGATTAATAATTCAGATTGTTCATTTACATATTCTAAGTTTTCTGATTCTGGAAAAATTTTATTTTATGGAGAGATGTCGATAGGTGATAAGATAGAATTTTCAGTATTTAGAACTAGGGAGGATTATCCAGATTGTATTGTTTTCTATTTTTCTTGGATGAATGTTTCCGAGATGAAGAGAGGTGTACAAAAAACAGAAGAATGGTTGGGAATATTAAATAATGGATTTGAGCATGAAAAAACTAATAGAGTCTCCTAAAGAATGGCTTGAGTTTTATAAAAAACTAAATAAACTATACAATTTTCATCTTGAATACTATGGTCCAGAAAATGATTGTATTAAGGGATATACAAATCCTTATTTCTTACCAATCAAGTATCCTGTTATTATATCTGGATATAGTTATAGTACTATTAGTGGTATAGATAATTGGACTACACTTACATTTACATTTATTTATTTAACTGACTTTTTTAAAGATGAAGACTGCTAAAGATTATATAGATTTCTTAGTACAGCGAGGATATAGTTCTGCAGGAAATCAATTTATATGTGGTTACTTAGAGTATACCGATTTAGAAAAGAAAGATACTTTAGGGCATGTTACATTATTTACAAGATATACAGAAGAATATACCAAAGAACTAGAATCTCTTCCTGAAGGGACTGAATTTGAGATTGATTTTTCGAGAGTAGAAGTCACAGGAGCATGGTTTAAGACTTTGATTACTTATCCAGAAAAGACTAATTCTTTTTGTGATGAAGGAACTGGAATAATAGTAGAAGGTAAAGAGTTCGAAGATAATTTTGAGAAAGTATTATGGATATCAGAGAACCCAACCGAACATGAATTAGGAACTATTAGAGCACATTATAGAAACTTAGAATACTTTATGAAAAATTTTAAACCAATTCTTATGAAGTATGATTTTTATGAGTGTTATGATTCATTTTGGGATATCACCGAAAGACATTCCTCGGCGCCTAGATTTGATTATAGGCATGTAAATACTAGATCTGATTTTGATATAGATTTTATATTTACAACTAATCCTATAACTGGAACTCTTGAATGTAATGCGCCGAGTAAATTATTCGGTGATAAGTCCAAGGATTTATGTAGTTTATCTCCTGAAGAATTTGAAAAATATTTAATCGAGAATTATTTTAAGGATAATTTAAAATTTGAATATATTCTCAGTTCTGATCCTAGATATACAAAAGATAGTTACATTGAGATTATGAAATTAATGTTTTCTTTGAGATATATGGAAGATGGAATAGGTCAAGTATATAAAGATATAGATTTTGGGAAAATACCAGAAAAGTATAACGATTTAATTAAAGATTATAATGAAAAGAGGTGATATAGGATTATTATCTATTGGAATTAAAAGAAGATTTAATCCAATTATAGGAATAGGATCAAGTCAAAAAAATATAGTAGAAGTAGAAAGTTTATTAAAAATTCTAGCCGAAGAAAAGAAAGTACAGAAGTTTATAGATTCTTTACAACCAGGAGATATTATATACTGGAAAGATCTTGATGTGATAGAACTTGCATGGTTTGAAGTTAAATTCCTAGAGGTATTTGACATAGAAAGACGAGAACTTCGAATACAAGAGATTCATTCTTTTAAACAATCTGTTAAATTAATCAGTGCTTATGATTATCTTTCAGGAAGTTTATTAACTAAAGAAGAATATGATAATCAGACTATATAATAGATAGAAGAAAGAAAAAGAGAAGAACAATTAAAGTTTCTTCTCTATTCTTTTTTTACTTCAAGATAAATTTTGAAGTTGGATCATCTCCGATCTTATATTGTAACTTTCTGAGAGATCTGATAAATGCTTTTTTAGAACCGTATGTTGATCCTCTTTCTAGTATCATTGTATCTTCTGTTTCTCTTTTCCATTCTAAAATTTCAGGATCATCTTGAGATATAGATTTTTGTGTTCTTGCTATCACTACATTCTTCTTCCATGCATTCCTTCCATTCTTTAAGTTGATTCTTTTTAGTGAATTTACTGGAACTATACACCTAGGATTAAGTACTAATAAGCATTCTACATCCCAACCATAAAGATTAAAACTTTTTCCGTTATAGTATAATCCATTATACTCAGGCATTCTAGTTTCATTTTGACCATTCTCTGTAAGTAATATTCCATCATAACCTTCGGATACCATCTTTTCAAAATCAATTAAATAATCTGAAAGAGCAGGTTGAAGTTTTAATATTCTTTTAAACGGTACTTGATATAAATCTTCTAATGTATCGATGATATAAATTTTAGCTGTAGAAGAAAGTTTGAATTTAAAATATGTTTGTAGATCTTTCTTCCAGGATTCCATTACAGATATTATAAAATCTCTCCATCCCCATTTAGAGTCTATCGGAGAAGCCCATAATCCAGCTTTAGGTTTACACCATCCTTTTCTGTTTTTAATTTTTCTGAATTTCTCTGGGTTAAATTTCTTTTTCCCATATACAACAAATTCTTTTTCCATACTTCTCTTTTATTTTGTACACTAATAAGGTTTTGAAGCGAAAAATAAAAACCATAGGATAATTTCCTACGGCATAACAAGTTCTTTCATAAGTACGTTGTATAATAAATTTATTATTTTCGGAAGGCATTTTTATACAACGTACATATATATTTCTTCTTTATTGGGTGGTGTAGCAATTAATTAATCTTTAGTCCTTCCTTTCCTTAAGATTTTATAATCGACCATAATATCTTGGATCTGGTGTTGACGAAGCTTCAATGATGTATGGAGATATTCTATTCCAATAAACGCCATTTCCCATATCAATAGGCTGTCGATATCCCCAAGGGTCACCATAGTAAGGTTGACTTAGATAATTATTTCCATCATTTCTAAATATTCTGCTAAAATTATCTACTACCATTGTCAATGATTGAACGAAAGTAAATAATCTTCCACAAGTATCCTGAACATTTTTCATTTTCTCGACAATATTACTATCATTCCTATCTCTCTTTACTTGTTGGATCTGAGTATTGTTATTTGATTGAAACTCTGATCCTGAAGAGAAACTTGGATCGTCAGGAATACTTTTTTGTCTAAAACCACCATTTTGATTGCCATTATTAGTATTGATTTTATCTACACCAATAAATACAGCTACGCCTGCAACTGCTGCAACTAATACTTTGAAGCCAACGCTTAAGATTTTACCGTAATTCATAAAGCTACTAATTTTTTTTATTAAAATGTTATACTACCTCTCAGTAGCTTTACTCGTGGCTTCTCGTTTACACTCACCCGAATTCATACTAAATTTTTAGCATCAATTTTACTTGTTTTTTTAATCACTAAATTGTTAATTTTTCTATTTGTTTTATAGACAGAAACTTTAGCGCTTATTTTTCGTCCATATATAAGAATTTCAAGGTTTATGCTCTTTTTGCTTTATTTTTTAAGTGAAAGCCTAATTATTGATAAGAAACTCTGTTTGAAGAGTTGATTAATAACTAAAAAATAAACTATCTAATGATTTATGGTTATATACGAGTATCTACAGAAAAACAAACAGTAGAAGTACAGAGGTACGAAATAAACAGGTATTGTAGGGAAAATGGAATTGAAGTAGATGCATGGATAGAAGAGAGCATCTCAGGGGCTATAAAACCTAGTGCTAGACTTCTTGGAAAATTAATATTAGATCGAATAAAGAAAGGGGATTTAATATTAGTTACTGAAATTTCTAGACTTGGAAGAAATGTATATATGGTGATGTCAATTATAAATCATTGTATGTTAACTGGAGCTGCTATCTTACCTATCTGGAAAGGGGAAATAATAAAAGAAGATTCCCTGTCCGTATATGAAACTTTCTTTGATATAATTAGTGCTCAAAAAGAAAGAGAATTAATAAGTCGAAGAACAAAATGTGCATTAGCTATGATGAAATCTAATGGCGTTAGATTAGGTAGGCCTGTTGGAATCCCTAGGAAGCGTAAATTAGATGGAAAAGATAGTGAGATTACGAAATTACTTGAAAGAGGATTGAGTAAAGCAGAAGTAGCTAGAAGGTTAGGAGTTAGTCAAACAACATTATCAGAGTTTATGAAAATAAAACATTTATAAATTAAAAAAGTTATGAATAATAAGTTTATTTTAAATTTGGAGAATCAATTTCATGGAATACACACGAGATTGAAAGAACTGCATTTCTCAGCACCCACTATGAGCATCCATAAATTAATTGATGATTTTGATGGTGAATTTCAAGATTTTGATGATGCTCTTATGGAAAATGCTCAAGCTCTCTGGGGATTTATTCAACCAGGAACATTAAGCCCTATTCTTCCAGAAGCATTAGAATTTGAAAATCTCTTAGTAGATATTAGAGGATTACTAACTGGAATAAAAAGAGAAGCTGGAGATGATTTAATGTGGTCAGGTATTATTAACAGAACAGATGACTTTTTCGAAACTGTTAATAAATATATTTACTTGATCAAAATATGTAAACATGACGCTGCAAAAAGCGAATAAAAAAAAGAACTAACCTTGGAAATAAAATCCTTGGTTAGTTTTCTTTCTCTTCTAAAATAAACCTTTTTCTCTAGATAGTTTAAGAATAGAATAATTGTAATTGCTCATATAATAAGCAGCATTATCATCTATGTTTATTAATCCCTTTTCATAATTCTCTATTATTGCTAAAGAATTATATAGGATGATTCTAATAAATTCTTCTTCAGGAATACTTGGTTTTTCAATAGTAATAATATCCGAATTAAGTTTTTTAAAATACCTAAAACTTTCTTTTGTTATTAAATCCAGTCTATATATGTATCTTGTCATATTTTTTGCTGTCCAGATTTTTCGAAATGGTTTTTCAAAATTACTTAAGGTAATTGAAATATAGTATTTACTTTTACCTAAGCGATTATTATCCTTTAAAAAACTTACAATCTTTGAGATTTCTAGAAGACGATTTCTATTTCTATTTCCTATAAATGAAAATACACTAAAACTATTTGATATTGTTTTATATTCCTCAGAAGTTAGATAATTTTGAGCATTATGTATATCTACTAGTTTAAGAGGAGTTTCTATTATATAAGCTCTAAAGTTTGGTGTGAAAGTTATCATGATAATTTTTATAATTATAATATAGTTCATTGAGGTTATCTATATCTTTTTTAACACTAAGAAGTCCAGTAGTAGTTTTTATTATTTTAATTAAAACTTTTCGAATATCTTCTGAGTTGATTCCAGATATAGTTTCTTCTTTTATTTTTACAGTATCATATCTTCCATAATAAATAAAACAAATCTCCTTATATTTTATATGGTGTAATAAATAATTAAATGAGATTCTCTTTAATCGATTTCGAAATAAGAGACTAATTCTATTATCTATTATTACAAAAGTGTATTTATTATTAGTCTTAACAGTGCAATAATAATATTCAATTTTTATACTTTTCTTATTCATAACAATTATAAGAGTTTAAATCCTTAATAATGTAATAAAATAAAAAAGAAAATGTTAAAAGATTTATTAAATCGATTAGAAGAAGCAGAATTTTTTAATAAAAAGTGTTACCAAGAAAACTTAAGAAAGGAAGTTGGTTCTAAATATGCATATTATGATATTTCTATATTTAATACAAGACTAACTACTATTCAATGTTCTCTTGAGGCTTTTAGAGGTTTATATGGGATTATACCAAAGCCAGAGGGATATGAATTAGCTGTTAATAATCGTGGAAGTTATTTAATCACTATCTTGTCAAATCTAACTACAAAAGAAAAGGTAAAGTGGATATTTAGAAAAACTAGTAGATTTGTTAATAGAATCACTTCCTCACGAGGAATAGTTGATGATGAAACAGAAGCTTATATCTTTGGATATTTAGTTTCTCAACAACTTTTAGATTTTATACACATAGAAGATCTTCTTTTAGGGATAGAGAAGAAAAAAGAAATTTCTGGAAAACTATCTAAGGGTGATTTAAGTTATGTAATGTCAACTTTTGGAACTTATTATGATAAAATAAATAAAAATATTATTAAGATAGCTCCTCCTCCAGTAGATGGTATGGTTTATTCAACTGCTGGAGAAAGAAAATTTATAATGATGATTCCAAAAAGAAAAAGAATGACAAAATCTGAACTTTTAAATACTTGGTCTCATGAATTATATCATATAGCTAGAAATTCTTTTGGAGTAATGAATCGAGAATATTTTTACCTTGAAGATATTTTAGTTGAATATATGGAGAAATCTTTACCAATCTTAAAAGAACTTATATGGAAACGGAGGAATATGTAAAAGTAACTGGATATGTATTCTTGTATGATCTAGAAGAAGATTTACAAGTTGTTACTGTAATAAGACTAGAAGATGAATTGTCTCGTTTAGTGCTTACTCCATGGGATAATGCAGATCCTGAAGAAGTATTTTTTGGGTGGACTGATAATCTCAATACATGTTATATTAGTATTTCAAGTTTTGGTGAAGTTCTACTCTTAGATGCTTTCTTAGATAATGTTAAAGATCGTCTAATGGCAGTTCCAGGAAAATTAGTAGTAATGAAAGATAAAACTTATAAAATAGAAATATGATGAAGGTTATAGTTTATTTAGTATTATTAATTGTATTTTTCCTGTATTTAGGACATACAGAGATATCATTTTCACCATTCAGAATTAAAATAATTGAGTGGTATAAGCCTTTAGGAATAATTATTATGATTATCGGATTTCTTATTTATACAGCCGGAAGTGAAAGAAAATCATTTAAAGATGGTTGGACTAAGGCAAAAAATGAAATAATTAATAAGATAACAGATGAGAGTAGATAGTTGGACGCAATCAAGAGTCAAAAATAAAGATACTGGAGATATAGGAGTTGTTTATAGTAATGGTTTTGATTCGAAGGGATCTTATTATAAAGTATGTTGGGGATCATCTATATTTCCAGAAAGAATGAGTACAGATGATTTTGATAAAAAATGTGAAATCATAGAGCATGATTATACATCAATTATCCCTCAAATAATGGAACATCTTAAGGAGGAAAGCTTAGCCAGAATTCCTCAAGTAGTAGCAAGAAGGTTAGATCCAGATTATTATAAAGTAGGTGATATTGTTTATTTTCAGTCTCCTGGATATTTATGGGGTAGTGGTGAATATGCAGCATTTGGACCAGAACACCCTTTAATAATTGTAGAAATAAGGCAAGATTGGGGTAATGAATTTAGATTTAATATTATCTTAGATAGATATCGTCCGGAATCACCTTTAAATCCCAAAGGAGAGTTTTCGATTTTTTTCGATCTAACTAATTTTTATAGTACAGATGCATATAATAATTTAGCACGTTATGACAAAGAATACTAAAAGGAGACTATACTATCAAAAATATCTTCCAGGAGATATAATTACTTGGTTCAATAATGATATCTATATCAATGAAATCAATCTTATTAGATTAGTAACTGGTGTAGTAGGTTTTTTTGGAAATTTTAGATATGAAACTGTAGATTTAGAATTAGGACGTTCTTCAGAACATAGATATTATGGAGAAAGAACAAATATATTGGTATCTAATACTGATATAGTAAATAGTAGGTTGATTTTTCGATCTTTCCCAGGGATTTCTGATATAGTATGTAAAGAAGTATGTAAATTTTCTGGAGAATGTGATTTATGTAATTTTAAACCTTCTACCAGACCTAATGAATTCTTTTTCTCTGGAGATAAAATAAATAGCACTCTACTTACTTCTTATCCAGTAAATAATCGTAAAGGAATAGTTAAACGTGTGAGAATAAATGAAAGTATTCTTATAGACTTTGTAGAGGAATTAAATGAAAAAAGTATTGTTACTTTGGATTTCATAAAAAATAGAATAAAAGAACTTGTAACTCTTGAAAGTCTTGAATATGGAGTTTTTATGGAATATTCATCAAAGGAAGTAAGTCATTTTTCGAAAGACCTTAGATTATTTCAAAGAAGAGTATATACAGTAGATTCAGGGAATTTAAATTATTGTGATCAATGTGTTCTCTCTAAGGATAATTGTAGTGAATGTGGAGTTATGACATATAATTTATTAGATAATTCAAAATCATTAATGATATGAAAACAAAAGAACAATTAATTAAAGTTTTTGAAGAAGTAATAGAAGATATTATTTCTAGAGAGTATGAATGTAAGGATAATTATATAGAATTTCCAGAAACAGATAGATTAATATATGAATCAAAAATGTATAAGTCTATTCAAAAAGGAAATAATAAACCTAAATTTCAAACTCCTCTTAAAATATATGTACAGAATATAGATACCTTTGAAAAAGCAAAGGAATTGGGTTCAGAGTGTGCAGTTCTTAATATGGCTTCATCTAAAAGACCAGGTGGAGGAGTTGAAACAGGTTCTAGAGCTCAGGAAGAAGAATTATGTAGAAGAAGTAATTTGCTATTATCCCTATATTTATACTCTCCTGAAAAATGGGATGAATACTTTGGAGATTATTATTCAGGAAAAGTTCTTAATGACTTCTCCTACCCTATTCCAGTTTATGGAGGAATATATAGTCCAGGGGTATGCGTTTATAGAAAACCAGGAACTTATGAAACTGTAGGTAATTATTTTAAATGTAATGTAATTTCAGTGGCAGGAGTAGTAAGACCTGATATTGATAAGAATACTGGAGAAATGATGAAAAAATATGTTCCTGTTGTAAAAGGAAAAATAAGAACAATCCTTAGAATAGCTTTAGATAATAATCATACTAAACTTGTTCTAGGGGCACTTGGATGTGGAGCATTTAAAAATCCACCTTCTCATGTAGCAAGATTATTTAAGGAAGTTTTGGAAGAACCAGAATTTATTGGAGCATTTGAAGAAATATGTTTTGCTATTCTCGATGATGGAAATTCAGGAAGAGATCATAATCCAAATGGAAATTTAAAACCTTTTATAGATGTATTTGGAGAACATGAAAGAAGATGATAAGTTATTGTATGAAATTTGTAAAAGAATAAAATATAAACCAATTATCAAAAATTCTGATGGAAATTATGTTAGAATTTGTGGTGTAGAATTTGATGATGAAGAGAATCCATGGATTAAAATAATGGGTTCGAGTATATACTATACAAGATCTTACATAGATAAATTGGTTTTATATTCTAATAAATTTATTAATGAAGATATTTATGTACATGGAGAGGTAGTTAATTCATTTGTAGAGTTTAGTAGAAAGTATATATCTGGTTTACATAACGTCATAGATTCAGAAGTTACTATAAAATTATATAATAGTAATAAATTCTCTAAAGGTTTTGTAAATGGAATAGAAACTATCTCATTTATGGATTTAAGTTCAGTGGAAAACTCATTGTTAGGTAGGATGATTTTAAATAAAAATATGGTAGATTATGGAGATTTTGATAATAAATTAGAGGATGAAAATTTTGAAATTATAAAGGAACTTAATGATAATAACCCATTTTTATATTTTGGATGAATTATGGAAGTAGGAAAGATTTATGTAGATTATAAAGATGGACCTGATGGTTGGTTCGGTTTATTTAGTGGATGTGAAAGAGGAGTATTTAATTTTCCAAATAATCTTTGGAGATGGTATGTAATAGATTCAAGGATTGTTATTAATTATCCAAGAGTTGATAATTATTATGGTCGAAGAGTAGCAACTGTTAAAGAACTTGAGAAGATTGAGTCTATTCTTGAACATCTAGGGTATACTTTGATACCAGGAACTTTAGAGATTTCAGAAATACCTGTTAATAATATTTCAAAAATTATAGAAAAATTAGAAAGAGGTGAGTGGAGTCTTCTCAAAGAAACTGAAAAAATAAAAATAATAGAAACACTTAAAGGCTATGTTAACAACTGAAGAATTATTTAGAGAATATATTAAACTATTCACATTAATAGTAGAAACCGCCGGACAAACGGAAGGTAATAAGAGTTACAAGGAAGTTACTAGAGTTCTTAAAGAAAATGAACATATAGTGAAAAAGATAATTGAAGAAGAAATGTCTTTTACTCCATTTGTAGCTTCTCTTATATTCTTTATAATCAAAGATATTCATGGGACAGAAAAACTTAGTGGAGAGAATTCTATAGAAACTATAAAACCACTAGTAGATGATTTCTATGTGAGATATATAAAGAAACCTACTAGAAAATTTACAGCAAAGTATGGATTACCAGCTGTGGAAGATTTAAATACTTATATCAAATTATATCTTGTTTAATTAAGAAGTGGATATTTTTAATTTTGATATAGTTAATCAAGAAATGATTGGTGGATTAGTAGTTGTATCATATTCTTTTCATTACAATATGCTAGATTTCTCATATACTTCTCCAAAAACTAAGAATATAAACTTATGGCCATTTTATAAGAAGAGTTATAGTATTCCAGGAAAAATAAGTGATAGTACTGGTAAAATAGTAATAAATGATATTCTTAATCCTATAGAAGATGGAAGTATCTTAGAAATTAATGATACACCTCCTGGAAATGGATATAATAGTAGTTATAAAGTAGTATTTTATAATAAAAAATGTTTTCTGCTACCCTTCATAGAACTAGTTTTTGGAGCTAAGAAGGAATTAGATGAGAAAGCATATACTCTTATACCTACTGTAAAAAGATATGAATTTAACTTTTCTACTATAAAAGATTGGTCATCAATTAAAGATGATAGTGTTTTATGTAAAAAGAACATCATACAAATTCTAAAGAAGGTGAAAAAGACAATCGGTAATAACCTTATAATTGATAAACAAACATTGACAACTGTTAATAATTTTTATTTATGAAAAATTTTAAAGTAACATCAAAAGAAAATGGAAAAGAGTATTGGATCTCTAGAGCAAATGCAGTAGTAGGAATTGTATATACTAGAGATAGCAATGGTCGAGTAATGTTTTTAGTATCTAAACGAGGTTCAGGATGTCCAGATCATGTTGGAAAATGGTCAGTTACTTGTGGTTATCTTGATTGGGGTGAAACAAGAAAAGAAGCGGTAAAACGAGAACTTTATGAAGAACTTGGACTTAATCTTGAAATTTATCCCAATGAAGCAATTGATCATTTTTGTACTATAGATGATCCGTCTCGAGATGTTAGAGAAAACATAGTTTCTAGATATCTTATTCATGTAGATTACATAGCTACTCGGAAAAAATTAGCTGATAAGGAAATTAACTGTGATACCGTATCAAGAGGTGGAGAACCTAATGAAGTAGATGATATTAAGTTTGTCCCAGCAGAAGATATTGATAGTTATGATTGGGCGTTTAATCATGATCAGGTACTTAAAGAGATTTTAGAATACTTAGAAACAGGTCGAAAACCTAAATATTGTGAAGAGTAAAGAAACTAGGGATAAGCTCTTCTTATGTTTAATAAAGATTAATAATCAGAAAAAATCCTAGTTAGTAATCAAACCCGAGGAGATAATTCTTCGGGTTTATTTTCCTTATATGTGATAAATATAAATATAAATAAATATAGAATTATGAACAGATTTATTAATTGTGATTGTATTAAAAATAAGAAAGGTGAATTAATACCTTTATGGAAAATAGATTGGAAATTAGATAGTGAGTATCTTGATAAGGATGATCTAGAAAATAGTTTTATTGTTCCAGAAGATAGGAATATTGGTGATTTTATAGCAGAAACTGATATTGTAAAAGCTTTATGGGATTTGATAGATAAAAAAGTAGTTCCATGTAAAAGAGTTATTAAAATTTATTCTGACTCGACAGGAAGGGTTGGATTGAAAGAGGGTGATGAAATTTATGTTAAACATAAATTTAGCTCTAATGAAATTTACCCAACTAAAATAAAAACAATAACTCAAGGAATACAAGAAAATGTTTATTATACTACAGAAAATCATCTAAAAAAGAACTGGTTAGGATCAGATACTGAAATTATAGAAGATACTATAGTAAATGATATTCCTGGAAATAATGTTGTTCAGATAATAACATACAGGAAACATTATGTTCTAGAAGACGGAACTGAAACTGATTACGATTATGATTTTTTTAAATTAAGAGAAAAATGAGAGAATTTATTTATGCTAGTTACCTTCGAATTACACCAGAAGAGTTTTTTGATTTAGCAGCTAAAGAGATGAGTAAAGCTTATGAATCTTATAAATCTAGTTCAGAAGATTATAAAGATCCTTTCCTTCAATTTTGGGTCTATATAAATCCTAATCTAATTCCAGATAGTTATATTGATACTTTAAAGAGGGTGTTAATTGATGAATATGGATGGAGGATTGTTGATATAAAAAAAACAACTTGAAGAGAGGAAAATCTATATAAAAACTGAAGTATAATGGTAGATGATGAAGTCCTAGAAAAATTAGTAAAACTTGGATATAAACAACCAATAAAGAAAAAGAGAATTGAGGTAGAAATAGTAGAATGGATAAGATTACATAAGGGTATTATCATTCTCGTATATCCATTTACTAATAAAGAAGGAGAGAAAAGATTTATATTTGCTATCCCAATGGAGAATGGTTCATTGAGTAGTAATAATCTAAACTATCCTTCTTATGAACAAGCTAGATTAGAAGGAATAAAGAGCGTATGTAATGAATTATTAAGAAAGTAATTATGAAAAAGTTATTAATCATTATCAGTCTTATTATAGGATTAGTGAGTTGTGTTAGCAAAAGGAAAGATTTACCACAATATAAAGTAGAATATAGTAAGGAATTAGTTATAAAATCTATTGATAGAGGATTAAATTCTTACGGCGTTAGTACTATTTATTACATCGCTGGGGACGAAATTGGTTCTAATGGAGATATTAGATTAAGTGAAAGAATTTCTAGTAGTAATAATCCAACATATAAAATAGGAGATAAAGTATTATTTTCAATTAAAAAGATAGAGAAAAATAAATGAATTTTTTACTAGTCTTAATAGCATTATTATTAGTAATTGCAATAATTTTTAAAATAATAGTTATTATAGGAGCTCTCACTAGAAATAAAGAATCTGTTTCTGGATGGGTTTCTAGATTATATACACCAAATTATAAACCGTATAAGAAAATGGAAAAAGATAAAAAAGATCAACTTCTTGAAGAGTTGTTTATGCAAAAACTAGAAATAGATCTCGGAAAAGCAGATGGAACAAAAGATGAGGTTTATCTTGCTGATGTAGTTGAAGATGCTTTGGTTGATATCGAACTAGCCATAGAGGAAGAAGTTTCAGAGCAGAGATTTTTCATATGGCCAAAGGAAAGGGAGCGTCTAATTAAAACATGGGCTAAATTTATTCCTAATCCAGCTAATGGAGGAGATGATGATTTTATTGTATTTGATTCTTTCCGAGGTGAGTATACATTTGGGGAGAATGGATTTACTCCTTTATGTAGCTCAAAGGAATTAAACGGTTACTATAAAGACAATAACTTAGAATATATAATTAAACAACCTAGATATTAAATGAAGAGGAAAGATTATTTATATAGTATTATCTTAGATCAAAATACACCAGAACTTAGGAAAGAGTTTGAAGATCTAGGATATTCTGAAATGGTTGGAACTGGTTTAGCCTTTAATCCAGATAAAGGAAATTGTATTATTACTTGTGCAGAGACTGGAGAATATACAGCTATAACTCGAGAAGCTATTAAATTTTCTTCATCTGGAAAAGTATCTCTTGTAAAAAGAATTCAATGTGGAGTAACTAAAGAACTAGCTCTTGGGATAGCTGCTCTTAGAGGAGATACAGATTTCGGACAATGGTTTACTAATGGAGAAGATTGGATAAAAGATAATCAAAAGAAAGGTTATCATAAAGCAACCATAAATGAACTTCAAGATAAATTTCCTAGAGAAGGTATTCAATTTCTTAATTCAGCTTATATCGGAAAAGTTAGTAAGGATATAATTGAACTTCTAGAAGATGTTGGTTATTATGATAGTAAAATAATTGATGGAGCACGTGATATTAAAGATTGGAAGGATTTTTCAGATTGTGGAATATGTACCTCTAATCATGGAAGCTACACAATTATTCATAAATCATGTTGGGAAACAGCAAATCCTCATGTAACTTGGAACTGTGCAGGAAGAATTGATTGTGGGATTGATGAAGTTAGATTTTATCAAGTTATTACACCTAGATTATAATGGTTAAGGAGTTAGGTATAATTCGAAGTGGTTCTGGTGGAATAATTGGATGTAAATCAGCGGCAGATCAAGTATACTATTATAATTTAACTATAGAAATCTTAAAATATTTCTCAGCATTTCAGATAGATAATAAAATTATAGTTACTTATGAAGATGTAGAACATATAGATAGAGTAGAATTATCAAGAATTAGCTCTGATTTTTACTTAGATATTTATTATGATTTATTTATTCATACTAGATTAATGATCTTAGATGATGAAATTCCAAACTCTCTTAAGTATAATTGGAATGTGAGAACTGAAAGAAATTTACATGAAACGATATTTATTTTTAATTAAAGAAAGATGTTAGAATTAAAAGCTGTAGAATTTTTAAAAGAACTGTTGGGATCGTATAGTCCTAGCGGTTTTGAACAGGAAGCAACTAGGGTATTTAAAGATTATTGTTCTAAGTTTGCGATAGAAGAGTTTACTGATAAAATGGGAAATGTAGCATTTAAGGTAGGTTCAGGGAGTAAGAAAGTAATGATTTCTGCACATATTGATGAACTTGGAATGATGATACAAAATGTTACAGACCAAGGAATGCTAAATATTATTAATCTTGGGGGAATAGATAAAAAAGTTCTCCCAGGAAGTATAGTTAAAATTTCTAAAATTGGTCACCCAGGAGAATATGTAACAGGTATTATTGGGAAAAAGCCAATTCATGTAGAGTATGATGATAATAGCAAAAATGAATTAATTCCTATTGAAGATCTTCTTGTTGATATCGGCGCTGAATCTAAAGAAGAAGCTATGAAGTTAGTAGAGATAGGTAGTAGAGTTGTTTTTGAAGCAAATTTTATAGAACATCTTGGGAAGAATCGATTTGCATCTAAAGGACTAGATGATAAGATTGGAGTATTTATTGTTGCTGAAGTCTTAAGGAACGTGGTGAATTATGAAGACTTTAGGGAACTTTTTGATGAATATACTTTTTATGGCGTGGCGAATACTCAGGAGGAAGTAGGTCTAAGAGGTGCAATGGTAACAAGTAAAAGAGTAAATCCTGATATTTCGATTGATATAGATGTTACTTTCGCCACGGATGAAGGTAGAGGAATAAAACCTGAGTCCTATGGAGATATAGAACTTGGGAAAGGACCTGTTATCATGAATGGACCTGATAAATCTTGGAATCTTCGCTGTAAAATGATCGGAGTTGCTGAGATTAATGAAATTCCATATCAACTTGCAGCTTCATATGCAGGAGAAACAAATACTTCAGCAATTCAAGAAGGTGCTTTTGATTGTGAAACTATGTTAGTATCTATTCCTCAACGAAATATGCATACTCAAGTTGAAGTATGTGATTATCGAGATGTGGAAGGTGCTATAAATCTAATCTCCAAGACATTATTAGAGATTACAAAATAAAGAAAAATAATTAGAGGACTTTTTACAGTCCTCTTTTTTTTTATATTTCTATTTTCCCTAGATTAATAGGTTTTTCATAATTTCCATTTACTTTAGAATTCCATATATTATAAAATAATTCTCTATAATTTTCTCTAACTTGATATGCATCTCCATAAATAATTCCTAGTACATTATAGTTATTTTCACTAAACATTCCAATCATTTTAACAAGTTTAGAACGCATTTTATTTTCAGAGAAAATGGATTCTTCATAATTCACAGGATAAAAATTAAGAATCCTTCTCTTATAAAACCCTAATTGTTTTACTTTTATTGAGTTAGGAAAGTAAATAACATGTCTTCCTAATAATCTTTCTGAAAAATTATTATCTACTAGTATATTATCTCCAAACACTTTTTGATCTTTTATATAAAGTCCTAATACTGGATGTTGATCTACTGATGAAGAATCTATAATATATTTCTTCAATTCAATTCCATAAGTATTTCTCTTCTCCATCCATTCTTTCATGATAAAACTTCTAACTCTAGGGTTTAAATTTTTTGATAACTTAGCTTCATAACATCTAATCATAATTCTTTTATTTATTTTCACATATAAGGAACTTGGATTTCCTTATAAATGTAATAAAATAATCATATGAAAAAGAAGAAAAAGAAATTAATCTCCCTAGCCGAAAAAGTTAGGAGAGATAATGAAATTAAAGAAACAGGAAAGTTAGTATCCTTAAGACCTAGTATCACTCATAAAAGTAAAAAAGATTATTCACGTAAGTGGAAACTTGAAGATTATGAATAATAGGAAAGAATTAATAGAGTTAAATAAACTTTATAGGAAACGTTTAGTAGATTCAGTAATAACTAAATTACTTAAAGTCCTTGAATTTACTGGATTAGATACACTTGAAGATCTTGTGTTTGATTATAAGAGTTTAGAATCTAAATCTATATCAGGAAATATTCAAAAATTATATTATGTAAACAAAACATTTAATTATATTAAAGTTGATATGGATTATGGAGAGTACTCTAAACATAATTTGGATATAGAGGATTTAGATACTACAGATTTAGAGATTATTGTATTTAATAATATTATCGGATATTATAAAGAGAATAAATTAATAAAAATAGCAAAAGATTATGAAGATTAAAAAACCCTTTACAACTGCTGGATCTGGAAAAATCTATTTTATATCAGATCTTCATTATGGTCATGAAAATGTAATAAAATATGATTCTCGACCTTTTAAAGATGTAACTGAAATGAATAATTATATCTTAGAGGAACTTAAAAAAACTAAAGAAGAAGATATTATATTCGATTTAGGTGATATGTTTTGGAAAATGCCTGTTGACGATATAAAAGATGTCTTAAATCAGATTCCTTGTAAAAATATTTATAAAATTGTTGGGAATCATGATAACTATGGACTTTATTTTGATCAGGCACCACTTAAAGGGTATTTCAAAATAATCTCTGATATTCTTGATGTTCATATAGAGCATTCAGGAAAAGATTATATGGTAACTATGTGTCATTATCCCTTTGTATCTTGGAATCATAAACCTCATGGATCTATTCACTTATTTGGTCACGTTCATGGTCACCTTACTGAATATATTAATAGTATTTATGATCTTAAAGTTGATGTAGGTTTTAATTCTGAGTTAGCAAAATCTCTTGGAACCTTCTTAATACCATTCGAGGAAATTATCAAGCATTTCGATACTAAAACAGGAGGAATGAATTATAAAGAGTGGACTCTAATTAAATGTAAAGAATTATGAGAACAGTTTGGATTTATTCATTACAAATATCAGATACTGGAAGAGTTTATAGAGATATTCCACCATCTGAAGCTGAATTTGGTGGTATTCCTAGGATAGTAAAGATACTGAATAGCGGGAAAATAATAAAAAACTATCAACTTCATTATCAATTCTTTAATACTCCAAGTGAATGTATTGAACATAGAAATAAGTATATCGAGGGTAAATTGAAATTCTTTGAAGATCAATGGAAAGCCACTGAAAGAAATCTTAAAAAACGGATAATAAAATGATAACACAATTAACAGCGAAAGAAATAATGAATCTCCCTAAGGATAAAACATTTTGGTATAGTTGTATTAGTTTTAGGGAGAAAACTTTTAGATGCTCTAGTATCATAAAACCAGCAGAAATTATTTTAAAAATTGATATAGATAATTTATTATATCTTCGAAAAGTTTCTGATAATTCTGTAATTGGATCTTTTCAGGGTTATAAAGAAAGAAAAGATTCAGAATGTAAATTTTTTGTGAGAATATTCGATACTGAAGAAGAATGTAAAGAATATTATAATGCTCAGATTCATAATACTGTAGATCGACTTCAACATTTTTATGAAGAAAAGCTTAAATATATAAAATCCAAATTAATATGATAACAAAAGAATTATTGTTAGAATATAAAGAAAATTCCAAGTCACTTTGGTATTTTATGTTAGAATTTTCTAGTAAATCTTATAAATGTACAAGGTTAGTAAAACCCATCGAAGTCTTAGTAACTAATTGGGATGAAAAAAGTGATTATTCTCTTATTTTAAAAAGTAAAAATAAAAATCTAGTTTTCAAAAATTATCACGTAAAATATTTTCTACCATATCTTTTCGAAACAAGAGAGGAATGTGTAGAGGCTTATAATGCGGTTATTCAAAATCAAAAAGATAAACTTCAACACGATTATGAAGAAAGATTGAGATATTTAAATTCTAAAATAGAAAAATTATGAAACAGCCAGAAACATATGAAGAACTTGATAAACTTATAGGACAAACGTTCTGGACTTTTGGATTCTATATCGGTCCGTATAGTTATAAACTTGAAAATATAAACTCTCCGCAAGAAGTAGTTTTAGGAAAAGAAGAAGGATCTGGATATAGAAGAAACACCATCTGGTATCCTTTAAGAAACAAAACCACTAATATGATAGTTGGCTACTTTCAATTAACTCCTAATAGATATAACTTAGATAATTATAAACTATATGAATCAGAAGAAGAAGCCATTGAAGGTTGGAACTCTACTATTCAAAATCAATTAGATCGATTAGAATTTGATTATGAGAAGAAAAAGAAATATTTAAATAAAAAGATTATTAAAAAATGAATAAGATAATAATTGATGGATATTATAAAGAAAAGGAACACTTAGGAAAAATTTCAGGTATTATTTTTAAAAACTGGGAAGATAGTGAACCTATGGATAAAATTTCAATTATTATTAACAATTTCGATTCTTATATTCCTGGAGAATTTTATAAAAGAGAACTTCCTGGGATTGTAAAATTATTAGAAAATATAGATCTTGATAAATTCGATACAATCATATTAGATTCTCATGTTTGGTTGTGGAATGATGAAGAATCTTTTGAAAAACCTAAACCAGGACTAGGAGCACATCTATATGAAAAACTTGGAAGAAAGAATCTTAATATTATTGGAATTGCAAAAAGTTATTACTGTGATAATAATATGCATACTTTTTCATGTTTTCGAGGAAATAGTAAAAATCCTTTATATGTAGATTCAATTAATCAAGATAAAGATTATTCTGAAGTTATTAAAAGTATGTATGGAAATTTTAGAATACCATACCTTATAAAATTAGCAGATACAGAATCAAAAATAAATTTCAAATGAAAATGATTTATGCAATAGAACAATTACCCAAGAAAGAAGATACTTGGGTATTTTTGGGAGGACCTATTCAAGGAGCTCCAGAGTGGCAAGAAACAGTTCCAGATATTCAGGGAGTAACTTGGATAAACCCTAGAAGAAAAGAGAAAATTTCTGGAGGTTTATCTGATGCTGAATATAAAAAACAGGTAGATTGGGAAACAATTGGACTTAGAGTATCAGATTTTATATTATTTTGGATCCCTGAAGCTGTTGAAGATATACCAGGAAAAGATTATGCACAAACTACTAAAATCGAACTTACCGAAAATTTAGTTAGAAAGAAAAATATAATCTTAGGAATTGCGCCGAAAATACACGGAAGAAGGTACTTGATCGAAAAAGCTAAAGCATATGGAATAAAAAATGTATATAGCTCTTTAGACGAATGTATATCTGAGTTAAAGAAGGAAATATCTAATAGAGAGTCCAGTTCAAGAGAGTTTTTTACTTCCGATACACATTTCGGCGCAGAAAGAACTTTGGAATTATCTAAACGTCCTTTCATGAATGTTGAAGATATGGATTGGACTATGGTAGAGAGATGGAATACTAAAGTTCCTCCTAAAGCTATCGTATGGCATCTTGGAGATTTTGGTGATAGAAGTTACTTGAAATATTTAAATGGAGATATTCGATTAGTTTGTGGAAATTATGAGATTAAAGAAAAATCTGAAAGAAATCTAGATATACCTGATTTTATAGGAGAGCTTATAGATTCTGGTTTTTCAAAAGTATTCCTAACTGAAGCAGAAACAAAACTCCTAGGAAAAGAGATAGCACTTGTACATGAACCTATGAATTCTACAAAAAAGTATAATCTTTTTGGACATATTCATGGAAGACAAATGATTAAGAGATTTGGATTAGATGTAGGTGTTGATGTTCATGGTTTTGCTCCTATGTCTGCAGAAGAGGTTGAATTTTTCTTAAATGCACTAGAAAAAGGCTATTACGACGCTGAAGTATTTTGCTAGTCTGATATTCCTTGAAAGCCTTATAAGTGAGAATAAAAAAAACAAACTTAAAAGAAAAGGAATATGATAGAAAAACTTAACACACTAATGACAATATTAAGTGCATTAGGATTATTAAGAGACGGAGTAAAAAATTACATAGATGTCTCAGTTGAAAATAGTTTATCCAATGGAATAGTAGATAAACTAAAAGATAGTTATGACAACTATACAGCTATCTTAAACAAGTATGCGATTGAAGGAAAGGATTTTGATGTTCCTTCGATTAATAGAGATTACGTAATAAGAAAACTGCGATTAATAAAAACAATAGTAAACAGATTAGTCGAATATTATATCAATGAGCCAGAAACATTGAGAGATTATAAACAATCCCTCTATTTGATTGGCGCTGACATAGATAGTATATATCGAAAGTCTGTTGTTGATTATAAAACGTTTTTGCTTGCAGTTAAGTAAGAAAAGGGTGGGTAATTCCACCCTTTATTTTTCCACCGTCTAGAAAAGACTAAAAACCTTATATATGAAAGGAAAATAGAGTTCCTAAGAGGTTAAAATAATACCGTCTAAGAAACCCTATTAGCCTTATATATGTAATAAAAGATAGAAATATCTGATATTACCTAAAGACATAGTATATCTAATTTAAAAGATATATTATGTCTTTTATACTTTAGCGTTATACATAGATATAACTAGAACTTATAATACATACGAAAGGTGTGATGACGGAGTATTATAAGGAGAGACTAGGAGTTGCTAACCTAGAAGTCGTCAGAACGACTTTATAAAATTCATCACCTTGATCTAACTTATAATTATGAAATATAATATAAGGACAGGTGGAAGTTGTTATACCACTTGAGTAGATATTTAAATAGTATTAAAATATCTTTTACAAGGATAAGTTCTGAGCGTAATTAAATAAGTATATTAAGTTACTATATTGAATTATACTATTTATCAAAATAGAGAAAATACTTAATATAACTTAATAATTGATAAAGGTTGGACACATAACTTGGCAAGCACTAACAAATTTTATAACGTGCATTTAGCCGAGTTTAACAAAATAAATAAAAAATTAAATAAATTCCTTATAGTAGATAATATTATAAGGCCACGATATATTGAGATAAACCTGATAAAGGATTATCAAGAGGAATATATCAAAGACATGTAGCCAAATATATATGGTGAACTATGAAAATAACAAAGGACCTGTATAGTCTAGAGTTATTAGTAATAGGATGTGAATTTAGAGGGATTTAATATACAGTTAAATTATTATATATAACCTATGATAAATACCGATGAGGAAATTATAAAGATTATATATAATTCTAAGTTAGAAATCTTTAAGAGAGAAGCTTAGAGTAAAAACAACCATTTCTAAGTAATTTACTTAGAAAATAGAGACAAAAGAATATTAACAACAAAAAAAATTATAGAATTATGAAAGCAGTTGTAAAAAACGTTGGAATTTTTGTAGCAGGAATAGCAGCAAAAGTAGTATTTGATTATGGTTATAAGAAAACTAAAAAATGTTTAAATAACCGGAAAAACAAAAAAGCTGAATAAGCTAAAACAACCAGCCCGAGTTATGGATTAACTTGGGTTTAGAGACAATAATTAACAAAATTAATAACTTAAATAATAGGAGGAAAAATTATGAAACTAATTAACTCAGCAGTAACGAAATTTGGTGCAACAAAAGTTGTAGCAGTAGCAGCTGGAGCAGGAATGGTATTAGGAGTAGCAACTACCTTAGGATGTCAAAAAGCCTATAAAAAACTCAAACCGAAAGGTCTTAGAGATGAGGATTTGGAAAAATTGGTAGAAGAAACCGTCAACCTAAAACCGGATGCAGAAAAAGAAAAACCTGCTGAAGAAGTAAAAGCTGAATAAGCTAAAACAACCAGCCCGAGTTATGGATTAACTTGGGTTTAGAGACAATAATTAACAAAATTAATATATTATGAAAAAGATAACAGAAGTCATTATTTTTATGACAATGATATTAGCAGGAATTGCTTGGATATTAGGATTTGATATAATTTATTCAATATCAGCAATAATTATGGGAACTACCGGAATTTATTATTGGTTTAGATATATGATTCCGGAACTATTTAACAGCAATGAAGAAGAATTCATTGATGACTAACCGGAGGGATAACAAAATTTCCCTCCATTTTCATTTTTGTAGTTAGGTGAATTCCTAACCTGATGAGATCACGAGGTTAAACTCAAGATCGAAACAGAAATGGAAACTAAAGATTTCCTTTTGATTTTATATATCAAGAGACTATAACTAAACAAAAGGAAATTTACAAAGAAAAAAAAGAGGTCTTGACTTTAATTAGTCAAGTTGATCCTCTTTTTATTTTTTTTTCTTCAGAATGCTAAGGAATTTGATTTTGTAGCATATAAAATTCATTTTTTAACATATCAATTCTACATTTGATATCAGCTATTTCACTTGCTATATCACGTAGTGGAGAATTACAGAAAAATTCTTGATTACTATTCCAATAAATATTATTTCCTGTAATAACACTATTAATATTAGTTATAGCTGTTTCTATATTATGTAATCTTTGCATTAAATTAAAATCTCCAAAGATTCTTTTATCTATAGTAGATACTAATCTCTCTTCATTATTTACTATTATCTCAGGATTATCCATTATTTTCTCTAGATAACCTCGAAGATAATTAATAACTATATCTAAAATCTCATCCGATTGTGCAGAGGATAGAATTTTTTCAACTACAGCTTTTACTACAGAATCAGAAATTTTGATATCATTACTTAATTCAATATTTGTATTACTCGTTTTCATTGCCATTTTTCAGTTCTTTTAAACAAGTTTTCTTAGATTCTAATTGAGCTTCAAGTAACTCTATTTCTCTTTTTAATGAAGCGATTCTTGTACTCTTAAGGGATTTATCTAGCGCCTCTATAAAAGAATCTTCAAATTGAGAAAATTTTAATTCCATATAGCAATGACAACTACCACCATAACCCCAATGATCTGTATACTCTAAACAAATACTTTTATCATTAATAGCATCCTCATTGTAATCATCATCTAACCAAAGACTTCCTCGAGTAGGATCATATTCATCATACCATGAATTAGTTAATCCATATTTTCTATAAACTTCATAGATCTTATCAAATCTTTCCTTACATATCTCAACAATCTTAGGTTTAACTTCTTCTGATTGTTTCTTTGAATCTCCTAGAAAAATACCTAAGAGATTAATTAATTCTTCTTTTCTATCCATAATTCATATATTTTATTTTACGGTAGCAGAACACAACTATCTACTACATCATTAAGAGTTTTAAGGGAAGAAAAATAAAAACTATACCTATTATTTTAAGTATAGTTTTATATAATAACTCTATTTATTATTCTCTGTAACTATTATATCCATTTTCCCAAAGAATATCAGCTTCTTTAGGTATACCACAATCATCTGCAAATGAATAATATACTTTTCCGATAACCCCGTCTATTAATGGCCAAATAAAATCAATAATCTCTCTATCGGTTTTACCTGCATCGTTAAGTTCTTTCCATTTATCTCCTTTACCATATTCAGTATACATATCATACCACTCATAAACGAAATTAATAAGATTGAATATCTCACTATTTCCGTATCCCCCACTATCCTCTTCTTTCTGATAAAATTCAACAGCACGAATTACATCTTCTTTAGAATTTATAATAATCACTTTATCAGTTATATTATTTTCATTTAGAAGATTTATTAATTTTTCTTCAATATCTAAGAAGAAAACTTGTGTACTCGAATTAGTTATTACATCTGAATAACTAGTGATTAAACGTCTTTTGCTCATAATTTTTTATAATATATAGTAATTCTTCTGATAATGTTACTTTTATCCCTAAGTTACGAATGAAAGTTGCTTTATTAATATATTCCTTCGTTGTAATTATCTAATTGAACGTTAGTAATCTCAGGCGCCGTGATATAGTTCCAGCATTACTCTTAAATTCTTCTGGAGTAAGTGCAACTATATCAATTATACTTTTGCATACCTTAGATAATGTTAGTTGTTTTAGGATAGGTTGTTTTATTTCGAATCTTAAACAAATAATATGATCTACAGCATAAATATTTTCTTCAGGGTTACCTCCAAATAGGTTCAAAAGTTCACTAGGGAGAGATAGTTTTACCTGACTCCCAAGTCTAAAACAACAAATAGAATATCGAGGGTTTCTTTCATCTGTATATACATAGAATTTATTTGTTGTTATTCCCGAAGTATCAGTCAAGACTCCATCCATATCTAAATCCTTTTGTTTCTAAGTTATCTAACTCATAAGAATAGTCTTTATCATCAGGATACAGTTCATAAAGTCTATTCATAATTTTTTGATTATGTTTAATATCAATATATACAATAGTTCCCTTTAATCTCTCCATAATCTTTGGTTTAAACATTTCCCAAATATCATCTTCTTTATCAGGGAATTCATTGTTCATATCAAGGTATAAGTTAAATAGATTTCCTAGTAGAGGTTTTAAATCCCATATTGAATAATTATGATTAAATCCTTTCTTTCCTTGAAATCTAAAGAAATATTCAACATCTTCCTCAGTTTTTAGAACAAGGAAATCTTTTTGATATTTTTTATATATTCCAGTACCAATCATCTGTCTTAATGCATCTGGTCCTTGAATTAAAAATACTTCAGTGCTTGAATTTGTAATAACATCTGAAAAACTAGTTATTATTCTTTTCTTTTTTCCCATAATTTACATAAATAAGAAAATGAGGGCAGCCATAATCTCACGACTTGCCACCCTCTGTCTTCAAATACTCTATATCTTTATTATCAGAACATTAATCCACCTCGATATAAACTTGGATTACCTTTCTGTCTAATTATCTTAACTAATGTTTCGCCATCCCCATATATATCCTTAACTAGAATAAATCCGTCTTCATCAGGATCTTCAAGAATGGTTCCAATACTAAGTTCTTGATTTTTCCAGAGACTTGAGAATTGAGATGTCATTCTAGTTTTCCAACCATCTAGGATATTACTACAATAATCCTCATTTGTCTTAGTATCTGAATCTTTATCTTCCATCTCACAATCTTTTCCAAGCCATTCTGGGAAATTAGCTCTTCCTGGACGAAGAATTTCCTTAATCCTTGTTACATCTTCCTCTGTTTCAACAGGGAATTTCATGATATCGAAAACATATTTAGCCAAAGGAATATTAAGGCAAGTATCTTCAGAAAGTTTTCCATGAATATTTACTTCATCAACAATCGAACCAAGAATATCAATAGTAGATATCTCAAGAAGATCGATTTTTTGAAGAATATTCTCTCTCTCTTCTGGAATTTTTAAATTATCGTCCAAATATTCGTTTATTGCTTTTTCTGACAAATTTCCGAATTGTTTGATATATCTAATTCTTCCAGGACGTCCAAGTAAATTCTCATTTACGTTAAGTGTATTTGTTGTTAGAATATATAATTTTCTTGATCTATTATATACCCCATCAATTAATTTTAGTAATACTTCATCACTCTCTCCTCGCTTAAATGTTTTCTCTGCTTCATCAATCAAAACAATACATTCAAAGTCGAGTTGTTGAATAAAACTTACCATTCCCTCTATTTCATTATCAGGAATGATTATGACAGGAATGTCTAATCTATTACATAATAGTTTAGCACCAACACTTTTTCCTGTTCCTTTATATCCTGTGAAAATAACACCAAGATTCTTATTCTCTTCAACAAATTTATCTGATTCCCAAGTTTTTTGAATTATATCAAATAAATTATCACAACCTACATCATATATTTTGTGATTAAATTCAAACTTTTCTGAGAGTTTTTTTAAACCGATTCTCTTATCTTGACCTTTTCCTTGATATAATTCAAAAATTCCTGAACCTGGAGTTGGATAAAGTACTGTATTTCCATCAATCGGAAATAAAGTTCCACATTCATCAATCCATTTTTGTGCTACTAAATTTTTCATTTTTCTATTTGTTATATTTTATACATTTATAAGAATTTCAAGCTTTCAGAAGAATTTAGAATATTTATTACAGTTTTTGAATCTCCTACAATTAAATATGTATCTTTCTTTTTAATTATATCGACTATCGTTTTTAAAGATATTTCTAATGAATTAATCTTTTTCCAATTTTTATCACAAATAATAGGATCATAAGAAGTATTCCCTCGATGTTTATCTTCGAGGTTAATAATTCCTAAACTTTCCATACGCTTCATAAGACATTTTAACCCTGTTTTCTTAAAATAATATTCAGGCTCAACTCCTAATTCTATAACCAATTTATTTTTCTTTCCAGGAACTATACTTGGATTCCTAGTATATTTCTTCGGAGTTAATTCTATTGTAGCAGAATATATAAGAACATGGTCGATATCAAAGAAATATACGCCCCATTCTCCTTTCTGTTCTAGGTTAATCATTAGAAATATATGTTAAGAAGTTGTCCAAGATCTATATAATCAATTCCTACTTTTTCTGCTGCTAATATATCTCTATTACTTTGACCATATAAACCAGATTCAAGTCCAATTTGTATGGCTGAATTCTTATCAAATCCACGAGTCTTAGAAATTACAGCATCCATCATTCTATCTTTAGATTGTCCAAAATCATTCTGTACTAAGATTTGACAATGATCATACGGAACTCTTAGATATTCTGATAAAGCACAAACAATATATTCTAACATTATTTTCCAAGAATCTGAACCATTACTACTTAAGATTAGATTTCTTGGAACCATAGCATAAACTTTATTTGGGTTAAAACATAAAATCTTATCCCAAACTTCAAAACGGAGTCTAATATCATAAATTCCACGTGGAAGAAGACCTGGTTTTCCATTACTCTGAAAAGTTTCTACTAGACAATCTAAGACATCACAAAATATTACTTGTTTCTGTCGATCAATTTCTTTTCTTCCATTATTTGTATTACTACTTCCCCAGGATCCTCCAGTATTACCACTACTACCCCAGCCAGAAGATCCACTCCAAGATCCTCCTGAGTTTCCCCAAGAATTTCCTCCTGCCGGTTTTGTTTGCCATGGATACTGTTGATTATTACTTCCTCCCCACGAAGATCCTCCTCCGTTATTGTTCCAAGATGGAGTTGATGGTTGACCCCAATTACCTCCACCTACACTTTGTCCAAATGGTGTCTGTTGCATAATTTTTTCATTCAATTCTTTTTGACCTTTAACTACTTTTTCTATTCTCTCATCCTCCTCTGCTTCATCGATTTCATTGATATCATCATCGTCATCATCTCCTGAATCATATGGAGGTTCTTCCGAAGAGTAGTCAGGCTTTAGATATTCTTTAAATTTATTATCTTCTTCCATAAGTTTTATAGTTTATGTTTATCACTTATAAGGATTTCCGGATTTAATAAAAGCTCATCAAGTTTAGCTAAATGAGACTTCTCCATATAAAGTCTCCATAATTCTGTTTTACGAGCTTCCTTAAAACATTCTATAACTTTTTGAGCATCTAATTCTACGCTTCCGATAATCATATATCTATTATCATTTGTACATTTCGGTTCTATACCAAAACATCCTTCTCTAATAAAAGCGTAGATAGTTTCATAAGATGGTCGTTTTAATATAACAGGAACAGTTATATTAATAGAAAGACCTGTACTTGTTGAAAGAATTAAAAATGTATCTCTAGTAGAATGTAATTTAAAATAATAATTCGATATAACAATATCTGCTATCATAGGAAATATTCTTTTGAATTATTTATCATATCTTTTAATATAGTCAATTGAGTGTCATCACCACCCCAAAATTTATCATTAAAAGCTTTCTTCATACCCTGAATTATCTTTTTATAATCTATTCCTTCTACTGTCCCTAAAACTTTAACAATTGATCTATTTGACATTTTTTCCGGTAACTCAAAATAAAACCTACCAAAACCAATAGATTCATATATATCTTTTCGTCTAGGTCTTTTAAGATAATTATAGTGTTGATCATCAATACATATGTAAATATCTAAATTTTTCATAGTTCGAATTATTACTTCTCTTAATTCAATCATATCGTTTGTATCAACTATTATCCCTGTCATGTAAATTTTATATTATCTAAGTTTTTTACTAAATGTTTCAAATCATTCGCATAAGGACAATTTTTAGATCCTTGGATAAATGATTTTTTGAGTTCTTCTAGGTCAACACTAACTTCCTGAATGATTAAGCAATCGATCATATTTCTATATCGAAGATGTTCTAATAAAGAAGTATCATCACAAAATCGAAATATACAAAATTTTCCAAGACAAGTTTTTACATAAATTTGTTTAGGAGTTATTCTCTTAGTCGCTAACCCATCTAAATTATATTCTAAAATAAAGTTCTCTCCAAGAATATTTCCACTAACAATTCCAATATCAGTTGATAATTCTTTTTGAAGTCTTCTGTAAAAACTAATCTTCACCATCTCCAGTTCCTGCTTTAATAGATAAAATAGGTTTAATAATTTCCAAAATTTTCACCGTATCTTGTATTCCAGTTATTATTTCGGAAGGATCTTTATATACCTCGGGCGCTTCATCAATACAGGCGAGACATACAGAACTAGAATATACATTACCCATACTTTCTTTAAATTCTTGGAGACTTAATCGTTCTCTTGCTTCTCGCCTAGACATTAAGCGCCCAGCACCATGAGGAGCACTATAATTTCTATCAGGATTACCAAGACCTTCACAAATTAAGGTTCCAAAAGCCATGTTCATAGGGATAATTACTTTCTGTCCGGCGTAAGCTTGAATAGATCCTTTTCTAATTATTCTATCTCTTGGATCTATGTAATTATGAATAGACTCAATTCTCTCAAGCTCTTTTCCAAGTCCAAGAGCTTTTTTAATTCTCTCTGATATTACTATTCGATTATATTCTGCATAAGCTTGAGCAAAAAACATATCCCCAAGATAACCAGATATATCTTCATGTGTTACTAAGAATCTACTAGGCGGAATTGTATATCGGCCGGAAGCATGAAGTTTTTCTATTTCTTCTTTGATTTTCTTCCCTTGACCTTTATACTTTTCCTTAATTCCTCTCTCGGCCGCTTTCATATCCGCCTCAATTATCCTAGTTTTCCCAATTTGTTTTTTCCAATAAGCAAGTATTTTTATTCCTAAGTTTCTCGATCCTGTATGAATAGTAACCCAAACAGACTCTTTATCTTCTTCTGTTTGTCCCAGCTCTAAGAAGTGATTCCCGCCGCCGAGAGTACCAAGAGATTTATAGAAAATTCCCTCAGACATACCAATTCTTTTAAGGGTTTTTGATATAAATTTCTCTATCTCTCCTAGACCTTCATAACATACAAATTCAGGCCATAAACTTCTTGCTCTTTCAAGTTTTGTTTTAAAAAATTTCTTGAATTCTTTTTCTTGGATAACTGGTTTCTCATTTACTTCCATACCCATCGGAATATCTCTACGTATTCTAGTATCCCAAAGAGCTAATTCTGGATCTCCCGAAGGCATTTTATATTTTACACTTAACATACCACACGATATGTCACAACCAACCACATCAGGATCGAGAGGACCACCAGAGTAGGTTTGAGTATACCCTACTACACATCCATTACCACAATGAGTATCTTCCATGATTCTAACCTTTTCTTCTTCTACCATTTTAGTATTTAGTAGATCATATATCTGAGTGATTGCAGCTTCTTCTATATTCTCAGTAAAAACTATTGCTTTACCGTATTTTCCTATTATTTCCATATCCCTATAATTTCTTTGATAAACTATAAATCCAATGACGTCCTTCTTCAGTCCACCTCTTTACATTTCTTGGTTTTCCTGCCTTGTCAAATATAGTAACTATTTTTGTATATCCAAATTTATCAAATGGTTCCTTTAAGTACCATTTCTTTTTATCATGAGATCTAAAAATTAAATTATTCTTCTCTAATAATCTTAATAATTCTATATTAGATATTCCAAGACCCAAATCTTTCACTATATCTCTTGTTGAATATAGATTTTCTGAAGTAGTTAGGACTCGATTACAATAATCTACTTGAGGCTGTTGATTTTGAGTAGTAATCTGTAGGTTAGTAATTTCAGAGGTTAATCTTCCAATTTCAGCGTCTCTCAGAGCAAATCCATTATTTATAATTTCGTCTAATTTTCTTAGACACCATACTCCAAATTTAGGACTACACCACATAGCAAAATGAATAGCTATTAATCTATGCATCCAAGTACCTTGATTCTGAGGAATACCTCCTTTAATAACTACTATTAATTCCGATATCGGAATTCCGATATCGATCGAGACCTCATTGATTAATTCTTTTGTCTGTTGATTACTAAGATAATGACCTAACTACTTCTTACAAACTTTTGCTATCTCAGTAGCATTAATCATGACATCATTACTAGTCAATGCAAATGGAATAATACATCCATTATACTCAAAATTTAATAATTCATTCATACTTATATAAAATAAAGGGAGTATGAGAAAATACTCCCCTAAAACTTATTTCTTTTCTTCAACAGCTTCCTGTCCCTGCGTTTCTTCTTTAGAAGGTTTGTCTTCTTTAACTGGACCTACAAACAATCCGCGAAGAATACACATCTTATTTTCTAAGGTACACTCTGAATGTTCCTTATTATAATATTCACAGATATCAGGGCAACATTTATCGATTACTTCGTCGAGATAAACCAATTTTTTATTTCCGGCGATTTTTTGTAATATATCAGGCTGATCTTTGAAAATTTCCTCAAGAGTGCCTTCTTTTGGAACCATTGAAGTTAAATCTGAATCTTCTCCTTCATTAGCTCCAAGATCATTACAAAAATCGATAAATGATAGTTCTTCATTTCCGGGATCTCTAGGATCAGGGATAAAAGAACAACATTTTCCATAAGGACATTCTTTATCACAAATTAAATGTGATGTTGGAATTTCCTCAATGGGTCTAAAGACTACCACTTTTTCTCCGTTAGATGTGGGAACTTTTACTGTTTTTAACTTTTTCATAATTTAATTCATTAATGTTATTTAATTCTTTACGCATTTATTTTCGAAGCGGATTCTGTATTAATTTCCGCTTCATATATAAGAATTTCAGGGAAGAAGAAAATAAAAAGAAGGAAGTATTTCATTCCTTCTTCTTAAATGTTCTAGTTTAGTTAGTTACTGCATAAAGAATTGTGTTCCCTTCTCTTCTAAGAGTAAATAGTCTTTCAACCTCATTATCACTTATTATTTTATAGTCCTCTCGTTTTTTAGAAACTAGATAATCTTTAATAAGTCCATAATTAAATGACTCTATCACAAGATGACAACCATTTGGAGTATTAATTTTTCCTAGAATATTAGTATATCCTGAGATAAATTTTTCTATATCATGTTGATAGGATTTATCTTCAGAATCAATATCTAAAATCCACCTAGGTTTATCTACAACTCCTTTTGATTGAACCGTTTCATTACTTAAGGCTACTTTCTTTGGAAGATTATGTATATTTGTATAATCATTGTTTGCTACTCTCTTAGAATATTCAAACATACATTGCTTTCCAAATTTTTCCAAAGATCTTGGTGTAATAGATATGTAAGCTCTTGCTTTATAATGTTCACACATCTCCGTTAATCGATTCCAGGATTTTTCAAGAACTCCTAAATCTGTCACCCACCAAGCATATCTCTGTATTTCTTGAAGAGGTAAATCAGGATTCTCTTTTCTTCTTTGTATAACTTGCACAAAATAATATATCTCCGGTTTACCTTTAGAAGATATCTTAAATTTTAGAAGACTTTTTACTGTCTCTAAATTATTTATTACTCTCATGATTTTATAGTATTTAGTAAAAATTTCCAAGAAACTGTTGCTGTATGATCTGAAGAAAAGATATCAACCGTCTTACTAGTACTCTCAATCAATGGAAAATGTTTATCATTAAATCTCGTTGTTTTTGACATAATGATCTGAAACTTTCTTCTTCTAAGCTCTTCATTATATTTAGTGAGATTAGTTTTCCATTCTTTTCGAATCTCTTCGATTGGCCTTTTTCCAAAACCAATAGAGTCTAAGAATACTTTGATTACACTACTTTTTGGTAATGCTCCTCTTTGATATTCTTTATACATAAGTTGTCTTTTTTGTTTTTCTCCAGGGATACCAGAAATAAAACTAACCAATTCCATTATCATTTCTGATTTTCTTGTAGCTTCTTTATCAGTTTCCTTCTTAGGGAAGTAATAATCTCCAACTATTCCAAGAGATTTAAGAAACTCTATTTTTGGATCTAAAGTTACCTTCTCAGGATAGTACTCTTGAATATATTCATTAGCTATTGCTGCAAGTTTATACTTAACTTCTAATCGAGAAAGGTAATAACTACTAATATCTCTAATTGCACACTTAGTTACTACTGGAAGAGATGAGATATCTATTAGATACTCTCCAGAAAACACTAATTCTGATTTTATTATCCCCAGTCGTTTAAATTTCCCGGCGAGTTTATTGGAAATCATAACTCCTATTAAAGACTGATTAAGAAGACCATCCTTTACTAAACATATAGATTGTCTTGTTTTATATGTTTTTTCGCCGGGTTCTATTCCGACTGTATTTTCTGGGATATTAACTACCACATTAGTATCAAAGCAGATTCCTAAGTTAGCTCGTCTTTTATTTCCAATCGTTCCTGTCACTTTCGCCCATTTATCTTTTTGGTAAGTAACAGCAGTATTACTATCCACTTTTTTAGGAGAAAGTCTTTTATATTCTCCGATCAACTCTGGATTAATAAGAATACTTGCATTATCCTCAATTAAATCAGTTATTAACCTACTAATTGAATATTTATTATAATCTGAATAAATTTTTGGATACTTAGTTTTTCTTTCAATAGGTTTGGGTGTATATTCGGAACGTTTAATAATATCATTAAGATCTTCAATATAATTAGTCATCCCTACACGACCGTACATCTCGTAAAAACCTTCGATAACTATTTCATCTTTTGTTGCTTGCGCTAAAAGTTCAGCAGTATCTAGGTATTCAAGTTTAATTGTACTTCCTAGAAAAGATAATATAATTCTAAGATCCTGGGTTGAATAAGTTTCCCCAGAGTATCTTTCAACTCTTTTTTCTCTTACTATTCCCCATGCAGATGCGTAATTATGAACACTAGGACTAACTCTTATTTTATTTTTTCCATAAGAATCCATTATTAACCAAGGATTACCAGAAGAACTAAGTTTATCTGCTAAAAGTACATATTGATACTTTAGATTTTTCTTATTTCTCAGGATAATCTCAGTACTTTTCCCATACTCATAATCACAGTACTTTACTAATTTTAATCTTGAACCATTAATTTTAATTTCTTTTTCCATAATTCTTATGTTTATTGTTATTTATTATTCATTAGTAAGAGTTTCAAGAGCTTCTAAAAAATCCAAGATATTCATTATAAAATTACGATAACTTTTATCTGGTTTATCTGGAAGTCTAAGAGAATACTCAATAAAACCTCGTAATTCTATATCAGAAGGACAAATATTCATTATAATATCTTTGTAAAGATTATTATGAACTGTTTCTGAGATTATAAGATTATTCTTAAGCTTTCTAAATAAACTTCGTTTTGTTAATTTTTTATAATTATCCTCAGAATGTAAATAAACAGGTAATACCATTACTAAATCTCTAACTTCAGAAGGACTAATCCAGTTCCCTATTGGAGATCTAGCTGCATTTAATTCTTCATAGTTCTTTAGAATATGATAATTCAAAAGTTTATTTCGAAGAATAGATATATTTTTATCATAAATAAATTTTATAAATTCTTCTCTATTAAATAACTGATTAAATCTGATATAACCAACTATAATATTTTTGTTATATCGTAATCTATAAAATTCAATACTTTCTATTTTTATTTTCTTCATAACACATATAAGGAAAATAAACCCCGACCTATCACAGGCAGGGGCTCACACTATAATATGCAATTCAAAGGATTTTCTCTTTTCCATTTATAAGGATTTAAAGCCTTAAAATTGATAAACAATAAGAATCATGGAAAATATTAATGAAGAAAAAATTAAAAAATTTAAAAAGATTACAGAATTAATTTTGAATGGACTAAAAGAAAGAGGAATAAATCCCATCTTATCTGAGGACGACACTTCCCCTAATGAAGAGTGGGGAAATAGTATGACAATGTCTTTCAGTTTTTCTAATGGAGGACTTAAATATTGGTATCTCGGAATTTGGGGATGTGGGAGATGGTCTGAAACTTACGATTGTGATAATTCTGAGGACTATATATCAGTCTTTCTAATTCACAAATGGACGTATGATAAATTTAGACCTAGTAGTTCAGATATAGAATACAGAATTACATTAAACGATAAACCTGTAGAAATATATCATGTAATTCAAGGGTTAGAAGAAATTCATAAAAATCCTATTCAAGAATATTATAAAACTTTTTGGGAACATAAAAGTGATCATGATATGCCTTGTCTTGAATATTTTAGAGATTGGTGGTTTCATGAAGTTACTTATCCGATTCAAGAAAAATTGAGATATAAATGGAGTGTAAAAATATTATATAATTTTCTTAAAGTATTATCATGGATTGACCCTAGAGTCTCACGAAGGAAGTTATTTAAAGAAGAAGGGTGTATTCCAATCTATACTTCCGGATTTTTAGCGACGGAATGGGCATCAAGTCGTGATTGGGCTTTTAATAGCTTTGCATGGTTATATGAAAAATTTCCATGGTGGTTATGTAAAATCTGTAAACATAAATTATTTGATGCACACTGGAACGTCGCTGATTTTCCGGAAGAAGTAACAAATACTTTAGAAAAAAGAATGTGGAAAGGAGTAGTAATATGAAAAAGTTTAAATTTGAGGAATGGTTAGATGAGAAAGGTGGAGGTTGTGAACTCATTTTAATATGTCTTTTTTGGAAATTTATATTTGATCCTATTATATACCTAACTACCAAAGATATGGATTGGGTAGTAGCATCACAAACTCCATTCATAATATTTATTCTAACTCCATACATATTATTTAGAACAAGAAAAAGATGGAAAAAGAAAGATTAGATTTATTATTAGTTTATGCAAATGATCTATATAGATATATTGCTAAGAAACTTGGAGAAGATTATGAGCCAAAAAATTTAATTGGTCTTTTAGGATGGTTAGACGAACATAACGTAACATATCCAACCAGAATTTTATAGTCAAGGTATAAATTGGAATTGGCAAATTTCATTTTATAATCCAGAAACTTTTGATGATCCAGATCTTATGGATGGAACTGGATTATATGGAGATAATGGAGAATATCCTACTAGAGGAAAAGCTATGTGTTGTAGTATTGTTAGAGCACTAGAATTATATATCCTTGAGATGATAGATTCTGAAGAAATTCTAGGCGATTACAAACTTCCAATGCCTTCTGGAACAACAGTACAAGATCTCTTAATTTACATGATAAGAAATCAATATTCTGTAACAGTAGATGAAAAATGGTCGGAAATGAAAAGAAAATCTATTAATGAATACTTTAATTACTTAAAAGAAAGGATAATAGAATGTTGGGAAAAAGTTGTCTAGGATGTTTTATGTTCTTGGTAATAATGTTCTTAGGATGTTTATTCCTAGGATTTATAACTAAGATTGTATTCGCGCTATCAGTAGGAGTATTTATTCTTACAGCATATATCATTGGAATAATTTTTATGGCTTTCGTGATTTATAATGCAATTAAATTTTTACTTACATCATGAAATGGAGAAATTTTATACAAGATTTAGTTCTGATAATTATTGGAGTTATTCTTTCAATAATTCCAGAAAAATCAGAATTTACAGAGATGCTAACTACATTCTTCATAACAGGAGGAGTTGTTAAATTAGTTTGGGATTTTATAGTAAATAGTGATGAGGATTGATTATGGAAACTATAGAAATAAATTATAAATATAAACCAGGAACAAGATTATATCGAGTTACTTATGGAGAGCTTAAGTATTATGATGTTGAATGCGTAAATATAAACTTATCATTAAATCGAGATGAACCGCTTATAACATATCAACTCAGAGTTAATAATTCATCAGGAAACAGAGATACAACTTGGGATTTTGAAATTGATGAATATTATTCATTAACCCCAGAAGAAGCTTTAAAGAAACATTCAGCGGAGTTATTAGAAAAATTTAATTCTAAAGATAAATGACGATTATAGTAATTATATTCTCAATAATAATATGTCTAATAGGAGTTTATTTTCTCTTAATTGAGACTAGAAGGATAAGAAAATGGCTAGGAATTGGACTAATTCTTATCACAGCGTGTATTGTATCTACTATTTATACTGAATGGGTAAATAATAGAGTATTTCAGTATTATACACTTAAGATTACTCTCAAAGATAATACCGAAAAAGTCATAGAGTACGTTAAAGCCTCTGAGTTATCTATACGATTTGCTGAGGATTCAACTATTATAGTTTGTGATACTATTCCTAGTGTAGTAAAAATAGAATTAATTGAAGTAAAACAAAAACGTTATGGAGAAGTACATAAGAACGCTAATTTCTAAAGGAATGTCCAGAATAGAGGCTGAAATGTTTATAGACGGATTAACAAAAGTTATTCTAGAAAAAAGAGAACCAGAACCAATTAAAGCAATATTTCCTACATACTATAAAATTAAAACAATAGATTCAAATACTAATGAAGATCTTGGTTTCATAAAGTTTGATGTAGGATTTGATGCTAAATTTTTTGATTATGATACTGCCAAAAAAATTTGTACATATTTAAATGAACATGATATATACAGACAATTAGATTCAATCGATGCTGTAAATTATAATAAAAAACCATGGTTAACTATAACTCGCGATTGGAGATCTTATGTGAAATATATTACAAATGAAGGTAATGTTTTTTATATAGAAGTGAATTGGAAGATAGGACAAGCAAGTTGGAAAATAGTACCATTTTATGATTAGAATATTACTCTGTGGGTTAGCAATCCTATTTGTAATTGGAATTTGGACTATAGAATTTATACAAAGATTATATGGAAAAATACTTGGAAAAATTAAAAGCGCTTGGAGTAAAAGATGAAGAAGCTGCCAAGAATCTACTTAAAGAAATAATCAATGATATTCAAGAAAAAGACATCATACATTTGATCATTTATTACCAAACAGGAAGTTCTTTTGAAACGCATAATGATGTAGATATTATTGATTATCCTTGGAATAATATATCTATCGCAAAAGAAAATGAAGAAGCAATTCGACAGCATTATAAATTTGCAATGGATTTAGAATATATATGTACTTCTGAATCAAGAGAAAAACTTAAAAAAGAAGCTGCTAAGAATTGGTGGTATGTAGAAGGACAATACAGTAGATATTCTCTGAAGTTAAAGAAAAATGATGGAACTTTCTTTACTTATAGTACTCCATGGATTGGCTACTTTGAACGTTTAGATGACATAGAAATAAAAATTTGTAACAGTTAATAATATTAACTACACTAGTCTATTATGGATTGGTGTAGTTATTTATTTTGCTCCTTTAATAGGATGAGAATCTTATATGTGAAAGAAAATATTTTTTTATTAACTAAAACAATAAAATCATGTTAGAATTTAAACCAGAAAAAGAATTAACAACATTAGACAAGTACAAAAAGTTATATGGTTTCTATGAAGGAAATCTAAATTACGTTCCTAGAGGAGGAGATCTAACAAAACATATTGGATCTTCTTTAGCACTAATTGATTATTCTAGAGATGAAACTGGAAGATGGGACTATTCTCTTAAAGAAGTAAAAGTTGAGGATATAACTGATTATGATCCTATGACTACAACTTCAATTATTAAGTATAAAATAATTGGGGAAGAGGAAGTCAAAGAAGCTAGAATTATTCCGGAAGGCTTTAGTTTTGAAAGTCCAGAGGAAACGGGAAAATCATTGAGATTTCTTCCGTTATCAATGCACTTTAAGGTTCAAGAAGAGAAAGCTTTTTATGATAGACTCTTAGCGAAATTTGATAATGCTAAAACACTATCTATCGAAGCTCTTGAAAATCTATCAAACTCTAAAGAACAATCTGAACTTCTTGGACGTAATTATAATATTGCAGCAGTGATTAAAACTGACGAAGAGACTCCAGAAATTCTATACTTTAGAATTGATAAACTAAAATTAAAACACAATAAACAAGATAATTATGCGATTACTTTAACTAATGAAGATAAAGATAAAACGTATACATTCTTGATTGATTCTAAAGCAGAATATTATGAATTCTCTTATGGAAAAGAAAAAATAGGAGATCTTAAAATTTTAGATCTCCAAAAATTATAAAAAAATAAACCCAGGCCCTATTATATAAAATAAGGCTTGGGATTTTTATTTCTACACAAATAATGCTGGTTTACATCTACTTCTCCAGTCTAGAAGATAACCAGGCTCAATCTCTTCTAAAAGTGTTGAAGTGTCTTTTAATTGAATAATACAATCTAGACATAAATTTATACCAGAATTTTTGCTTCCAAAGGCAAGATATTCTTTTTTCTCTTTTTCTAGCTGATTATATTCAAATCTAGAGCATAAATCAGACCATGCTCCTTCTTCATACATATTCTTTCCACAAATTGCACACTCACATTGTCCTAAACCAGCAATAGGGAAGAGTTGTTCAGGATCTGTAAAAGAGTGGAATAAATGTTTCATAAATCTTTTATACTGTTCCGTACGATAAGCCTCCACAAGTAATCCAATTTCTCCGAGATCTGGTTGAAGAGATCCTTGTAGGTTCTTATTTTTTCTGTAAGCTATAATTCTTTCTGGAAGTTGTCGGTCTAAGAGTGGTCTAGGGAAAAGATATAAATAAATTAAATTTTTCTCTTCCACACTTAATACTGGATTTACTCTCAAAGAATTAATAACTTCGTGTGCATCACAATCTTTTAGTTTGTCAATGTAAAATTTTAAAGAATTCATGGTTTTATTGTTTAATGTTAATGATAATACATTAATAAGAGTTTGTGGGGAACAAAAAAGAGAACTTAAGATCTTCTCCTAAGTTCTCCCAACAAAACCATTTTCTTTATATTAAACTACCCAAGAAAGTATTCAGATTTTTCATAATCCTCTTTTATTTTAGGCTGTGGTGTAGTTTCTTCCAAAATCGTACTCGTAAAGATGACTTTATCTCTTTTCTTTTCACGATATTCATCTTTATGATGTACGTGTTGTTCACTTACAATGTCTTCTCTAACAAAGTAATTTTCATTCTTTTCCATGTCTTTTAAGTTTTCCATTTTTGTTTAATTTTATTTTACATATATAAGGAAATTGGGGATTCTGAAAATACCTTAATTTCTAATATTCTCCTAAATCCACTCTTCGGACAAGGAAGCCTTGATTCTAGAATATCAAAACTTTCCCTAAATCTAGTTCCATAAAATTCTTCAGGACTTGGATCAGGATACACCAAGAAATCTCCGGTTGGATAATATCCTTGATTTTCTCTTATATCCAGGAGAAGAGGATTTACTTGATTTAATTCATCTAAAGATATCTCAGTAATCGATATATTTTCCTCACCTTCATTACAATCTACTTCTATGATAAACGTATAGTTATTATTTCTCTCAGGAACCATAATCTACTTCAATAATATGTTCTGGACTAACTTTTTTCACTAGAATAACTCCATTACCTGAAATAAATACTTCATCTTCTAATCCTTCTAAATCTACTTTAAGTATTGCTATCTCAGGACCTCTTCGAAGAGCTACATTTCTTGCTGTCAAAGGATCTGAACTTAAGTGTACGTATTCTCTACTCCCCGGGACTAACCCATCTCTAAATATACTTTCTAAAAACTTCCTTTGCGTTCCATGATAGACAATATTACATCCTGTATACTTCTTAAAATTAGCATTAATACCTTTAACACTATGACCTTGAAGAGCACGAATCTTTCTTAAATCGGCCGATAATTCATAGCGCTTTTTATTATCAGTATCTACTATTTCTTTTAGTTCAGACATAGTCCAGCCATGATCAATCAACTTTTTTGTTTCTAACCAACCTTCTGAATCAAGCGCTCCTTCTACTTCGGCCGGATTATGTCTTAAAATATATGCTAACTCTTTTCCTCTATTCTTCTTCATATAATCTTCCTATTTTTATAAATTCTCCTATTAAATTTACAGTTTCAGTTATAAAGTTTTCATCATCATATGTTGATGTTGATATTAAAATCTGTTCAGTATACTCAAGATATCCAATATTATTTATCACTCTATCTCGAATATACTGAAAATTTATTTCACATTTATCTAGAATTGAATTTATGTAGTTACTTTCTGGATTAATTTTAATAAGATCTTCTAAAAACCTCATAAATCTACATTGCGTTCTACTAGTAAATTTCATTATTTTATCCAAAGGTTCTAAGTAATCTCGAAAAAGTTTTCCTAAGAAATAGAATGAAAGCTCATCTATCTTCAGAAAATTTCCATTACCAGTATAATATTCTACTAAATAGTTAGAGCTATCACTGAGATCTAAGCAAACTTTGAAAGGTTCCATGAGATTTACAAAAGATTTATCCTCCTGAAAAATTTTTCTATGAAAATACGTATCTATATCTCTACATAAACTCAGATATTCTTTATATGTTTCTTTACATATTCTTCTTAGTCTATTCACATGATCTTCCATACCACCAGATTAAAAATTTTCTTAACTTTTCATCTTTCCAATTAGGTGTAAAACAATTAACAATTCTCCTTCTTATTTCTGTTCCAGAATAAGTTACATGCACATCATCTTTTTGATCAGGATAAATTTTTATATTATAGAATCCTCCATTTTCTTTATATCTCTCAGCTACAGAATCTCTAGAACCACAGATATAAATTTCAGAATCCTGTGGTATTTCCTCAAGACTTTTTAAATAATTAATTCTATGATCTAGCGTTTCAACCCATTTAGGATAATTACCTAGATCACTAATTTTAAATATTTTCATCTTTGGATAGGACTCAAGTATCATTTCTTTCCTTGCTTCAAAAGGGAGAGGATCATGTGCAGTTCTTTCTGAGTTTTTTGTTTCTCCTATAAAAATAACTACATTATTATTTCCAAAATCTCCTCTAACTTTATCTAATAAATAGTTATGTCCTCTTGTTAGATTATCTACTTGAAATCTACCAACAATTACTCCAATCTTTGTGCTCATTTCTTTTTTCTTTTATTATATGTTCTTTTTAATACATTTGTTTTAAGATATTCTTCACAACCTGTAAAAATTCTTCCTAATTCTGCTTTATTATCATAAGGCATAACAAATTTCCTATTCACTAAAGCAGTCGGAACCTGGTGAAGAGTATACAGAGCAGTTCCTTTAAAGAATCTAGATCTTTCAAGTTGATATCCTACGAACCCTTTAGCCTCTCCTGATGTAGTAATTGATAAGACAAATGATATCTCTCCAACTACTTTAAAAACAATACAATAGTGAAGTATAGGTCCAATAGGAAGAAATGCTACATCACCTCTTTCAATAGTTTCAGGTCTAAGTCTTTCTATATACATCGGAAGATATTTCTCCCTAAGATCGGCTGGAATTTTCTCTTCTAACTCCTTTGATCTAGTTACTATCTCTTCTTCCCTTTGTGATATAGATTTTTCTTCAGAGTCTCCAGCCGTAAGTGAGGGAGTTATAAACTTCCGCTTAATATCTAAAATTTTTTCAATGCAATCCCTATCTTCAGGCTTTTTATACCAAATTTTAATCAAATCCATAACTTTATTACATCTAGTTCTTGTTGCCTCTGGACTAACTACTCCTGGACCAACCATGAGAAATCTAATCATCTCATCCAAACCTTCAGTAATTGTCTTCTTAATACTGTTTTTGATACTCTTATAGTTATTTATTGATTTTCTAATATCACCTAATTCTGTAACAGCTTCTTTAATAGTTTCCATAGAGTTAATTTTTCATTACTTTATCTATTACTAATTGTTTTATATCATCTTCAGTTAAACCAAAATAATTACTAAGATTTTTAAGAATAAATACTCCTTTATAATGCTGAGTAAGATTAAGAATACTATCTAGAGAGGTATCACTATAAAGACTTTTATATTGTAAGATTCGTTTATATTCAACATTATCCTTTTCAAGTAATTTCTCTATATAAAATTTTTTTAATTTCGGATAATTTCCTAAGAAAAATTTAAGATCAATCTCAAGAATACTAAGATAATACCCATCTGTTACATTTAAATCCACTAATGGTTTACTAGATAATGCAGAGAAATCTATAGAATCTACATGAGAAAGAGATTCAATAACATCCACAATTACATCTCTTGGGTTATAAGTATCATCTACACCTACCAAAAGTTGCTCGATTTCTGTTCCTTTCATAGCAGTTTTCTTAATATCTAAAACTCCTCTAGTTATACCATCTCTTATATTATCTACATTTTCAAGATTTTCAGAGAAATATCCTTGAATAAAATCCTTTATATTATTATTTTTTCCTGATAATTTTTCTAAAATATTATTTCTCTTATTTATCGGAATACATAAATGTATTTCTCGATCTGTTTCAATATCTAACCAATATGAATCAAAGAAATTTAAAAATATACTTGATACTTTTTCACGTCTTCCACGATAACTAAAAAGTTTGAGCGAAAAAGGTTCAATATAACTTCCTAGATAAAGAACTAATTCCATCGGAGATAATGCATATACATATCCAGGTTTCCATTTTGTCGTTTTAGGTTTTGTTGCAATCAATTTTCCAATCTCCGTAGAACATGTAAATGATTTATTTGTTGAATCTTCCTTTACTAATTTTAAACTAGGAAAACATCCAATACCTAAAGAGAAAGTTCCGTGTAGATTTCCATCAGAAACATATCTAGTATCTTGAAGAATCTTAAAAAATCCTTCAATAGCTACATAAATATAAACGTTTCGCCCTGGGAGTTTTGAATCTAATTCATCATTTTGAATCCTTACAGCTACTCTAGGTCCACCCTCTCCATACTTAACATTATATCTCCCATATGAAGAAAAGAGTGAATTCTCTGCTAAAGATATATGAAATCCAGAGTTAAGTACAACAACCTCAGAGATATCTTTCTCTTCCACTGTTTTGTTACCATTCAAATTGAAATTATCTGACTTAACACTATTATATACTTTATTACGCAATGGTTTTGTTAAGTCCTTTTTATTTACAACTTCTGGAAACAAATCTGTTCCATGGTCAAAATAAACTAATGTTATTTCATACGGAATATTCAAATTTTTCATATTTTTTTTATTTTATTTTACATTTATAAGGGACTTAAAGCTTTATTTATGTAATAAAATTTTAATAAAGAATAATAATGAAAAAGAAAATTTATTTTATTTCAGGACATAGAGATATTACTGAAAAAGAATTTAAAGAATGGTATGTTCCTCGTCTTGTAGAAGCAGCGGCCGAAGATTCAGAATTCGTAGTAGCTGAATGTATCGGAGTTGATAGATTAGCTCAAGATTGGTTAAGAGATAATCTTAAGAATCATTCAAGAGTTACAGTTTATCATATGCTTGAAAAACCTAGATATTTAGCTTCTATGTTATTTAAAACGGCCGGAGGTTATCAAGACGATGTTCAAAGAGATTCAGCAATGACAACTATATCAACAGAAGATATCGCATTTATTCGGAAAGGTAGATGGACTTCTGGAACCGCACAAAATATATTAAGACGTTATGAAAAAACTAATTAATTGCTTCTTTAAGGGTATATTTGCAACTGTTATGATTGCAATAACTGGGCAACTTTACTGGAATTTTTATATAGTAGAGAAGTTTGGAATAGGAAAAGTAGTAGAAGATAGTTCTGTATTTATAATTGGAGCAGCTGTATTATACTCTATCTTTGCTCTCTTAACAGGAAGAAAAGATGAAGAAGTATATGAAAAATTTGATTGGATAGAATTAATATGTCTATTTATAGGAAATATATTTTTAATATATCTATTCAAATAAGATAATTAAAGAGGGAGGAGACAACTTCCTCTTTTTATTCCTTAAAAGCCTTATTAATGTAATTAAAACTTAAAAGAAAAGAAAAATGGAAAAGAATTATGAAAAACAAATATTTCCAGAAGAAGGAAATATCTTAGGGACAGTAAAATTTAAATTCCCGGGAGAAGGAGAATACAGTCTTGCTTTTAATGGCAGGAGTAGTGTTAAAATTTAAGACATAGTAAATAAAGTATGTCTAGGAAAGAGAATAAAAATAAAATTACAAAAACTCATTAAAGATAAATTGATGAGTAGAGTAATAACTATAAAAGATACTTACGAAATGACAAATAACCTATTCGTAAGAGTATTTAATAGTGAAAAGCAATTTATCGGATTTATTCATATTAAAAAAGAATTATAATCATGAAAAAGAATGAAAAAGTTTTAATTAAAGTATCTCCTAAGAATATATTTAAAGCAGGAATAGGGTTACTAGCTATTAATGAATACCGCAAGGGTGGATTTCAGGCAGGTCTATCTGTTTTAATTGGAGGAGCAATTTTAGGATGGTTATTTTTTGATGAATAAAACCCATTAAGAAGGAGTGAGAAAGTTCATTCCTTCTTTCTTTATTTCCTTATAAGTGTATAAATAAAAATAAATAATTATGCTAGAATACTTAAAGAAAACATATAAAGAAAATCATGAACTTGGATATGAAAAAATCTATATTGCAGTAGATATTCATGGTACCATTCTTGAACCTTCATGGAATAAAACTGAGAACTTTACATACTTAGGATCCTCAAAAGAAGCACTTCAGGAATTATCAGCTAGAGAAGATACTATATTATTAATATGGTCATCCAGTTATCCTGAAAAATTAGAAATGTACCAAGAGAAATTCAGGGAAGATGGAATAAATTTTAAATACCTCAATCAAAATCCAGAAGTAAGATCAGGAAGAATTTCTTGTTTTGAAACTAAACCTTACTATGATATTCTTTTAGATGATAAAGCTGGATTCGAATGGACTGAATGGAAAGATATATTAAATTGGTTAGAAAATGAAAGAAGGTGATATTGTAAAAATTAATCCACAGAATAATGGATTTATAGGTTGGGCTGAATTTCTAGAGATCATTAGAGATTTTGGAAAAAGAGACCCTGAAGAATATTACGTCATCGATATTCTAGGGCCGATTTATTCAATTGTTCATTCTGCTCAAGATTCAGGATTTTCGGAGAAGACTATTAATACTTCTAGTCTTCGGCCCATCCCTATCGATGAAGAATTATTTATAAAATACTGTGCAGAAAGATGTACCCTAAGAAAGAATTGTATAAAAGGATGTGCATTAATAGAATACTCACCTAAAAGCCTTATTAATGTAAACAATAAAAATATAAACAATAATGAAGAGTGAAACATTAATTACTGCTTTAGTTACAGCAGGAACACTATTTCTAACAAAAATAATGTTAGATGATGTAATATTAAGAACTAAAAAAGATGAACTAGAAAGAAGACTCGAAGACGCTATGAGAAATTATGAAGATGATTCGAGAAAGCTTACAGAAAAAGAAAAAGATGAGGTTAATAAAGAGTACGATTCTTTATGTGCTAAACTAGTGAAGAGTTCATATAGTAGTCTCTTCTTAAATAAAAAACTAGAACAAGAAATCGATACTTTCTATTATAAATCTCGTAAACTTAAAAGTAGGGTATAAAATCCCTACTTCTTTTTTTTATTCTTGAGAACCTTATTAATGTTAAATAATAAAAAATAAATTATGATAGTACTTGGAATGAGCTGTGCAGATATGATAAAAGAGCACAAAAAAGACGAAGAAATAATTGATGAAAAATTAATGGAGATCTTAAATAATAACAAATATAAGATCAAGAAAATTTATGATAGAACAAAAAAGCCTGTACCTATAATAGATCGAAAGTTGAAAATTAGAGGTACAAATTATAATATCGCAGTAAATGATATAAGTTCTCCAAAAGAAGAAATAAAGAAATCATTAATACAATATCATCCATTTATAATAACTAATGATATTTGGTCTGGAAATAAAGTAGCAATGTTCTTTATAGAGTCATGTGCGAGATACGAATCAAAAACACTGGTAATGTTACTGGAGCCACATCTTATAAAAAGATATCGTGAAAGATACTTAGAATCAGTGCAACCAGAAAAAGTGACATTTGAAGACTTAGTTTCAACCTTTCTGAAAAGAAATCGAATATATTTCAACTTAGAGTATTTTCCCATTTTTGATAAGAAAGATCCAAAGAAGTTAATAGATATCAGAACAATAAGTAGAATGAAAGATGGAGTAGTGTTTGGAAGAGTTGAACCTACTGGAATTGTTAGATTTATTACATTTATAAATAATAGTCAAGTTAGAAAATCAGATCAAGGAAAATATGTAGAGAATGGATATTATGACAAAATGGTAAAATTATTTCAAGATCCGGAACTTAGAAGAGAAGATATAATTAAATATTTTTAAAAGGGAGTGAATATAAAACTCCCTTCTTTTTTTATTTCCGGCCAGTAGATAAAGAAGCCCTGAAAACCTTATATGTGGCATAATAATAAGTAAAATGTTATGATTTTGACTTATAAGCTCTTGGTTCGTGATGAATAGAGGGCTTTTTAATTTTGGCCGGATGATATAACTTGAAGGCCTTATATATGAGAAAAATAAATAAGTAATAATATACTCCTTAAGCAATAATAAAAAGCTTAGGGAGTTTTAAATTTTTATAATATGAAACTAGAAAAATTAATAGAAAAATTTGATCGGTGTTTAGGTACTGTTATAGTTATCTTAGGAATTATATTAGTAATTTCAATAGTAATATCACCTGCACCAAAGCCGAAGGAAATAATTTGGCAATCAGAAGAGGAGTATGAATATGAACAACTCCTCGACTCAATAATGAAAGAGGAAGAAGAACTGAAAGACGAAAAGACAATAAAGGTAACTGCAACTGTCTATAATCCAGTCGAAAGTCAATGTGATTCTGATCCTCTAGTAACAACAGATAATTCAAAAATTGACCTTGAAAAACTAAATCAAGGAAAACTTAAATGGATTGCTGTATCTAGAGATCTTAGAAAACAATTTAAATATGGATCAAAAGTAAGAATTAGATGTAAATCAGATCCAAGTATCGATGGAATATATGAAGTTAGAGATACCATGAATAAAAGATATAAATTTTGTATAGATATCTTAAAACCCGTCGGAGAAAGTAAGGGGAAATGGCATGACGTCGAAGTAAGTTCAATATAAGAAAGGGATTAATTTTCCCTTTCTTTTTTTTTATTCCTTAAAAGCCTTATATATGTAAAAAAAAAATAAATGAGCTAGCTCCTAAAGTATATGTGCGAAATATACAAAAGGAACTAGCATTAATTTTTAAGATTAAGAAAAATTCATAGAAAAATACTGGCATTAGAAAAATAACCCAAAATAAACTAGACCAGTATTATGAATAAAAATGAAATTATTCAATATGCTATCATTGCTATAATTATAATCGCAGTGATAGTATTTCTAGAGGATTCTGAATTAAAAGATACCCTCATAGATATATTCAATGATTCTCTGGCACAAATGAATGTAGACAGAGAAAGACGGAGGTTTAGACGAATGTTTGACGACTGACTCTAAACCCACTAACTAAAATCCTGAGATAGAAAATATCTTGGGGTTTATTTTTCTTAATCTTCATATATTAGAATCTAAAGGATCCTAAAGAGCAAAATGTAACTTATTTATGAAGACACAGGAGCTTCCCTTATATTACACCCCTTATCGCTACCGCTAGGGGTGTCTAAGGAAGAAACTTTGAATAGATATATAGAAAATAAACCCAGAAAATGAAGATGTTATAAAGATTTTATATTATTGATTTTCGCCTCCTCAAAGAGGCGAATCTAATCTAAATATTACAACTTTTTTTTAGGATAACATATTCTTTCATTATTTGTATTTTTACTCCAATCTAAGTTGTTATTTTGCTCTTCTAATAACTTTAAACTCTAATTAATGAAAAAGGGAGACTCCTATGTCTTCATTTTTATGTAACTGGATTCTGTATTGAATTAAAAAATAACAATTAAAATATTAAATATTTATGATCAATAAATTACCTGATATCATAGTACCTAGGGGAATTAGATATATTAGTGAGATGGGTAGCTTATTCAGATTTTATAAGTTACCAGTAAAATGTATAATAAATAAACAACTTCCAGGATGTGGATTTACAGAATATTGTTTAAGAGGACCTGAAAATGTAATACTTTGTTCTCCTAGAAAGATGTTACTTAAAAATAAAAAGGATCAACATGGTAGAGACGTTTATTTAGTTATAAACGAGTTGGAAAAAGAAGTACCAATTGATAAAGATCTTTCTAAAATTGATAAATCTATTAATAGAGGAGATCAATTTATGGAGAAATTAGATGAGATGGTTAATGGGAAAAATACTGTCTATAACCGATTAATGAATGAAATTAAAGATTACCTAAATGAGAGAAAATACTTAGGAGATAAACCATGTAAAATTCTAGTTACTTACGATTCATATAGAATAGTAAAAGATATATTAACATCTTTAGGTATATTTCAAAGTTTTTACACTATAATAGATGAATTTCAAACTATCTTACATGATGCTAAATTTAAATCAGATACTGAATTAGATTTCTTATATCACTTACATCAATCCCATTCAGCTCTATTTGTTAGTGCAACCCCTATGTTAGAGGAATATTTAAACATGCTGGATGAATTTGATGGTTTACCTTATATAGATATGAATTGGGGGAAAGAGGACCCATCTAGAATTCTTAAACCTGCTTTAAAAGTGTTATCTATGATGAGTGTAGGAACTAAATTACCAGAAATTATTCAATCCTATAAATCTGGTAACTTTGAAAGTGCTATAAGGATGATTAACGGTTATCCTACTAAAATAATTAGCGATGAAGCTGTATTTTATGTAAACTCTGTTAATCATATAGTCAGTATTATAAAGAAATGTGATCTTCAATCAGAGGAGGTTAATATATTATGTAGTAATACACCAGATAATCTCAAAAAAATTCAAAAAAGATTAGGGAAGAAATTTGTGATAGGAGAGGTACCATTGAAAGGGGTTAAACCTAAGATGTTTACTTTTTGTACTAGGACAGTTTACTTAGGGGCAGACTTTTATAGTTTATGCGCTAGATCGTTTATCTTTAGTGATAGTAATATAGACTCTTTAGCTGTTGATATTTCTGAAGATTTACCTCAAATTCTGGGAAGGCAAAGATTGTTTGAAAATCCATGGAAAAACGAAGCTACTTTTTATTATAGATCTACCTGTGATTATAGAAAGGTTAGTCAGGAGGAGTTTAATAAGGAAATAGAAAGAAAAAAGAAAGCTACTAGTGACTTATTATCTGCATTTAGTACAGCTTTAGATGATGTTAAGTATAATTTAGCTAAGAAGTATCAAAGTGATGTAAAAAGTAATAATTATAAGAATGATTATATAGCTGTAAACGAACATCAGGGTGGAACTTTAGTACCTGCTCTTAATAATTTAGTATTGGTTAACGAGATTAGAGCTTTTAAGATACAGCAAATAGATTATAAAGATAGATTTACTGTATTCTCAACAGTTCATAATACTTTATCTCCGGATGATATAGTTAATAGAAAGATATCAGATTTTTTAAAGGAATATCAAGAATTAGGTACTTTTAAAGCCAAACTTAAACTTCTTTGTGAATATAGTTTTAATGATCAAATTATAGGAGTAGTATTAGATCAGATTGGAGAACATGATAATATTAAGTCTTACTATTTAGCACTCGGACCTCAAAAACTCAGAGCTTTAGGATATGATAAATATAAGATTGAGAAAGAACTTGGAGTAGTAACATTTAGTCAAGAACTTTTAGTTAATACTATTTATTCAGAATTTAAAGTTGGAGATAAATTGACATTAGCTAATATAAAATCTAGACTAGAGTATCTTTATCCATCAATTTCCTATACAGCTACTCCTAAGGCAAAAGATTTAGAAAATTATTTTGAAGTTAAATTGATATATGTTACAATTTTAGATGAAACTACAGGAAAGAAGAAACAAACAAAGGGTTATGAATTATTAAAAAGAAAATAAATATAGAAAAAGAGGGAAATAACAAATCCCTCTTTATTTTTCTTCCTCTAAACCTCTAAAACACGTATCCCAGAAGGTGTTACCCTAATAATTGAGAGGAAATTTCAGGTCCTCTCAAGGTTTATACTAATTAATTAAATTAATAATGCTAATAAAGAATGGAAGACGATTATTTGTTAGATGAAGAAGAAGAAGACCTAGAAAATCAAGGATATCTAGGTCCAGACGAAACAGGAGATGATTCTGACGACGATGACTCTGAAGGTTCTGATGAGAGTATTATTGGAGATGACGAGGATGAGAAGAAAATTAAAGTAGATGAGTCTCAGTATGAAGGTAAGATGACTAAGGACGAACTTTGGTTATCTACAGCATACGATGACATAATAGCAGCAGGAAAATTGGATAAAGATAATGCAATTGAAGATGCTGTTACTACTATAGTTTGGGCTAATCCTAAACATACTTCAGTTAATACAGTCGGAAATATTATTAAAGATTTGTTTCATAAGCAAGGTCACTCTCGTATGGTTAATAGCCTCTATACACCTGATACTCCTTTACGCGGAGAAGATGTTGATATAGACTTTAAAGATGAGGATGATTCTGGATTTAATAAGAGATATGCTGAAGAAGCGAGAAACCAAATAGCAAGATTCATAGAATTTTTGGCTACTCGTGATATTAGCAAAGACTCTATTATATCAAAGCGAAGAAAACAAAGACAAATTCCAGCTTTTATTATTTTCTTATTCTCTTCTGGTATGTATGACTTAATTGTTGAATGTCCTACTATGCCCGAAGAATATGCAACTCAGATAAAAGAAGCAATGAGAAAAATCCTAAAAGCTAAGTATGATATCGTCGAAGAATTAGCAAAGAAGTACGAAGAAATGGGTAGACAGGCTGTGGCAGATCGAGTTAGAAAGTTACAGTTATCATGGTTTAATAAAGAACCAGCCGAAATTAGATCATCAGCCGAATACTCTGATCTCGAACTTACTTATGACGACGTATTGGTTTATCGTGAATATAGATCCAGATTTACTAATACATCAAGAGCTATTACTCAAGATATTATTTCAGATATGATTGAGGTAGTTATAGATAAAGAAGCAGGAGTTTATGAAAGATTAAAAGACAAGACCAGATCAGATGCAATATCAGATGTAAAACAAGTATATAAAGATTGGTCAAAAAATAATCCTGACGATTCTGAACTAGCTACTAAGATAATTTGGAAAGATGTCGAAGGAATGGTTAAACAGTAAAAATATTAAAATTTTATGTCAGTATCTCTTGAGTTACTAACCGATGAAGCTATCATCGATTATACTAAAAGTGATGGAAAAGATCAAGTCCTATTTAATCATAGAGACTTGGACCTGAAGTACAATGGAATACAACCTATCGCCGGTGGAGTCTATGATGTCGATATTTTTGGCTCACCCATGGAAGATAGATGTATTTGTGGAAAAATTCGACAACCCTCTGCTGAACCTTGTCCTCATTGCGGGGCAAGAGTATTTACAAGAGAAGAGGGATTGAGAAGATTTGCTAGAATTGAACTTCCTTTCTATTACTTGAATGATTTACGTTTTGATATCTTTAAAGAACTTTTCGAAGATATTTTTAAAGATAGTAAAATTGTATTAGATTTCTTTGGAGACGATCTTCGAAGAAATGGTTATAGTGCAAGAGGAGCGAAGAAATTAGGTATTAAAGTTTTTGATACCTGCCAGTTCGAATATAATCCAACAACAAAAGAACTAAAAATATCAGAATTTATTACTGATGAAGCTCTATGTTCTTACGAAGGATTAATTAAAATTATTGAAGAACATTTTCCCGCTCGTCTTACAGAATTTAAAAAATTAATTAATCGGTATTACCTAGTACAACCTGCTATGATGAGACCTTTTACTCTCGGAATTAAAAACGGGAAAAAAGTAATGGGATCTCATAAACTTAGTATTTGGTACTCTATTATTATCAGACTTTGTTGCGTAGAAGATAAAAAATCTAATGACTTGAACTATGAGGAAGTTACATCTAAATTTAATACCCCTGGAGAAAGAGTTAGATATACAGCCCTTTTACGTGCTCTCCTAAATGCTGGGAAAAAAGAAGCTACAGCACTACTTAATACATCTAAAGAAAATCTAGCACGTGACTTGTATTCTGTCCGTACTAAAAATTCTGCTAGATGCCCAATTATACCTAGTACTACATTAGCTATCGATGAAATCTCTGTTCCAATACATATCGCTTATGAAATGTGTCGGGAAGGTTTCTTAGATTACTTAATGAAAGAGCTGAATTTTACCAAAAACGAAGCACTCAAAGCAACAAAAGAAGAATATAATAATCCGGAAACTCTGAAAATGTTTAAAGAGTATGCGGAAAAACAAATCGTACTAATGGTTTCCTAATTGGTACGTTAGGTGTGAATCCTAGAATATATAATGTGAATTATGTATTAAATTTTGTGTATTGCTGGGAGGATCTAAATATCTAATCAGCAGTTGAAGATAATTTATTTATACGAATTTATAATAATTAAAATACTAGAATATTATGAAGGTACTTAGAATTAAACACTTCTCTTCTCTAGTATCTACACAACCAATTTTTAATAGATCTGAACATATGAAGCAACTACATGCTCAAGGAAGATATCAAGGTACTTCTAAAATTGGTATATGGAATTCTAGTGAAGAGAAGAGACAAAGAATGGCATTACTTGGAGCTAAAAATGCTTTAGATAAAAATTCTAAAGGTTATGGATCTGAGTATGCAATGAGAGTAAATAATAGAATATTACTTGGAAATAAATTTCAAGGAGAAACTGGTTATTTATATTTTGTAAGATATCCGAAATCAATAAAAATTGGATTTTCAAAGAATTGGGAACGTAGAATTAATACCCAATTGATGAATCAATTTCAAATACTTGGTGGAAAAGTTGTAGCAATTATATCAGGACCTACCAATGAACTAGCTGATCTCGAGTTTGATACTTTTATTAAATTTCAAAAATATACTAAACTGTCTAAAGACGAAACAAGGTATACTGAATTTTTAGATGATAAAATTAGAAAAGACGTATATAACTTTTTGGATGATAAAGTAAAAAATAATAGTAATTTGAAATTTATTATACAAAATAAAATAAACCTTTGAAATTTATGACACAAGAAGAAATTAAATACCATAATCAACTATGGTATTATAAAACATATAATCAACTTATAGATAAATGTATACAATTGGAGTCTGATGGTTATCCAGAAGATATGTATACAGAGGTTCACCATATATTACCTAAATGTATGGGTGGAACAAATAAGGAAGATAATTTAGTAAGAATGCCTGTTAGATATCATATAATGGCTCATTTATTACTTGTAAAAATATATCCAAATATAGGAAAAATAATATATGCAGCTAATATAATGATTGTCGGAAATAAAAATACAAGAGCTGAACGAAATCTAGCTTTAAATCAATTCTCTACAAAAACTATTAGTCAATTAAGGGAAACTATGGCAAATTATCAGAAAGGAAAACCTTTATCAGAAGAACATAAGCAGAAAATTTCTTTTGCATTAAAAGGAAAAGTACATTCTGAGGATCATAATAGAAAAGTTTCTGAATCTAAAAAAGGAAAACATTTATCAAAAGAAACGAAAGATAAGTTAAAGTTGTCCCATTTAGGTAAAAGTCTTTCTGAAAGTCATAAAAAAAGCTATTGGAAACGCTCTTCGTGGAAGAAAAGGAAAACCTCTCTCTGAGGAAGTAAGAGAGAAAATTTCTAAAAATAATAAAATGTCAAAAGCTGTTCAGGATTATAATGGTGTAATTTATAATAGTATCTCTGATTGTTCTAGAAAATTAAATATTCCAGATAGTACTATTAGTTATTGGATCAAAAAACATCCTGAAAAAGGTTTTAAATTCGTATAAATAAATTAATCACAATTCAACGACTATGGACAAAACCAGGCTAGTGTTGTGATAACCTAGTTTTAACCATGGAAAATATAGTCTTTGCAAGATAGAATTATATCTTGGGTAATCAATATAAGTTGGCTAAAGTATTGATTATCACAGAGTTAATCGCCAACCGAGTCTCCATGAATATTCGATTTTTGCAATGAAATTGAAAATCCATGACGATTATACCATATGTAAAAGTGTGGCCTAGTGAATAAAATTAAACTAGGAAAAATATCAATAATTGCTAGAAAGATATAAAATCTAATTAGCAGGGGAAATAAAATCCCTTCAACGACTATAAATGATATGGAACAAATCCAATGATATAGTCTACTTAGTAAATGAGAATATTTTACATAAAAGTGACACTTTCCTATACAGGTATGTGAACCTTTAAATGCTGACTTCGATGGTGATACTGTTTCTATTCGTAAAAGAGTAGCTTAAAGTTAAAATACTTCATGAAAATTCTATTAAAATGCTGGAAAGATAACAAATCAAATCAGCATCATTAAGCGTAAGCGAAATGTTCAACGACTAAATATAGAACTAGGTTTGAAATATAACTTAGATGATATAGTCTATCTTATAAAATATTTTATAAGATGTCAGTTGGTACCACCCGAAGCATCCGCCGAAACCTACGAACGCATGAGTCCTCTGGAATTTTGGGGTCTCTAAAATTTCAATAATTGCTGGAACTTTCAAAAATAGAAAGATCAGCAGGGGAAAATAAAATCCCTTCAACGACTATAAATGAAATCTCTAAATGAAAAAGAGAATTATATAGTCTTTCTAATATATAATTTATATTAGATAAAAGCGATATGTTACGATTTATAAAAAGAATAATTTTTAATAAAGTTACTTAGATATTAAATTATATCTATGAAAAATTCTATTAAAATGCTGGAAAGATATAAAAATATAAATCAGCAAAAATCATACTTAGATAAATCTAAGAAAAGTGATTTCTCAACGACTAAATATAGAACCATACATATAATATGGATGATATAGTCTAAGTTTATAATAATGTTATAAATTTATCTGGAACCTATTTATAAATTTAATCACGAAACGCTTAACGGATTTTCTAATAAAGTCCGAAGTTTGAGATACAACTTAAGAATTGTTAGAACTGCTAGAAAGGTTATTAATACCCAATTAGCAAGAGGAATTATCTAAAATTTCTCTCCAACGACTATGTGAACAACTAAAGAAGATATAGTCTAATACTAAAAATATATTAGAAATAATGATTAGTATTGTAGCGGTAGCGACGGAATATGTATTTGATGATCAGGAAGAGTTAAAGAGTCCAAGATATTTTTATACAGATTATGTCCAATTACTTAAAGATGCAGAGATAGATAAGAAAATAAAAGTAGGTACACCAATTGTATTTACTGGAAAAATAGGCAATGTGGAGTATCAATCAAAAGTTACTTCTTATGGTCGCCTCAGAATTTCGAAAATTATTGATGCAGATATAGATAAGATTGGAATATTCTCTAACGAGTTTGAACGTATCGGAGCAAAGAGCGCAACAAAATTAAGCCTGTACCTAAATCAATTCCCTGACGGAGTTGAGAAAAGAAAGGCTCTTACAAAATTTGCGCTTAGAGTCGTTACGTTAGCAGGTGTCGTAACTTTTGATTATAAAACGTTATATGCAGATTGCGATACTGAAACTTATAAGAGAATTTGTAATGTTGCGGATTCAAAAGATCTTACTGATAAACAGAAACTTCTTATCATGACAGAGGAATTTAAAAAATATGAAAAAGAAGTTTCTGAAAGTTTTAGTTCAGATTTAAAGAATGAACTAGCACGCGCAAATCGTGTAAAACTAGCCTCAATTGTAGCGATGTCAATGCCTAAGAAGAATTGGGCAATATAATAAGATAAAATTTATTATATTAAAATTATGTTAATTGCTAGAACTGTAAATATAGAATTAGCATCATCAAGCATAAGCAAGGTGTTCAACGACTATATACATAATAATCAAAGATATAGTCTAATCTTATATAAAGTAAAATATAAGTATTGTTGCAATTCATTACATCGGGAGTTGATGAGAGGCCTGTGATAACCCGTGGAACTTTACTCTCGGGATATACAGAGAAAGACTATCAACTTCATGCAATTGAGAATAGATCACTTCAAAGTATCAAAGTTAGTGGAGTTAGAAATAAAACCTGAACTTTATGGTAGCCCACTATAAATAACAAAGAAATGCTGGAAATAATAATAGACAGACGAAGTCAAAGTTTTTTAAAATCAGCAACTTATCAACGAGAAAAAGATGAATTATTAGTACTTTTTAAAACTTAATGTGTAGATTTGAAAAATTCTTAGAAACTCTAAGGCTTGTTGGAAGTATAGCAAGAACTATACTCTCTGGAATTGAAGAATATAGAAAAATTCAAGAAACAAAAGCTTATCGAGAGAATAAGAAAAATAATGTAAAATATCTACCAAGACCAAAAAGGTATAATAGTAGAAGAAAACAAAGATAAGATCAACGACTATGTATTGTTAGATTAAGGAAACTCTTTAATCATGATATAGTCTAATCTTACGTGAATAAGCGTAAGCAGGATAAGAGATTAGAAGACGTCTTTTAAAAATTATAATATCTAATCTCTTTGAATGGCCTAGTTCAGGATATTTAACACGACAAATTTCATTCCTTTTAAATAGTTTTATATATCATGAAGGAGAAGATCCAGAAAACACAGGATTACTCATACCACGATATAAAGCATTAGGAAGAACAGCACCGAACGGAAAGGTATACCCAGACAAACCAATAGTAAATGGTTCTGAGGATGATCTTGTTCCAGTACGTTCGATTGTTACAAAAAGAACTGGAGATTTAAGCACAATTACACCAGACCTGATTGGTACTAAATTCAGTTTTACTGATGGAGCAGCAATAGGATTATCTTTTGCTACGTCATTGACTGAGGGTACTACCCAATCAGCACTAGGTCTGAAACATGGTGGCCATAGATTATATTTGTGGCGTATAATTTCAATAATTGCTGGAAATATTTGTAATAAAATAAATCAGCAGGGGAAAATAAAATCCCTTCAACGACTATAAATGAAACTAGATGAATTTCTGGATGATATAGTCTAACTTATAAATTATATTATAAGAGTAATTGGAACGTGTGCTTAATACAGAAGGAAATCTTAAAGCACCAAAACAATGTGAGTTTAGAGAGGAAGGTAGATGGATTTACCTAAAAGTTAGAGGAGGAGAATTAAAATATCCGAGACCTAATAATTGGGTAGGAGTAGGTAAGACAAAATTTGAGAAAGGTGACTTAATAGGGTCAGCTTATAATACTACCTCGCCCATTTACAAGTTGAACGCTCTCATTAAGCTTATGCGTTGAGATTGCAGCGCATTTCACAAGAATTGCTAGAACTATTTATTATATTAATAAATAGAATTAGCATGAAGTATATAAAAATACTTCTTCAACGACTATGTATGTGAACTCTAATTATACTATATTAGAGGTGATATAGTCTGTCTAGAATAAATTCTATTCTAGAAGAAGCGGCAAAAGGTTCCGACGGGACCCGATATTTTGAGAAAGATAATGTTATTGTATCTGATTGTTATGCTTTGAATGATGGGGTTATTCATTACAAAGAGACCAAGGAAGGTGATATTGAAGTTTGGATTGGTGATACTCAGTATGACTATAATCCAGAGTGTATGTATTATTTTCCTGATGGTACAGAAATTAAGAAATTTCAAAGAATTTCCAGCGGAGTTTGCAATATGAATCATGTTATTGCAGAGTTGGGTTCTAATATTAATGATATTTACTTAATCTTTAGAAAACAATTTTATACTTTAACGGATGGAGGATTTGTATCAACTGGTTTATCAGATCTTCATGCTACACAGGAAGAACTTATTGAACTTTTATTTACAGGTTTAACTGATGTAAGTGTAGATCCAGAAACACAGAAGATTGAAGACATCCAATATCTAGGTACTCAAAGTGGTGTTTTAAATAAGAAGTCATTCTATACTGTTTTGTCTTACGGTTATAGCTCTAGAGTCGTGTCTAAAGCTCTCAAAGGGGAATTAAATCTTTCTGGTGACGTAATGACAGAAACTATATTAGGATTACTTTTAAATAATAAACTTGACGAAAAACAAAAGTAAAAACAAATTATGGGAACTATTAAATTTGAAATAGATCTTCCAGAATTTGAAAAAGAGTTAAGTATTAATGTAACTATTCATAGAGACGGTGAGGTGGTTTATACTACTACCTCATCTCCCTCTGTGGATAAATCTAATAATACTAATCTTTTATCGAGCCTTGGAAGTAAACCCGAGCAAGAAAAATGTATCTCTGTGGATGGAGATAAACAAAAAGAAGAAAAACCCAAGAAAGCATCAACTACGTCTCGAAGGGGAGGAAACTTGATGAACTTGGATATATGATGATTAAAACCAGAGAAGAGAATTTTTTGTTATGAACGATAATTATTATAAAATTATACTATCATATGAAATTCCATATAACATTTTAGACAGTCAAGATCCGAATATTATACAGGCAAGAGAAATATTATATGAAAAACTTAGAGATGATATTTTTCCGAAGTATGAAAGATTTTCGGTAAAGCTTACATTACATCAACTTAAAGATAACTTCAATTATCTTGTTACTTATGAAGCTTTTTTTAGATCTCTTGATGGTAAACCTATGGGAGAATATGTAGAGGCTCGTAGCTTAAAAGATAGTATTAAATCAGAATTAGAAACATTTTTTAATTCAGTAGATTGCGAATATAAGCAATTAAATATAAAACCATTAGTATAATGAGTAATTTTAATCAATATTTCAGAAACACTGGAGCAAAAATTATAGTAGATCGATTTTTTAATAAAGTTGATGCATATAATCCTAAAGTAAAAGTTGGAAAAATTGGATATTCATTTATAGAAGAACCTCCTCAACCAGCTTCTTACTATATTGAAAATGGATTAACTGCTACACATAAAGTAAGAATTGAATATACAACTATAACGGATGGGAAAGAAGATCCTGAAATGAAGTATGCAGAGTTCGAAGTTCCTAAAGAAATTGATGGTGCATTTATTATAGAAGGCGCTTATCGTATTTCAACTAATCGAATGGGATCTGATTATGACTGTCGTATTAAAATGTCTGATACAGGAGATTATAAAGTTAATTTCGACTATGATAGAGTTTACGATATTCAAAAACAGATTCTGAAGATAAAAAGAATTAATCCGGAACTTGGAATTGCAGATAAACCAATTGATATAAAGTTTGAAGACATTGATAAATACTTGGAAACTGATAAAAAGGAGATCTTGAAGTTAACTGAAAGACAAACCAAGAAATTAATGATCAAACTTGACTTGGATTATAAACCTGAATATATTACACAAAAACTAATACAGGAATGTTTGGCCTTTGGAGATGATAGACTAAAAGACTTAATCATTGATAAAACATTAGAATCAGTTCCTAACAGTTTTATGCAATATATCTTTAGAAATAATAACGGAAGAAATTATTTTGCAGCAAGACGAAGAATTACATCATATTTTACAAAGTATGGTAAAATTCAAGATCAAGTAACTGCAATTAGTACATTAGCATTCCGTTATTTTAAAGGAAGCAGCGATAACAAAGGAGATTCTAGCCTACAAGTTCCCCCTGGAGTTAATAGTGTTAACTTAGAGGCAATCTCCCAAAAAATTGTTATCCCTGCGAGCGTAGCATTTAATCAGACCTTTACGGATCTGGTTGATATCGCGGATTAATGGTTAGTCCGTTCAGAAAATAATATTCTGATAGAATTTTGTGAATTGCTGGAAATATCTTCTTGTGAAAGAGGATTCATCAGCAGTATGATTTTATTTAGATTTTTAATAAAGATTGCTATAATAAAAAAAAAGACTCTTAATAAATGAAAATTATAGCAAAAGATATTGAAACTGAATACCATAATAGATTATGGTATTACAACGTTTATAATAATTTAATAAATAAAGCTCTTAATAGAGGATTAGATAAAACTAAATTAGAGGGTTATTATGAAAAACATCATATTCTTCCTTCCTAAATGTATAGATGGAAAAGATGAAAATAGTAATTATGTTCTGTTAACAGCAAAAGAACATATATTAGCTCATATGTTATTATCAAGAATTTACCCAGATAATTTAAATTTAGTTAGAAGTACTTCTGCTATTCTTATGAAAAATAGAGGGAGAGTAGATCAATTATTTAGCATCTCTTTAAGAACTATTACTAGCATTAGAGAAAATTACGCTAATTATAAGGATGAGTTTTCGAAAGAGCAACTAGGAAAAGAAATTTCGGAATCTCATAGGAAAAATTTATCTAAATCTCATATCGGTAATAAGTTATCAGAAGATACGAAAAATAAATTAAAGAAAAGTAGATATCACTGTACAGTGGAAGGCCCTAATGGAGATATTTACAGTTCAATAGTTGAGTGTTCAAAGAAAACAGGAATAGCTCAAACTACTTTAAAGGATTGGATAAAAAATAGACCAGAAAAAGGTTATAAAATTATTGAAACTAATAGACAATCTAAAAGTATAAAAGTAATAGGTCCTGATGGAACTATTTATAGTAGTATTAAAGATTGTGCTAAGAAATTAAATAGAAATGATAAAACAATAAAGTCTTGGATAGAAAGACATCCAGAACTAGGATATAAGTATTATAATAATTAACTATTTTATAGAGTCTTTATTAATCCAAAATAAAATCATATTCAACGACTATGTACAAGAAAACGATTAATGTTTTAAGATATAGTCTAGTAATAATAGAAATATTATTTAATAACGACACCTATTAATTTATTAGTAGCATTCTGATATAAAACATTAGAATGAAAACTCTAAAATTGCTGGAACTTAGAAAAGAATCAGCATCATCTCAAGCAAATAAAGAGATGTTCAACGACTATAGAAAGAGCTTGAAGTAAAGTTTCAAAGATAATATAGTCTATTACTTAATAAAATAAAATTAAGTTATAAAAGTAATAATAATACGAATTTACAGAACTCACTTACAGTTTCATGTCATATTACAGATGATGATGTATTATTTGATGTATATGATCCAAATTTTATTAAGGTCACTATACCTTATATAGACTATCTTAATAAAAAAGTAGCTGCCAGTGAGTATGTAGATTATGAAACTAATACTTTAAAACCTGATAAAGATGGTCAGGTAGAAGTTAAATATAGGATGAAAAGAAAAATGGTTCCAGTCGAAGAGGTGGAATTAATCGACTTACATCCTGATTATAGATTGTCTAGTACAACTCGAAGAATTCCTTTTGTCAATTATAAAATAGTTGCCTAATTTTATAGTAGATTAGGAAAATTATACTAAAATGCTGGAAAGATAGATTCAAATCAGCAAAAAGGATTACTAATATAAATCCTTTCTCAACGACTAAATGTATAACCTAGGAACTAAAACCTGGGATGATATAGTCTACTTAAGTTAAAAATAATTTAAGTGTATACAGATAGTGTCAGAATAAGCATGGGTACTAATTTATGTGCCGCTTAAAGTAGTAATATTTTAAGTAATTAGTAAGTAAATTCGGTGAAGGAATAATTAAAATTCTAATACCGAGCTAAAGATAATAGATTTCTTTAGTGTAACGAATAAAGACTTACTAACCAAAATAAAGGTTAAATTTATATTCTAAACTATAATTAAAAGTATATTATAGAAGATTTGACATCAATGCTTAAACAGAGTATACCTCTGATTAATGCGGAGCGTGCACTTGTTGACACTGGAAGGAATGAAGAGTTGAAAGATAATATATTAAATGAAAAGTTCAGTTATCCAGAGGGTAAGGTAAAGGATATAACAGAGGATGAAGTTATAATTGAATTGCCTGATGGAACTGAGACAAATATTTTACGAAGAACAGCGATTCAGAGTATAAATGACGTGGCGGTATTTACAGAGCCTAAAGTAAAAATCGGCCAAAAAGTAAAACAGGGAGATATTATAACTGGTGCAGTTGGACATACTCCTGAAACATATAAGGCCGGCGTTAATGCTCTGGTACTTTTCCACGCCTATTATGGTTTAGTAAATGAGGATGCTTTGGTGATATCAGAATCATTTGCAAATCGTATAGCATCTTATAGTATAATTGACTTAATGATTAATGTTAAGAGTACTAGTGCTATTAAGTGGATCGCCCCTATTGGAACAAAGGTTAAATCAAAAGATGCAGTAGTGACATTATATAAAGCTGTTCGTCTTGATGCTATAAATCAGGCACTACAAGAAAAACTCGGAGGACTTTTCGGAGAAGGACATGATCTCTCCGAATATACTATCGAGGATCATTTAGTTGTGCCTAATAATATAGACGAGGCAATAGTTTCTGATGTAATGATACAGGAAATGAAGAAACCTAAAATTCCTAAATCAGTAAAATCACCTGACTATTCATTTACACATACCTCTCAGGATGTTATAGATGAATATGAAAAAACAAAATCTAGAAAAATTATCTACGAAAAATATCCAGAGTATATTGCAGCAGATACATTAGATCCTATTAATATGGATCCGGATGCTTATAAAGTTGTGTATACTGTTCGTGTAAGACTTATTAAAAGAACCATCGGGATAAATTATAATTGTCCCTTGAATAACTTAATTGATATTCAAGAAAATTTTGTGAATTGCTGGAACCAAGGAATCAGCATCATCTAACAAAAGTAAGATGTTCAACGACTAAGGACAAGATATAAATGATATAGTCTAATATCAATATATAAGTTATTGATTATCAATGGATTGGTTCTAAAATTACTTCCAGATATGGAGGTAAGGGTGTTGTATCAAAAATTCAATCTGACGATTTAATGCCTATAATGGTCGATAAGGATGGAAAACAAAAAAGAGTAGAGGTTGTGATGAATCCTATTTAATGAATGGGACTTAGATTTTTTGAAATCTATGAAAAAGCTTTAAAATGCTGGAAAAATATTAAAATTTAATCAGCATCAAGTAGTATAGTAGTATTTAATTACTTGTTCAACGACTATGGCAAGCTTAAATAATATAGTCTAATCTTAATAAAAATTTATTAAGCAAGAATGTATTCAACAATCAACCGTAAAATTCCGAGCGTCCTTATGGAATTACAACTCGGAAATATAGCACACAAACTGCACGATCTTGTAGATAATTATAAGAAAACAAAAACAGGGCAAAAGAAGATTAAGCCCCTTCTTGAAACATATTACCCCGGACGTTTTACTAGTATGGATGTAGAAGAAATTATAGAACGTCATAATACTAGTAAAATCGAGGATATGTATTATTTCAATGTTGGCTGCTTCTCTACTAAATTTACTCCAGAACTTGTAAATCAATGGGCTGAAGATTTAGGTGTAGAAAGTCAGAGTAAAATTCTTATGCCTGAGACTGAATTAACAGATCTCGATGAATTAAAAGAAAATCTAGAACCAGAAGAATATGATAAATTAGTTTCTGGAATGTCTGGTAAGTTTAGAGAAGTAGATAAACCTTTGCAGGCGGGATTCATGACCCTTGAAGAGTTATACCATATACCATCATATAGTAATAAGGTTACATCAAGTCTATATGGCGTAGATATTAATGCTAAACGAGATGAACCTATACTTGGAAAGGGACGCTATAGACAGACAGGACAGAAAATTGGTGAGATGGAATTGGCCGTATTACTTTCTAGAAATGCGGATCAATTTATCAGCGGTGCTAGAAAAGACACTGCGAAGGAAGATAATCAAATATTTTTAAATAATTTACTTGGTCTAGGATTAACCGTAGTAGATGGTAAGGGATTTAATCAAGGTGGATTAAAAATAAAATGGTCCAAAGTTTGAGATATAACTTAAGAATTGTTAGAATTGCTAGAAAGACTTAATGAGAAAGTTTAATTAGCAGTCTAGATTTATAAAACTAGATTCAACGACTATGTGAACAATTATAAATTGAAATCTAATTTGTAAAAGATATAGTCTAGTACTAAAATTTATTAGAGATAATAATTAGTAAGCAAGTCTAAAAAAAGAATTAAATGATTTAAAGATTAAATTCCGTCGTAAAAATAACCTATTAAATATGGGAGGTAATTGATATGGAAAATAATAGCTGTTTAATGCTAAATTGCTCGCTCTATCTTCCAGTATCTTTATCTGCTATATTTAGTAGAGAAGATCTTAAAGATACTGGAATTGAAAATGAATCACATATAACATTATTATACGCTCAAGGAAAAGAAATCCCTAGGATGAATATTCTAGGAGATATCGAAACTATCTTAGGAGAACCCGAATTTGATAATTTTATTGAATATATAAGATCTGAAAATACTGAAAGAATTTTAAATAATTTTGAGATCGGATCTTTTGAGAATGATAGTGATTATATAGTGTTGAAAATGAAACAAACTAGTGAATTGTATAAAACACTTGGATTAATCAATAAAGGATTAAGAACGAAGTATGAAGTTGTTTCTGAGTATTCTTATACACCTCATATATCTCTTGCTGAACTTCAACCAGGAACAGCAAAGAAATATCTTGAGGATCCTAAAATTAGTTTAATACTAAATGAAAGTTTTGTATCATTTGAAGATCTTGTTATTTCCTATGGACCTAGTAATACGCCCGTAGATAGATTGAGATATAACCTAACTACATTTAATGCTATTGATTACTTCTTTCATACAGAAAATATGAGAAAAGAAAATTCAGAATTAGATTAAAAAATATATGATTCTCATTAATATACTATACTAATAATCTAATTCTAAATAAATCATTTAGGGAGGGAATTGATTCCCTCCTTATTTTAATTTATTATTTTATGAATTGGAAAGAATTTGATTTTAATAAAACACAAAAATACATAATAGACAATGATATAAAAACCAGAAGAGAATTTCAAAGTTCTCCTCATAGAGGTTTATATAAAAGAGCTAGATTAAAAGGATTTCTAAAAGATTTAAAATTTCAAAAAGAACAAACTAATTGGTCAGAAAACTATAAAACCATAGAAGATGTTCAAAATTTTATTGATAAAGAGAATATACCTAATCCAATGTATCTATATAATAATTTTAGGGGATTACATAATAGATGTTGTGAGAAAGGGTGGATTAAGTATCTAAAATTTCCTAAAAAACAAAATAATTGGGAGCATATTAAAACAATTCAAGATGCACAAGAATTTATTTTCAAAAATAATATAGAGTCTCCCAAAGATTTTAGAAATAAATATCCTGGATTAACTAATTTGTGTACTACGAATGGATGGATAAAAGATCTTAATTATATAAACTATACTAAACGTGAAAAAATTTCATGGAAATCAATTAACTCTATTGAACTTATGCAGAAATTTATTTATGATAATTTAATTACAAAAAGCGAATTGCATGATAAATTTCCAGGATTATGTACTAAATGTTATAATAATGGATGGATAAAATATTTAAAGTTTATAAAGAAATCAGTAAATATGAAAATATCATCTTGGGAAAAATCTTTAGTAAGTTTTTTACAGGATAAATTAATAGTAAATACTCAATTAGATTCATATTCATCTTATTCTAAAATAGATATATTTTTGCCAAATCTTAATATAGCTATTGAAGTACAAGGTCCAAATCATTACAGTAAACATTGTAGAGGTAGTTTTAATTCATTTTTAAAAACAAGAAAATCTGATATAAAGAAAAATAGATGGTGTAGAGAGCAAGGAATTACTTTGTTATACTTTAGCTATGATAAACTATTAGTAGAAAAATATGGATATCCCTGGTATATTTACACATCAGAGAAAGAATTGTTGGCAGAAATAGAACGAATCAAATCCTTATAAGTGTAGTAATAAACAAAATATTAATATTATGGAATCAGAAATTAAATTACCAAAGAAAGGAATTGTTGTTGGAGTTGAGTTAGAAAATCTTAATGAGTTTTTTAACCGAACTCAGCATTCGATAGGAACTACAGGAAAGTTTGAGATTTTGAGTGAACTTGAAAAGAAAGTAAAGGGAGAAAAAATACGACACTTAACTGAATATGTTCTTATGAAATATAAACCATTAGAAAGTATTGTATTTAGAATTTCTCGCTATATAAAAGGAGAAAATCAAGAGGAATACATAGTTTATTACAAATTCGAGGGATTTATTTCTTGAGATTAAAATTAGAAGAAGGGATTTAACAATTATCCCTTCTTTTTTCATGTCAAAGCCTTATATGTGAATAAAAAACTTAAATATAGAAAATTTATGAAAGCAGAAGGAGTAATAGCAATTATGATTGCTAGTTATTTAGCTGGAAAAGTTCTTTATGGAACAGGAAAAGCTATAAGTAGAGCTTTAGGTGGTTATCCTAGTAAAGAAGTAGAAAAGAAAATTGATGCTCTTCAACCAAAACTAAATGTAATGTTTGAATTCTATGAATCAAAAAATAATACTTCTAAAGTATCAGATCTTGAGAATCTTAATAAAAGACTCTCTAATGTTATTACTGAAGAGGATTATTTAGAAGTAGAGATTGAAGTGGAAAAGTTTTGGAATATTTATAAAAAAGAGCAGAAAAATTAAAAAAGAGAGGATTAATTTCCTCTCTTAATTTTTTATTTGCTTTCCACTAATTCTTTTGTTGCCTTTCTATGATAACCTTTCTTCTCAAATGCTTCAATAAAAATTCTTTTATGTATTGGATTTCCGGCCGCATCTTTTCCGTAGTATTGATTTCTCCAATGACCTCTTACACCAAAGGGACAATCTATATTTATTTCAGTATCGTATAGTTTATCTACTATAATTACTCCTTGATTTCTTCGGCCAGTATTAGGATCTTCAAATTGTGTAGGTGGATTTTTTACTTTTCCAGATAACACAGATTCAAATGTTTCAGTTTTTATTTCAGAAGTCATCAAAAATATAAAACTTTTAAATGATTCATAGATAAATCTGTATTTTATGCTAAATGATTCCTTAGCTTCAACCGAATATAAAGTTTGATTATAATTATTTTTAAAATATTTAATAAGATCATCTATAGTTTTATTATTTGATAATAAATCTTCTTGACTATCTATTACCTCTTTTATAGTAATCTTCTAATGTATCTGACCATCCTAATGAAGTAAACTCATTCATCATTTTTGAAGGAATACTTTTAAAAAATTTATCCAAACAATTAAACTGTTTACAAAGTTTGTATGAGTTAACAAATTCATCCATGCTATATAAACAACCTTCTAAGTTTAATTCAGAAAAATTTAATAAATCACTCTTTTTTATTACTACACTTCCTAATGAATTAAATGTTTTTTTATCATTGCCCATAATACACTTTCCAATAAATGCATATAGTATAATATATTCATTTGTTATACAAAAAATAGAGTGGGCATTATAGTCTGTTTCCTGTTTATCTTTCGTACTAGAATTATATATCAATCCAAATTTAGCTTTCTTTTCTGAATTTCTAAATAAGTCTTCTAAGTTCTTTTTACTGACTATATCTCTTAATTTGCTAGAAAATAGCCGTTCTTTATTAAGTGAATAAAATCGAATATAGTTTTGTATATTACTTGAAATTTTATATTTTCTTATAGGTCTGGGTTCTTTACTTACAACTTCAAAAAATACATTTTCAAATTCAGTAATATGTTTACGGTTCCTTCTAAAATTTTCTAAGCCTTCTTTTTGTAAAACATATTTTACTGCAAATAATTTCTCGTAATCTTTTTCCATAATTTTTCTTTCTTTTAGTTTTTATTACATTAATAAGGATTTTGGGGAAATAAAAAAAGAATATCCAAATTAATGAATATTCTTTAAATAGTGGGCCCAGCCAGGCTTGAACTGACGACCTTCTGATTATGAGTCAGCTTCTCTAACCAACTGAGATATGGGCCCTGTTATAATTATGTCTAGTATCGGGAGGGGAGCTCGAATCCCCACGGGTCTTATTTTTCTGCCCAAAACATTTTAAGTGTTTCTTGTCTACCTATTCCAACATCCCGACATCCTTTTTAGTTGTTATTGTGTCTTGATAGATTTTTTATTTTATTTCAGAATTTCTTCCTCCATAAAATTGATTTCCAGATTCTATAAATAATATCTTTCAATCTTTTCTATCATATATAAGAATTTCAGGGTTTCTGAGATTCCTCTTTTTCCTCAAGTTTAAAATTTCCTGCAGTACCATGTCCTAACGATAGTACTAACTTTACTGCCTCAGGACCTCTCATGTAGTAATATCCGTCTGGCGCAGGTTTTTCAGAATTTAAATTTTTACTAATACTTTTAGTAGAAATAACTGATTCCTTCTTTGCAGATGTAATTGAATTATATGCTCCAAGAACTCTTAATTTATCTTTAGAAAATTTATATATTATATTCTCCATCTTTTTATGTAATTTCTCTTTGTCTCCAAGTTTAATACAAATATATTTTGTAGAAATTACATTACTACTTAATAACCTATCTACTCTGGATCTTTTAATATTGTCTTTTCCAACTAGTTTCTGGATATCTCTCGAAAAACCAAAATTTAAAAAGTCTCCATATAGATCTGCTAATACTATTTTTTCTGATAATTTTTCCAGAGTATTTACATTATTCATATTTCCTTTTTGATCAGTAACTCTAAGATTAGAAAAACTATTATCTGTTTTTATTGTATTAATGTGATCAATTATTTCTCCCTTTTTTAAATTTCTTCTTAAGAGATATTCCATAATAACTGTATGCGCTTTAGTACTATTACTATCAACTATAATATATCCTTTATTATTAAGTGTTCCTATTAATTTATTAAATCTATTTGATTTAATAAATCCTTCACTACACACAGACCATTGAGGATATTTCCAGTGTTCATACCAAGTATAGTCATCTAAGTTTCCAGAAAATCCTATAAGATCAAAAAACTTTTGATTATTTAATGATTCTTGTCGTTTCCAATAATATCCTTTATAGCTATATTGACTTTTTTTAGCAATCGAAGAAATGTAACGTATATCATATCCTTTACTATCTAAAGAATCTATTGTAAATAATTCATTTCCCTTTTTATCCATTGCAGTATATTTAATTCGTTTATCTTTATGAACTGGTAAGCGTCTATCTGGACTATTATTTTCACTTTTAGTAACCCATTCTAAGTTAGATAGGTTATTATTTCTTGGATTATGATCTATATGATTAACTATATTATATATTTCTGGTTCTGAATTATTATAGAAAATGGTAGCCATTATTATATGAATAGATTTTGCTTTTCTTTTATGCTTTTCTATATATTGTGGAGAGATTGTAGTATATCCAAATTCATCTTGTTGTTGTTTTAATAGTTGTTTAGTGTATTTATTTCTAACTTCAGATTTTTTATTAATCTCATATATATCCTTAATACCTGGATATACTAATGGAATAAATTCATAGTCAGGGAGATCTGGATATTTTTGATCTTGGCGATTAAATGGTTTTTCTTTACACATAACAAAAATAGTTTCTAAATTAAACATCTTTTTCATCACACATATAAGAGAAAAAACTTAAATTTTACGTGTTTTGTAAGTTTCAAGTTTTAATAATATAAAATTCAAGTATATAAAAATAAGAGAGGTAGAAAATGTATCTAACCTCTCTATGTTATTTTACATAAAAATATCTTGACCATTGATCTGTATTCTTATGTTTCCGAAGGGATTGCCTCCGATTATGCCACTAGTTCCAGGGATTTCTTCAGGGATCACCTCTTCTATGACATCTTCATCATTACTAATGATAGTTGGTAATTTTTCTTCGTCGATTGATTCTATTATTTCCTCTTCCATAATTTATTTTCTATTAAAACAATCCAAGTAAATTAGTAATATCTCCTATATCTGTATTACTGATTTTTGTTCCTTCTACTTCTACTACTTCACCTTCTTGATTTACGTATCTAGTGCCAGGGAAAACTATTTCTTTTTTCTGAATTGCTGCCTTGTATTCATAATTTTCAGTAGATTCTTTAAGTTTTTTTACCCAATATTTAGCATAGTCGCCTTCTACTGTTTCAGGATCATATGGTTCTTCAAATAATCCTTCTTTTGGCTGGGGGCATTCCATTTTTACTTTAATAACTGAATCTTCATTTTCAGTATCAGTCATTTCATATTCCCAATAAAAGTAGTTTTTCTTTTTATTACTTTTATATGTACCTTCTGTCTTAAGGTCATCCCATATATTTTTAATAAGCTCCACAATATTAGTAGTACTTGCTTGTCCTGGAGTTAATAAAATCTGTTCTTGAACTAAAGCATTTTCAATAATAAATGCTTGTCCTTTAATTATTTTTGATTTACTCATTGTTTATCAATTTTTTATTTATTTATTTATTTTCAGGTTCAAATTCCCAAGCTTTTCCATAACCTTGAGATAATATTAATTCAACTGCTTTATCTCCTCTGAAATAATAGTTTCCATCAGACGCTGGCTTTTCTGAATTAAGATATTTATTAATAGTAGTCTTGCTTACTTTAGTTTCTACTTTTTGTTTATACAGTTTAATATTAACAAATGCACCAATAACTTTCATTTTATCATTAAAAATGTATGTTACTGTTTTCATCTTACTTAATAATCCTTCTCTATCTCCAGGTTTTATAACGATTATTTTTCTCCTGGTGTTTTTAATTTTATTAAAGTATTTGAACTGTATATTGATGATAAAGATAGTATATTTTTTGAAATATATTTTCCAGACTCATAACATATAAAGTTACCAAATAAATCAGCTGCTATTACTCTCTTAATTCTTTTTTCTATGTTTTTAATCTGTCCTAATTTATTAATATGGTAGATATTTTTTACAGTATGTCCATTAGAATGAGTATACTCTATTGGGATAAATTCATTCTCTGGAAGGTCTGGATATTTCTCTATTCGTTTCAGAAGAGATATTCCGTTTGAACCTGTTTCATCAAGGTATAAGCTACTATTATTCACTTCATCTTGATTTTCTGTTGTGTGATGTTTCATAAAAAGTTTGTTTAATTAAAATTATTTAATTATATTTATATCATAAAAGTTATTAATAAAAAGGAGAGATTTAGAATGATAAAGTTTGCAACCTTTATTAAACTTATCTCCCCTATAACTTTTATGAAACAATAAAAGAACACTAGATCGATCTATAAATATTTCTTTTATAAATTTTTCTAATGTTCTTTCATATATTAGGTTTTAACCTTTCTCTAAGTGCATTTTTATCATTTCATATTATCACTAGCTACTTTTTCAGCTAATCTTAAGTATGATATGCAATTATAGTATTCCGAGTCTTCCTCTGGATATACTATTTCAGATACACTAAATATTTTATCTACTTCTTTTTCTACTTCAGGATCATGGAGATATTTTTTCATAAAATAACTTAATCCTCCTAAAACAATAATACCATCATCTAAAGCATCAAGTACCTCTCCATAATTTTTATCTAAATATTGAAAAACTTCGATAATATATTTTTTTGAAAACTCTTCAACTTGTCTAGATAAATCTATTGTTTTTCCTCTGCGTTTTAAAACTCCAGTATCTAAAATTACTTGGCCTTCTTTAATTGAAATTGATATCGAATAATTTTTATATAGATAATCAACGAGATCGTAAACTATTCTAATTACGCCAGAATCTTTTACTCCTACAGCAGCACCTGCTGAAGAAGTACCGTTGATAATACTACAGAAATCTAAAGTTTCAAATCCTCCATCAAGTATTAATGCATTTCTTAACTTAACATCATTACGTCTAGAAGCTTCACGAACATTTAACCCATATTCATTATAGGTATATTTACATGATAAGCCTTGGCAAAAACAATATATATAATCTTCTTTATTTATATTTAATGTTTCATATAAATAATCTAATAATTCATCTACGTTATCATTGGTATTAAAAGCCATTGATAAACCAATAGCTAATTTATCAAATGCATTTATTCCTTCATCTCCGCCATATTTTTTTATTAAATATGACAACCATGGGGCATAAACTGCTTTTAAATCTTCAAAAGTTTCGAGTTTAAGTAAATAAGATCTAGGTACTTTTAATGCTGCAGGTCCTAATACATAATAATCCCCTCCTAATGGAAATACCATATCATCATCACTTTCAAGTGGTTTTTCAGGGAGTTTTGCTGTTGCACTAATAAACTTTTCAAATTTTATTAAACCGTTGGAATCCTTAAAAGAACACTTAATAGCAGAGAAACCAACATCAACACTTAAAATTCTCAAATTGCTCATCTTTTATAATTTTCTAAAATTTGTTCGTAAGCCTTTATTATATTCTTATCAACTTTATACTTTTTAAGATCTCCTAGAACAGTATTAGTTAGGTAATCAAATGGTACATGTGGGAGAAGTGCAGTATATCCAGATGTAACCATACCAACTGAAAAGTGTTCTGTTGGTTGATTAAGTGCTACTATAACAATTTGAGTTAATCCTGACTCTCCTGTAGTATCTTTATAAGCAAATACTAGATCTCCAGCAAGTAATGAACTATGAATACTAGCCCATAAATCATTTGCTACAGACATTGCATTTTCCCATCCCCATACTCTTCTTTTTTCTAGAAGTTCATAATCTTTTTCCGACATTTTTTCACTCTCCATCGGATTCGAGTTTTTCTTTGTCTTTTCCATCACTTAAAATATAAATTAGTATATAATAATAATCTGCTTCTTCACAATCAACTTCTTGAATTCCAACTACATCAATATTAGAATAATCTCCCCAGGTCTTTACTACTTTTGATAGTGATCCTAGAATATGTGCTAAATATTCAGGAGTATCTTGATATTTTCTAGCTTCGAATAGAATATTATAATAAATCCATTCACCAGCCTCTCGATTTCTTTTCTTTGTTTCTAAAAATCTCAATCCTATTCCTGGAGTTTTATCTATATAATCATATTCTAAGATTCGTTGGGTTAATTGATTTTGAATTTCTAATCTAGTATTTCCTTTTAATCCAAGAAGTCGTTTTATATCGTTATTGTATTCCGGAACTGCCATAACCTGATCCTCCTCGTTCTGTTTCATCAAGTTTACTAACTTCCTCTAATTCCATATGAGTTACTTCTGCACAAACCATCTGAGCAATTCTTTCTCCATGTTCTACAGTTACCTCTACAGGACTAAGATTAACTAAAATTACTCCAATTTCTCCTCTATAGTTTGAATCTATAGTGGCTGGTCCATTTAAAACTCCTAATCCTTTTTTAAAGGCTTCTCCAGATCTAGCTCTAACTTGGATTTCAGTTCTAGGGGGAAGTTGAACATATATGCCTGTAGGAACTAATTTTCTTTCTAACGGTTTTAATGTAAATTCTTCACCGATATTTCTAAGGTCCATTCCAGAATCTCCAGGCTTTGCATAACTTGGAAGTGGAAATTTTGATTTATTAATAATTTTTACAACCATGATACTGTATTACTATAAAATGTTTTATTACCTATACCTAAAAAATGTTTTTGTTCACGAGAATCAGTATATACATTTACATCCCCAATAAAGTCTTTAATAATTGTATAACACCAATCTCCATGTTCTACTAAAAAATCTGGCTTATATTTTAAAACTTCGTCAAGATAAAATACTCCAAAAGTCCCAGAATCTACACAATATCTTCCAATAGTTTCCCTCTGATTAACTAATTTTTCAAGATTAATCTGATTTTCAATTGAAGGATTATCGTAAAGATTATAGTAAGCTTCTTCAATATCATCTATGAATTTTTCAAGCTCAAGTAAGCCAAGAATATTTTTTAGTTTTGATACTTTCCATCTTCCATCTCCAACTCCAGTATCTTCCCAAATATAATTATCAGAGAATCCTACTTCTTCCGAGATAGTCATATTATTATAATTAAATCCGTTTCCCCAATCCTTATTTTCTGCAATATAGCAGGGATCTGTGATAATAATCGTTCCGTTAAAATTCATAATTTATACTTTTTTCTTGTTCTAAACTTAAATAACCAAGATGTTCCAGAAATAAACTTTACTTGTCCAATTACATCAGGTCCTTTATACATTTCATTAATATTAGTTGAATAAACATTAAATCCATAGTTTTCAGGGCCAAGACAAGTTCTAGGTTTTATCAATTCTCCAGATGCTATTAAAGATTGAAGAGTTGACATTAGATAATCATAATCTTCTGGTAATAGATAAGTCGGTTTTTCTAAGTCCTCCAGTGCTAAACAATAATAAACTGGGAGACCTAGATATACCGTTTTTCCTTTCTGTTCAAATATAAGTAATCTAGTTTCTTTTTCATATCTTACTTTAATTGGAATCGGAAAGTTTGTTTTTACTGTATTATCAGAAAACTCTACTAAGGAATTATATATTTCTAGAATATCATTTTGTAGAGTAGTCATTGTAATTAATCTTCAGAAGTTGCACAAAATACTTTAATACCCATCTGATCTAAAAGATTATAGATCTGAGTAGTAATAGCTGGTGATACAGATCCAGTAGTATTCTTAATTTTATCCACATTATTTAACAATAATGTAAATGGATTTTTAACACCACTTAATTTATTAGGATCAAACAAACCAGACTGTTCTACAATCTGCCTAAGGATAGCTGGAATTTCAAGACCTTCACCAGGAATAATTTTAGTTGCAGTTGGGTAATCATATTGCATAAAGTTGTAATCGATTACATTCCACTCTACTACATCACCTGTCGGGATACCGGTTGCATTTTCTTCATCATCAGCTACATTTTGAATCTGAACAAGATAACCAACTTGAGCTAACCAATAATTAATGCAAGAAAAATCCTTAGTACTCATTGTAGTTTCTGAATTAATAAAGCTTACTAATTCAGCGTTACCAATACTATTTTCGAAATTTGCTAAATTATTCTTTAAAAAACCCTTAACAAATTCCATAACACTTACGCCCATACCTTCTTTATCAAAACGGCTACGAGCAACACAACGGCCTACCATAGAATTCATTTCTTGGGCCGGAATAGAATACAAATTTACTTCAATCATTTTAATGTTATTTTATATAATATTTAATTCGGGGCTATCAACTAATAAGAAAATAGCCCATAAACGCTCTTCAATCAGACCTGACTCAAACAATTCTTTTTCAGATGTAGTAAAATCTCCAATAGTTAAGATAGCTTTATATATTTCTATAAAATCTATCTCCTTACCATTTTTCCAAGATATATACTGATCAACTAACCAAGATTCGAAGGGTGCATTATTCATTTGCTGATAATCAAGAATAATAAATTCATTAATTCCAAATGCATCCTTAAGGAGTTGAAAAATATCTGAAATTCTTGCTCGGTAGGAATATTTAGATACTAAGATTTTATATACTGCTTTCACTGTATCAGTATAATCTGTATCATTTCTTGTTTTTATATAATTTTTTCTTTGCTCTAAATCAAACATTTTCTATCTCTACTTCTAATGGAAATAATCTCTTAATTTCAACCAGTTTTAAATATTTATCATTATATTGATCCATAAAATCTTTCACTTCTTTATAATGATCAAATACCCAATTTCCATTAAGACTATTTAATACCTTTGATTTATCTTCAAGTTGAAATAGGTAAGTTTCAATAGTAATATCATTTCCTGAACCGTGATAGGATTTAGGAGTACTACTTATCCTTTCAATATCAAATATATCTCCCCAAATTGGATCTCTCCAATCTATATCGAGTACGTAAAATATTAATTCTCGAAGAAAAGATAATTCGAATAATTTATTAAATGAGTTTCCTGATCCTTTCCATTCATACTTAAAAGAGTTAACTTTATCTTCCAAGCCCCAAGATTTTATTAAGTCTAAGAGTTCAAGATAAAGTCTATTCCATTCTTCTTTTGGTTTTTCTACAATTATTGCTTCTTGTTTAAATTCCAATAGACTTTTCATAATAACTTCTTAAGATTGTATAACTTGCTTTCCAAACTAAATCTAAATTTCTCACTTGTAAATCTGTTTTAAGGTAAGATCTTAATTGATTATAGTAACTATTAGGATCATTTCTTTCAACACTTCCCAACAATTGATCTATATTAATCCCAGTACTTTCCCACTTAAATCGATCTATAACAAGTAATTTATTAAGATCTAGTTGTTGTTTAATATTACTAAGAGATCCTATATAATTATTCATTCGATCTAGTCTTTCAGTACACATAGGATTTCCACATTTCAAAAGACTTCCATAAACATCTTTTTCTGACATATTATAACCACAGCTACAAGTTGGCCACATAAAATCTCCATTACCTTCAGTAAAAGAATCCCCTACCATTGGAATAGTTGAATTAGCCATAATAATACTTACTATTGCTCCAGGGGTAATTTTCTTTTTTACCATTTTTCCCACACTTCCAGCACTTGGTTTTCTTACTGTACATCCTTTTACTTGAATTGGATCGATTAGAATATTAGCTGACCAAGAATCTTTTCCTTTAGCTACTTGAGAATTCCATTGTATACCTCTTACTGTAGTTTTTAAAGCTTCAGTTCCTGATCCAGCACCAGCAAATTTTAAGGCGCCGAGACATATTCCAAATTCATCATATACTACCCAACCATCATTTAAGAAGTAACCAGTTGAAGTAACTGTTTTATCTGTTTCTGTATATTCTTTATTTCCGGCGCTCATAAGTTCTTCTATAGTCCATACATCGGCAGGGGAAAATAAGATATGTCCATCAGTTTTTGAACATACAGTTTCAAACATTTTTAAAACTTCACGATAGTCTGTTTTTCTTAGTATTTGTCCTTCTATTGAATCATCAGTATAATATCTATAAGCTCTAAGAGTTAATAAATTATTTACCTCAGATTCACAATACTTAGAATTTATTAGTCCATTGGCTCTTTGTCTAGCAGTTTCAGGATCAGTATCAGAAAGTCGATTAATGTCAACTAATGCCTCTGCCTGAATTGCTACTATACCTTTCGGAAATCTTTTTGGAAGGAAGTTTATTAATTTCCAAGTTTGATCTACCCCATAGTTATCCAAATTTAAATTTCCGACTGTAACTATTCTTTTTGGAATACCAGTTGAAGAATCTAAATAAATTGCTATACTAGATCCATCATACTTTAAATCACAGTATTTTCCAGAGTTTTCATTCATAAACTCAGAAAGAGCACTTAACATAGTTTTTTCTTCAACTTTTTTCTTTTTAATTTTTTCTATATAAGAATTTTTTGTCTTAGTTCCTTTTAAGTATGTTTGATAAACATAATCTCTGACAAAAAATCCATCTTCTTGCGCTGCTCTAGCTTCTAACATATCATATACAGCATCATCCATTCCGGTAGGTACTGAATCAATATAATAGTTTTTACATGCAAGAATAAGGTCTTTCCATTTTTCTAATGATTTTTCTGTAATATTATTTGTAACACACATAAATTTATTTATTTTTTAATAGCCATCCAATCATTATATCTTGGACTTCTAAGTCAAACATTTCTTTAATATTACTAAAGTCATCTTCTGGTATAAAAGATGAGTTAGGTTTTATTGCAACTTCATATTCAACTTCTCGACGATCAGAATATCTAGTAATTATCTTATATCCAAGTTTTACTAAAAATTCTTTCATCTTATCATAATCCCAGTGCATTCCGAAAGGTTTAGACATCATCATATTACTAATAACTAAATCAGTAAGTGGACAATCTGGTAAATCTTCCGGCTCAAAATCGAAATCATCTTCTTGTTCATCAAAATTAATATTTCCTTCCTCCCCATCATAGAGAGGAAAGTCATTATCATCTTCTTTTTTCATAATTTTTTTTATTTTATTTAACCTCATTAATTAGAAAATCAAGCTCTCTCGGCTGCGTATTAAGCATATAATTTATAATATAACTCACTCCAAAACGATCGATCATATCATCTTTTGTTTTTGATAATATATTTTCTATAAAATCAGGAAAACTTATAGAAATTTTATCGGTTAATTCATAAGCTCCTTGAATTGTTCTATAGTAATATATCTCAGATTCAGAAGAAATTCCATTAAAGTTGTATAAATCACTTTTTAAAAATTTATTAACAAATTCCACTCCAATTCTTTTATAATTATCTCCATGAGTAATTGTATAAAATAATTTCTCTCTTTTAGCTTCAAACCTATAACCTCTTAGGGAATCTTGAGAATTAATTAATTTTAGAATTTTCTCAAAATTTGGAAGTTTTGAAGTATCTGATCTATATTTTTCTCGATAAAGATATGCTAATCTAGATATATAACCTTGATATCTACCATCTGCTAAAGACATATATAACCATTCGTCACTAAATCCAATTGAAACTGAATGGGTATCACTAATTATTATCTTTGTCATAAAATAATGAAACCCCACCCTGGAAATGAAAATCAAAACCAGGATGAGGTGTAGTATATTATGTTTATTAACCTTCTACTTTAGTTTCGGAAATATTATCATCAATGATTGTACAATCAATTAAGAGAATCATTGACGCTGCTGAAATAGAATTTTCAAGAGCTACTCGAAGAGATTTAGAACTATCTAAGATCCCCTCCTCAAGTAAATTACCATACTTTCGAGTCTTAGCATTATATCCAATTCCTGGTTTAGATGATTTAACCTTTTCTAGAACTACTTCTCCAGAAACTCCTGAATTGTCTGCAATTGTTTTAAGAATTACTGGAAGACTTGAGAATACAATTTCTGCACCCTCTACTTCATCTCCGATTAAAGATTTCCAGAATGTCTTATCTTTCTTCACTTCTAATGATCCTTTGTAATAGATATAACCACTTCCTAAAGAACATCCTTCAGCAATAGCACTTTTAGATGCTAGAATAGAATCTTCAATAGTTTGTTTAAGGTTCTGTTTTTCAGTTTCAGAAGCTCCTCCAGCTCTCACTACTGCAATACCTCCACTAAGATTTGCTACTCGTTTCGCAAATTTAGTTTTATCATAATCTGATATTCCAGGATCTGTAAGTTTGGTGCTAAGAATTTCTACCCTTTCAGCAATCTCTTTAGAATCACCACCACCTTCATAGATAATACATGAATCTCTAGAAATTACAACTTTCTTAGCTACTCCAAGATCCTCTTTTGTTGCTTGTGTGACTGATAATCCGTTCTCAGGAGAAATATATTTACCGCCAGTTAAAATTGAAATATCTGCCATAATATTTTTCCTTGAATCTCCGAAATCAATACCTTTTACAACACAACATCTAATTGCACCTTGAAGAGTATTCATAACAAGAGTTGTATTTACTACTTCATCAATATCATCTACTATAAATAAGAATGGGCGTCCAGTAGGTACAAGCTGTTCCATTAACGGAAGAATTTGCTGTACACTAGATAATCTTTCTCCTACTACAATTACATAAGGATCTTCCATTACACAAGTTCCATCAGTAGGATTTGTAACATACTGTGGAGAAGCCCAACCACGATCGAGTTTCATTCCAGTAGTTACATCAATAGTAGTTTCAAGACCACTAGAGAAATCAGCTGTAATAATACCAAGCATTCCAACTTTCTCCATACATTCAACTACCAGATTTCCAATGGCCGGATCATTATTGGCTGAAATAGTTGCCACCTTTCTGATCTTTTCCATATCATCATTTACTGGAATTGAATTATTTTTGATATACTCAGCCATCCATTTTCCGGCCTTAAGCATACCAGATTTCACCTCATTTACATTAGCTCCAGTTCGTAATGCTTTCTGTCCTTTTTCGCACATTTCTTTGATTAATAGTGAAGTCGAACTTGTACCATCACCTGCTAATCTTTCTGTTTGAGCGGCAGCATTTTTTACAAAAATAGCTCCTGTATTCTGAAGTTGATTCTTAAATGAAATCGACTTAGCAACAGTAGCTCCATCTCTTGACACCTCTGGACCTGTAAATCCTGAAATACATACGGCTTTACCTGACGGGCCGAGTGTTTTCTTAATTGCCTCTACTGATTTTTTTACACCTTCAATAATTTCGGCCTGAGTTTCAAAGCCGTGATTAATAATTTTTCCTTCTGACATGTTTCGTTTTAATTAAAGTACTACAATAATTTCATTTAAAGTTATAACACGATATTCTGTTCCATCTTGAGTAAATGATTTTCCTGTGTTTGGATAAATCAAGATAGTATCACCAGGTTTTAATACTCCCTCGCTAACTTCTTCACCTACTCCAATAACCTCAGCTTTTTCACATTCACTCGCAGGAACAACAAAATTTCCTATCTTTTGAGTCATAGTATCTTTTTTATCTACTATGACCAATACTTTAGATTGAATTACTTTCATTTTTATTAATTTTATTTTAAATTTTTACTCATATATAAGAAAATCACCCTTAGAAATCACCCTTTTTATTGATTTGGAGGAGAAAAAAGAGCCCAACCCACTATAATCACTACAGGAGGTTGGGATTAATTTTATTATGAATTTATTAAATTTATTGCCTATTAACTAATTGGAGTTAATAGAAGAAATGAAATTTATTTTTGTTCTTATTCTGGTTTAAAATCTCCAGCTGTTCCATATCCTAAGCTGAGAACTAACTTAACTGCTTCTGGTCCACGTAAATAATAATTTCCGTCAATTGCTGGTTTTCCATCTTTTATTCTATCATTTATTGTATATTTAGAGAGTTGAAAGTGTCCACTAGCATCTACTCCAGATCTGTATGCACCTAAAATCTCTGTTTTATCTTTATTAAATACATAAACAACTTTCCCCATTTTCTTATATAGTGTTTCTTTATCACCTATTTTTATACAAAAATAATTATCAGCTAAAAATATATCTCTTATTAAATCACGAAAATCTTTAAATCTATTAGAGTTTTTGTAAATAATTCTATTAAGATTTTTACTTGTATCATAACTTATAAAATTTCCATATAAATCTGTAAGAATTAACTTTTTACTTAATTTCTCAACTGTTAAAGGATTATTTCTATTTCCTTTAAAATCAGTTACTCTAAGATTAGAGAAACTATTATCGTGCCTAATAGTATTAATATGATCTATTATTTCTCCATCTTCAAGATCTCTTCCTAGAATATACTCCATTATTAATCTATGAGCTCTTTTATTATATTTTATATTGTCCTGTACAAAATAAGATGAAACATACCCTCCACTGTCTATACTATAAGTAATTTTATCATTATATTTAATAAAACCTTCTTTACATACATATAATATTCCAGGATATTTCCAATGTTCATGCCATTCGTAATCATCTAGGTTTCCTGAAAAACCATAAATAATATATTCTTTCTTATTTTCTATTTTCCAATAATATCCTTTATAAATCTCATTTCTTTTTATAGCAGTTACAATACTATCAGGTCTATAGATTTTACTAATATCATCTCTTCTAGTAAGTCTAAACATCTCATCCCCTTGATCATTTAATGCTATATATTGCGTTAATTTCTCATTATCTACTAGAGAGCTTTTACCATTTTCTTTATTATTATTTTCAGAATAAGTAGTCCACTCTAAGTTAGAGGAATTATTATTCTCAGGATTATGATCTATATGATTTACTACATTATATAGATCTGGATTAGGATTAACTAAAAAAGTAGATGCTACTAATCTATGAATAAATAAACTATATGTATCTCCATTTAAGAGTTTTAAACCTATTCTACGATAATTTTTTAATGACTTATATCCATTTAATAATTTATTTCCATAATTACTTCTTATTTCTCCTAGTTTATTTATACTATAACCATTCAAAATCTTTAATCCGTTAGAATGAGTGTATTCAATTGGGATAAATTCGTTTTCAGGGAAGATCTGGATACTTTTCTACCCTTCTTAAGAGAGGAACACCTTTAGAATCTGTTTCATCCAGGTATAGGTTACTATTATTCACCTTATCCTGTGATATGGAGGATTCTAAAACTCCATTTTCTGTGTTTAAAAGGTTTTCTTTCATATTAATTTTTTATATCAGTTGATTTCATTAATATTTTTAAGAAGGGATTTCAGGAATAATAAAGTTTGCAACCCTTACTATCTCTTACTTTCCCTAAATATTAATGAAAGAAAACAAAAGAACACTAGATCAATCTATAATTTTATATAAATTTTTCTAATGTTCTTTCATATATTAGGGTTTAACTTTCCTCTAAACGCAAAAACTCATTTTAAGGTCTATTAAATGGAGTTGGTCCAGAAACAGTTTGTTGTACATTAATATTGTTTCCTTGTTGTGGCCCACTTCCATGTTTGTATATACTTTGTTGAGCTTGATTATACTGAATATTATAGTTATTAATCATTAAATCTATATCTGCCTCAGAAAAACATCTTTTTTCTCTAATAATCTTTATGTCGTCATACACCTTCTTCGGTAAACTTCTAAATCTACCATTCTGAAGTCTTATATTATAATCAGTTACGTTTGTTTCTCCACGCCGATTTTTCGTAATTGTCGACACTCCTAAGTTGTTTGGATTAATCTCTAACCCACCTCTAGAACGAGTTATAATAAAATCTACCACGTCACATATATATTAACTATATAAATTAATTTATTATATAGATTAGAATATAAATTCAACTTATAAAAAAGTTGGTAAGTCTTTATTCGTTATACTAATAAATTATATTATTAGCTTGGTATTAAATTACTTAGATAAATCTAAGATTCTTCACCAAATTTACTTACTAATAATCTAAAGAATCACTTCTTTAAACGGCTAAACTAAACCTTGTGGCTAGATCCAGCTATATAAGACATATCCAGTACTTCTTGACTATATGCTCCAATTTTTAACTGAGACAATATAAATACTAATTTTCCTAATGCTGTTAATTCTGTAAGTTTATCATAGATATCCCCAAATGATTTATACATGGAAGAACTATCCTCTCCTCCCATAGAATTTTTAAATCCTGCATCATACATTACTAAATTTAATACAATATTAAATTATTAGACTATATCATCTTAAGAATTAATACCTCTTAAGTTATACATTTAGTCGTTGGGAAACTATTTTTTAATAGTTTTTGCTGATTTATACTTGGTTATACCAAGATTTTTCCAGCATTTTAGTATAATTTTCCTAGAATAATATCTAGGCGACTAAGCAATTAATCGATAAACAGGATTTTATAATCTTTGGTTTTCATGAATTCTATATATTCATCCACTGAAATTTTTCCAGCTGGTAATATAGTTATACTAAGATTATCTCCAATCATTTGACACATACTGTTATAAATTGGTCCTATGTTTTGAGATACTTCACTGAATGGCAATCCTGTAAATTGAGCTCCTAATCTGATAATCATTATAAATTTAATTTTCATTAAACTATTAGACTATATCATCTATATTTTTATAGTTCTATATTTAGTCGTTGAACTCTATCTTTTATCTAAGAGATAGAGATGCTAATTCTATTTTATTCTAATAGTTCTAGCATTTTAATAGAATTTTCATAGATTCTTATATCTATGCTTCATTCATTTAAAGTCCTTCATTTTAAGATCCCCAAGGGCCAAATAATGTACTTTATAACCTTGTAAACTCATGTTCAATGCTTCCTGCATAGCCATTAAACTCTTTCCAACTCCTGGAGGCATTGCAATTAGCCCGAGTTGTCCAAATTCATAAGCTCCACATGAAAAGCAATTATTTATCCATTCAAATTTACTAGATACACCACCTTCTGCCTGTTCAGCGATGATTGAATTAATATCTATTTGTGTAAATCCAATCTCACTAAAATTATCCAGATCAGCAGTAGTTTTAACATTTATATTTTTTACAAACTTAACATACTCTTCTGGATTCTGAGAATAGAGTCTGTTTGCTTTTTGAAGATTAACTGAATATATTACATCAGTTAAAATCTTTCTGGCTGGTTCAATTTGACTTTTTGTATATCTTTTCCATTTTATAATTTCATTCATCACCTCTTGGGTCTCTTGTGGAGTTTTCTGAGATCTAAATAAGATACTCCTAAATAAAGGCTCATCTATATTTTCTAGAGGATAAGTCTTTATAGCATCCACGAGTTGAGAGACCATACCATTTCCGGCTGTTTGTGGATTAGTCTGAAAATAATATTGAAGATCTAATATATTATTTTTAGCATCCTGAAATAAATATTGATTAAAACAGCTAAAAATCAAATCAAATACACTACCATTATCCATACTATATTTTTAAAGATTTTCTTCATTAATAACTATATCTTGAATATCACAATACTTATAGTAGTTATGTAATAGTTCATCTCTTTGTTCGAATCCTTTTGTATATACCGGGATTCTTTTCGGTATTTTAGGTTTTAGTGCAAGAACGTTCATATTAGTTCCTCTTGCTGTTCGTCCTAGTTGTTGAAGAACCGATCCAGCGTTGATATTAGAAACTAGTAATATATTTTCTAATCCAGGAAGGTCTAGTGCTCTAAATCCTGCGGCGGTACTAGGAATTATATCTACCATTCCATTTTTAATATATTCGCATGATTGTTGAAGATCTAGGTTTGTTTTATTTCCAGACAAGTCATAATAAATATATCCTTCGCCGCAAATTAAGAGCACTCTAAATACTCCAATAAAAAAGTTATCTATCCAAGTTGAAATAATATTATTTAAATTATTTATTGGGATATATAATTTAGGATATTTTTTTGCTATCTTTACAATCAATTCACATACTCCAGGATCAACCCAAATTTTTGACATTATTGTATTATAGACATTATTATCCTCATTAAAATCCTCTTCTGTAAATTTAATATTATTTAAAGCGATAGTATTTATGTGGATACTATTTATTTTCAGACTAGTAGGCATTCTATAAACTAATGCTGGTCCGAAATATTTAATTAAGTCCTTGTTTCTTACTACTGTTTCCGTAATTCCCTGTGCAAATGTGATCATAACTCCTGAATCTCGATCTGCAGTTCCAGAAAATCCGTACATAACTTCAGCATTCACTAGTCTATCATATATCCATTCACCAGAAGGATTAATAGTATATTCTACTTCATCTACTAGAACCCAATCGAATTTCTTAAGTTTCTCTTCCTCTAAGATACATAGGTCTGGATCTTTTATTTTCTTTTGATTTAGAAACCCTGAAGTAATTATACATCCAAGATCTCCATCTATTGATGTAGGTAATTTACCACCAAATCTAGACTCGTATCTTTTTACAATTTCATCTTTCGCTTTTTTTCCTGGAGTTATAACTAATACTTTCTTTCCGAGTTCATTATGTGCATAGTTTATAAGAGTTGCTATAGTTTCAGTTTTCATTTTGTTATCTCATAAGTTTTTTATCTTATAATTCTTATTTTATTTAAATAAGATCGGCATATATATTCTTCTAATTAATAGAAGTAGGACACTCATGGGAAGATTATCTCACCTCCTATGCTCTACACTACAAAATTTATATTTGTAGATCGGTATTAGATTTAACCCATCCTTCACCGAATTTGTCCTATAATAAAATTAAGTATTTTTACTTAACTCGGCAAATTTTTTATATTTTCTCTCTAAATAAACAGTTGCATTTTTATATAATAAATTTCCTACATCAACGGCTTTACTACATTCACTAACTATTTGATAATTATTAATTCCTTTCTTAGATGATCTCGTTGATAATAATTTTCCAAACTTATTTTTAAAAATATCCTGAATTTTAGATAGAAATTCTTTTGTTCCTAAAATATCTATCCTTAATTTATTTCTACTAGTATTCGTAATATTTCCGTCTCCATCTATATATCCCCTAATAAATGAATATACTAAATCATTATTAGAAAATATTTTTAATGATGGGAATACTAATATTAACGACTTATTAGGTACACAACCTAATTCAATTAATCTATTGTGAAAATGTTTGTCGGTTATTATACATCTACATCTAAAATACTCTTTATTATTTATAGAAGCCGCTTTACTTACCGTTATAGATCTTTTATTTTTAAGGAATTTATTAAATTTCTCTAAATGTTCTTTATCACTAGCTTTTAATGATAACTCTACTGAATTATTATATTTACTATTAACAAATCCATCTGCATATAAAAATCCTAACCAATAGGCTTTTTCATCAGAATCTATATTATCAAATACTGTATTATCAAAATATAATTCTTCTTTTGGAATTGTTAATTTATATTTTTTTAAATAATTATATAAAGTACTTTTAGAAACATTTAATTCTTTAAGAAGATCTTTACATCTATAACCTTTTTCAATCAAAGAAGTAAGATCTTCTATTTTTAACTGTTTTGATTTTGTCATGTTATTTAGATTTAAAATTATTTACCATATCCGGTATTGGTTTGAATAATCGCTCTCTTATATTTTAACACATGTAACATATCCTCATTCTGATAATCCCTAAGATTTGGAAATGGATAGGTTCGATAATAATCTGCAAATATTGTTCTAAGAATTGTATTATAATCTGTATCACTTAAGATAGGTTTAAATACATTAGCAATATAAGCTGCCCATCCCATTCCTAAGATAAAAGTATATATTCCTTTCTTAGGTCCGCATGATCTAGGGTTATCATAAAGTTTTGCTATTTCTTCAGTTGTATTCCAAGATTTCAACCAAGGGGAATACTTAGTTACTTTTCTTTTAAATTCTAAAAGACATTTTACACTAGGGTCATCAGTTTTTATTACTATTTTATTTATAGTATTATCTATTGATGCTGTTATCATTTTATTTAATCCATTGTAAATTATTTCCAGCCCTAAGTTTTCGTTTCATACATTCTTCTGGATCTTCTCCATTAGATTTTATGATATTAATAGGGCAATAATCTATTCTTTTTCTTATTTTTTTAGCCACACTCATAGATTTTTCAGTATCATCTAAGTAACATAAAATTTTTTCAGGAACGTACTCACTAAGAAAATCTAATTGATAATCTGATATAGAACTTCCCAAAACTGCAAAAGGTATATAATCAGGTGCCATAATTAAAGCAGCTATAGCATCATATACCCCTTCCACTACTATTATTTTTCTTAGACCTTGACCATGATCTATTACATAAGGAGGCTTTGCTGATATTTGTGGGAAAAGATATCTAATTTTTGTCTTTCCAGAAAATCTAATCTGGTAATAAAATACTTCCCCATGATATTTAAATGGCATTACTACATTTCCATCAACAAATTTAAAGTCTAGGAGTTTATAGATGTCGTTCATAAAAGGATGTCTACTCATTAGATAATCATAGCCTCTTTGATCAAAATTATCAAATTCATTCCAGTATTTATCTAATGTCCATATAGGATCTTCTGTAAGTTTAACTACATTTGGATGACCTGAATATCCATAATACAATGACATAAAATCAGGTACTTTAAATGATGTATCAACTTCATCAGACACATGTATATAGGCTCGATTACATACAAAACAAGTACCAACAGTTAAGTCAGTTTTTATATATAATTTATGTTTTGTATGTCCAGAATCTCTACAAAATGGACAATGAATAATATAGTGTCCTGTTGAATTTGCATGAGGTTCTACTTCTTCCATACTAGATACTCCATAAAAATCTTTAAGAAGTTCTTCGAAGTTACAAAACACTAATACACGTCCATCTTTTAATTTTACTTCTTTATAGTCTACCATAATTTTTATAATGAAACTGACATGATAAAATACTTTCCTTTCTCAGTCCATCTTCTTTGATTGTGAGGTTTTCCATCCTTCCCAACAATCATTACATCTTTTGTTAATCCAAGAGTATCGTAAGGAGATCTTAGGAACCATTTATTACCTTGATGATATATAATATTCTTTGCTTCTAGAATACTATAAATATCTTTGCTAGACTTACATAAATTTAATCCTTTCGTAATTTCAGTCATAGTATATAGACTTTCTGAGGTAGAAAGAACCAGATTTGCAAAGGTTACTAAATCCTTTTGGGAATCTAATATATTCTTAAGGTAAATATTTTCGTTATTAGATTCAATTAATTTTTGTTGAATATCCATATAAGCTCTTTCAAACGATTCTCTAGATTGATCAATAATAGAATATCCATTAATCATTATTTCCTTTATTCTATCATTACACCAAATAGAGAACATAGGATTTAACCATCTAGCGAATTCTAGGGCTACGTTTTCATGTAGCCAAGTTCCCTGAAATTTTGGCACACCTCCTTGAATTTTTACAATTAAATCCGTTATGGGAATTCCCATAACGCTTTCTAATGCTTTCAGAAATTCTTTTGTAGATTTCTGTCTATACCAATCAGCAAATAGCTTCCCAAAAGGTTTAGCCATTTCAGTTGCATTAATCATTGTTCCCTTACCATCTCCTCTTAATGAAAAATTAATTTCATTGTTATCAAATTTAAAGATAAAACTTCTATCTTCCATGATATTTATACTCTTGAAATAAAAATGGAATCCCTTAGATAAAATTCTATGAGATTCCAATAGTTTATAATACTTTATTTATTTTTTTCCTCTTTAGTTTCAGGTACTGATTTTTCTTTCTCTTTTTCAGCCGGTTTTGTTGGAGTTGCTGCCGGTTTTTTATCTACTGGCTGCGGTTCTTTTTCTTTTTCCTTATTACAAACACAAGGATCTTGATTACACTTCGGACATTCTTTTGGTGCAAAACGTTCAATAGCTTCATCAAGGGATTGAACTACAAAACCTACTGATCCTGATACTCCTGCACACATATTTATTTCAAATGGTCCTGATACAATTAATGCTAGTTCATTGTAATCATAAGAACTTACTAGTAAACTTAGAAATTCATTACTAGGCATAATATCACCAGAAACAGAATGTGCTGGGATAGTAATTCGTTGAGTACCTGATAAAGGTAAATTAATTTGTGATTTTGTTCCGTTATAAACTCTCATAATTTTTATTTATTAATGTTTTCTATTTTATTTTCCGGGGTACACAACTAACTCCGGATTTTCTCAATTATTAGGGTTTGAGTTCTCAAGGACTGTGTTTTTATCATCGGGCTCTTCTATAAATACTGGAAGATCAATTTTAGGAAGTGCACAAAGAAAATGTTTAGATTCAGTTTTTTGAGAATTTTTCTTTTTAAAGAATCTTTTCTTTTTTTCTTCGATTACTCTATGCACTAAAATTCCAGAGATTAGTTTTCCCGTATTTACTATATGAATATTCCATCCATCAGTTTCCGGAAATTTCATTCGAAGAGCTGATAAAACTTGATACCTTACTATAGCATATTTAGATTGAAGAGTAGCATCTTTCGGAAATTCTGTAACCTCCAAAAGATCATCCACAAACATTTCTAATTCCGTTCTTAATTTCGGATCAACTCCATCAACAATATTTACTGGAGAACCTAGATTTATATTAATATCTTCTAAAGGAAATAAATACTCAGGAGAATCTACACTTAAAACTAGATTCTTATTAAATATTAATGAAGTATCCACAACTTTCTTAAGTGGTTTATGAAGTCTAGACACATTCTTTTTAAGGGAAAATTTACTAGAACATTCAGATCCAATTATATTATCCTTTATATACAACATTGATTCTTTGGATAAAATCAAATCACGTCCAGATAAGAATATAACAGAACAATAATTTCCAGCAAAACCAAGAAGATAAGGAATAGTAAAGCTAGAGATTACAGATGCTGAGTTAATATATCCGCCGAGAGGATTAAAGCCAAGTAAATCTATTGCATTTTCCTTACAGTAATTAACAATATCATAATTAAAATTCAAAGGACATAAATCAAGAGAGACGAATTTAATTTTCTCTTCAATAGCTTTTTCTATGGCTTTGAGATCTTCGGCGGTCTTTGGATTCTTTACCCCAAACTCTCCAATTATTTTATATTCCCTAAGTTGTTTAATAGTTTCTTTAATAGTTTCCAGATTTTTAAGAACTACTTCAGAATCTATCAATAACAAGTCGACTTTCTTTCTTCCAAGTTCAAGAAGATGCCCAAGGAGTGCTCTTTCAGGATTATCTAAAAAATCAATAGAAGTGATTAAGCTACTTTCTGAAAAACTCTTTATAAATTCAGAAATCAAAAAATCATTATTAGCTGAGATAGATGTATGAAAATAATCAAAAGAGTATTCATCTTCAGGATCTACCCACGGTTTAATGGTCATATTCGAAGTATCTAACCCTACCCCTTGTACTTTAAATTTTGTTGATGTTGTTGTCATAAAATAGATATATTAATTATGTTATTAGATAATGTTTCATTTTTCTCAGGGAGCCAAGAGATATTAATTATTGGTTCTTTTTCAGAATTTAAATTAATACTGTTCTTAAGAAATACTGAATCCTTAAATACTTTACAAGCTCCAAGTAATTCTAAGAAAATAGAAAATACAAATCTCATATAATTCTTATTTCTTAGAAGAATTAATTTTATTATAGTATAATCTTGATAACTTATTTCTTTTAGATTTACTGGCTCTTCTGTTTTAGTATCAATAACTTTAAATATTGATTTTGTATCATAACCTTGAGTATTGAAAAACTTAACACAATTAGGAGAATTATCTAATTTTAATCTTTTTGTTTTTCTATTTGAATTAAGATTAAGAATATTATATCTACTAAAATGTTGTTTATCGTAAGGAACGATTTCAGGGAAAAGAATTTTATAATTATTAATCTCTATATTATTCTTTCCTGATACTATTCTATATTTCTCTGATAGATTTACTATTTTTATACCAGTCAAATTCGGAATAGATATAATTTTTGGATATCCCGGTACCCAATCTAAAAACCATATATCATTTCGATTCGGAAGATCTAGTTTACTTAGAACTTTCTTGAATTCTAAATAATCATGAGAATAGGTAGCTAAATGGTAAATACTATCAATCAAGAATAGTTGTAAATATCTATCACTAAGAATATAATCATAAAAAGATTTTATATTCTTTATAATAGTTTTAATTAATTCTTGTTTTTCTGTCTTCTTTGTAATAGAGTTACTACATATTCTACAAGGAAGATAATAAAAATCTTTAATTAATGTAGATAATGGACCTCTATATTTATTACATCTAAAGCAAAAATTATCAAGATCTTTTTGATGTGTTAATTCAATTTCACAATACTCTTGATAACTTAAAAAATGCTCTTCGGATAGATGTTTTTCAAATTCTATTGGATCATTACTTTTGAATCCACACCAAATACATTCCATTTATTTTAAATTATATAATCCTGTATCAATAAATTGTTGCTTTAAATCATTTGCTAAAATTTGCATATCTGGATGAGCATCTTTAGCACACCTTAATGAAAAGAATCCAGCTTTTTCAGGAGTATCTTCAGAAGGAATATATGTAAAATCCTCAATGTAACCAGTCATACATAGTTCGGTTTTTATATCATTTGGAAGTAATCCTCTAGCTTCTTCTGGTTTTAGTTTTTCTCCTTCGTCAGTAGAAGTTGCATATAAATAATCGATCTCTGTATTCCTCCATGATCTATCAAAAGTTGCAATAGTTCTATCCCATACTGTAAGATCTTCCCATAATTCCTGCCCATCTATGTCATGAATATAACTTCGAGATAATCCTGTTTGAGAATCTATAGTTGATGCAATATCTTCTCTAACTCTATATATCCACTGAGGAAGAATAAAGGTAAGTTCCCCTCCAAATCTATCTTTTGAATAATTTACATAACGTTGAGATTCTTGAAGAAATGAAAACGCTCTCATTACTTATTTCTTTTTCAAGAAAAATTGGACTATATCATCATCTTTTATTATCAATAAGATGTCTAGTACTTATTAGTCTCTGAACCATTCAATTCTATTGATTGATTTGGATGCTGGTTAGTATAATCTAATACTTTTCAGCAATTCTCTAGATTATTCTTGTAGTGTCTCCACTACTTGGCACAAAACGTTCTATGCCGAACAAGTTCATGAGATATACCTCTACTACAGATCCATCTAGTTGTGACTCTGTGATAATGGTTTTCAGTAGGTTCACACCAATATTTTTTCATAACTCCTTCTAGATTATGTTGATAAATAATTCTTAGATCTGTAGTAACCTCATAAGTTCCAGTTACTGAGTTATGATACCATCTAGTGTAAGGAGCAGTTTTGAAAAAGATCTCCAAGTAGTATCTATCCTCTTCTGGGATACTGAGATATACAGTTCCTGAGTTAAAAACCGCCCAATGACCTCTAGAAAAAAGCATGTTGTCAAACCTTTCCCATGAATCTTCTGTGATTTTATCTTCAGATTTATAAGCCAATCTTCCAATTTTCTCTACATGTTTCATTAATCCATCCACCCCAGGTTGTTGAGGGAGAATGGATACACTTGATTTTACGATTTTCATATTGTTTTTTATTGTTTAATGATTACATCTATAAGTTCTTCAAGGTTCTAGAAGAGCAAAAAGAAGACCTAACACCTATTTCTAAGTGCTAAGTCTTCTGAGTTTTTAACCTTGGCTACTGTTTAATTCTGCAGTAACCTTTTGAATTCTCTCCCTAATAATTTTCTTATAATGATAATCGGGAAATCTCATACTTGTAATCTGAGTTCCTCCCTTCTTTGTAGTGGATATAACAGCAACTGGTTCCATATATCTTGTCATTACATCGATACATTGTTTGTAAACACCAATTAATTTCTTCTTTGCCTGTTTTTCTTTTCTACTCAATTTCATTTTTACAAATTTTTTAAGTTATTATTACATTTATAAGATTTTTAAAGGTTTTGAAAGAAATCAATAATGCTTTTAGATTTTCCCTGAGATTCTTATATATGATATTATTAATAAAAATAAATTTAAAACAGAAAATTATGGATCCTTTATTTGGAATGATTTTTTATTTTAGTATAGCTATAACAATTAGCTTTATTTGTAGTGTTCTTGAGGCGACGTTATTAAGCACACCAACTTCTTTTATTCAGTCCAAAATCGATTCTGGTTCTAAGGCAGCAATAAAATTTATGAAGCTTAAAAATGAAAGAGTGGATGATGCTATTTCTGCTATTCTAACACTAAATACTGCTGCTCATGCAGTAGGTACGAGTTTAGCTAGTATAGAGGCAGTTGAGATTTTTGGGATGAAAAATTTTGCAATTATTTCTGGAATAATGACTTTTTTGATATTAGTACTTAGTGAATTAATACCAAAATCACTCGGAGCACATTATTGGAAAAGAATGACCTCAATTACAGCTAACATATTAACTTGGATAATTTATATAACATATCCTATAGTCTGGATATCAAGATATGTAATGGCTATATTCTCACCAAAAACAGAAGAAGCAACTGTTTCTCGAGAAGAAATATCTAGTATGGCAACAATTGGAGAACGAGAGAAGATATTTACAGGAAGAGAAAGTAAAATAATTAAAAATCTACTTGCTCTTGATAAATTAACTGTTGGAAATATAATGACTCCTAGAACTGTTGTAAAATCTTTTGATGCTAATACTTTTCTTAAGGATTTTCCAGATGAATTTGAATTTTCTAGAATACCAATATGGGAAGATACTGAAGATAATATAGTCGGAATAGCATATAAGTCAGATATATATCAAGATTATGATGTTTATCAACCAGGATTAACAATAAAACATACAGATTATGATTCTGATATTATATTTATTCCAGATTCATCTAGTGTTAATGTATTGTTCGAAAAATTTCTTAAAACTAAACAACACTTAGCAATAGTAGTAGATGAGTATGGAACATTTGTTGGAGTAGCTAGTTTCGAAGATGTTATAGAAAATTTACTCGGAATAGAAATAGTAGATGAGACTGATACTGTAGAAGATTTACAAAAATTAGCAAAAGAAAAATGGGAAGAACGAAAAAGATCTATGAATGGTTAAAGGATATATTATGGATAATAAATCGCCAGAAAGATAAGGATTATATTAAAATCAATGAAAAGATTAATATCATCAAGAAAAATATATCAACTGGAGAGATTGATTTTTATCCACAAATAACCTATAGGATTGGTACTAAAGTTAAAGTATATATTCCTATAAATGATGCTTGGATGTTTGATTGTGCTGAATTTATTGGGACAGTACTTGGATCTTATATTTCTAGTAAGAAAGAAGCAATGTCTGATAACGATATAACGTACTTAATTTATGCAGAGTATTATGAAGTTGCTGGACGTCGTAAATACTTGAATAAAGTTCTTCAGATTAGTTCTCAAGATTGTACAATTTGTGGAATCAATGAAGAAAAGAAGAAAAAAGGAATATATACAGTAAAAGATATGTATAATGATATAAAAACATTTTGTAATAATAGTTGCATTTTATCTGATGAATGTAGCGAAGATTGTCCATTCTACCATTATGAAGCAAATAAAACTAGGAAGAAACATTTATCCTGATATTGAGTTATCTGAAGTTGATAAGTTCTTATTTCAGTATGGAATAAAAATGGGATTCTTATTTGATGATGGAGTAGAATTCTTTATTCCAGATCATATAATGACCAAAAATTATCCAGGGGACTTATCATTTTATCGGGAAGGTTTTAATAATCCAGATCTAATATTTGTAATATCTTTTGGAGAATTATTATTTCTGGATGGGGTTACAGAAAAAGAATTATTTAAAATACCAATATATGATTAGTAAATGGTTTGAAGTTAGTGTTGATTTATTTAATATAATTTTTGATACTTACTGGAAAAATAAAAAATCTTGGACATATGATAATATTATAGAAATTCAAAATCCAAGATCTATCCTAAGTGATCAACCATCTGAAAGATTATACTTAGGATATAAAATAAATATAGAAGATTACAAAAATGTTTTCACTAATTTTCTTAAGATACATACTATAGAAGCTCTTAAGGAATCAGGTTGTACAGTTCCTAATACTTACATGTCTATATGTATGATAACTAGTTTAGGACCTGATATTATACCTCTTCAACATGTGGATAAGCACTATAAGATTGTACTAGATACATGTTATGGAGAAGATCCACATCATCAACTTGAGAGTTTCTTACAAAGACCATTAACATCTTGGTATGTAAAAGAGAATGATAAATATATAATTGGAGGAGAGTATCCAGTAGAAGATAGGTTTATAAGATTTAGGTTAATTGATTATACATCATGGAAAGAAATGATTGAAAAATATCAAAAAGAAGATGTATTATCCTATCTTTATCCAGAAGATGATATTCCTAAAAAATTATTAATGTTATCAGATCAGAATCCCTCAAAGCCTTATATGTGAAAAGATAATAGATCATAAGTGAAATGTCTACTCGAAGAAAAACTCGGGTAGACTTTTTATTTAAAAAAAAAATAAGAATATGGAAAAAATTATTAGAAAAATTAAATTACAATTAAAGGCAACAATAACTAGGTTTATTTGTTGGTTAAGTTATGGAATGGGGTGTTATAGAAGTGTACCAAATACCCTAGAGATTTATAGAAGTTATACATTCGACAACTTAAAAAAAGAATTAAATATATTACTGGAGATATATAGCCTTACCGAACTTGATTGTGAATATCTTAAGAAAATAGTATCTGTTAGGGCGTCTTCTGGAATTCTTAGATTATTGGAAATGCATGAAAATAAGAAAATGCAAATAACCTATAATCATCTAGAATTAAAGAAGATGATTGAAGACACTTTGGGTATAAAAATTGAAGAGATGGATTGGGGTGAATATAGATATCAACAGAAACTAAGACCATTGTTTTTATGGAATATAGGAAATGGTGAGAACGAAATAAAAAGAAAGCTTGAATTGTATAACATAGTATTATTAGTAATGGAGGAAGACTAAGGTTTTCCTCTTCATTTTTCTCCTTGAAATTCTTATATATGAAATTTAAATTAAAAAATATGAAAAAGAAATTATTAACATTATTAGCGTTAACAACATTATTGTTAGTAAGTTGTGAATCCGTTGAAAAGGTCGAAGATGTTAGTTCTTCAACAACAGTAACAATTAATCTTCCTAAAGGCGAAAAGTTTATAGATCTTAAACCAAATAACAACTCTTTAATAACTTCTGATACTTTAGGAAATATTAATGTATATTTATATTCCTCTACCAATAAAAATTTAATATTAATTTATAAAATAAAACAACAATAAAAAAGAGAACATTAATATTTTGGGGAATTATAATCATAGCTGTAGCATATATAGTATTTGTATTTATTTTCCCAGAGAATAAAAGAACTGTATTGTTTGGAGGAACTATGGAAGTAAAAGTAGAACCTGGCCAAAAAGTAATAACAGCTACATTTAGAGGAACTAGTTTATTTTATATGACTGAACCTATGGACTCTGGATATATACCTAAAACAAAAACCCTCCATGAAAAATCCGGCCGTGGTATAATCGAATCTGAAGTTAAATTTATAGAAAGAAGATGATAACGAAATATAATAGTAGAAATCGAGTATTTAGTATAACTCTCTCCCAAGAAATAATGGAGAACTACTTAAAGAAACGCGGATATCAAATTTCTACATTCTCACAAGTAGCTAAGGATTTTGGATATACGGCCGGAGAACTTATGGAGGAATTAAAACTATATCCTAGTACGTTTGATTATAAAATAGCATACCTCCCAGAAGAAAAAGAGGAAGTATATCGAAAGTTTATAAAAATTATAGAAGAACGAAGAGAAAGAGAAGATACTAAATATTTTTCTGGAGGAAAATGGTTTTGGTATAACTGTGCGGAACTTGATCTCTTAAATCATATAGTAGATCTTAAAGCGAGAGCAATTATGAAGTCTGAATTTATAGAACGTATTATAAATTATGATTGAAGCTATAGAATTATTAACAAAACTAGAATGTGAAATTGATTTATTAATTAAATTATTAGGATATGAACAGAAATAAAAAAGCGTTAGTTATCTTTCATAGGGTAGATTTTGATGGAACATCCAGTATGTGTATAGCAGTAAAATCACTATACGATGAAGGGTACCAAGTAGATAAAACCGGATATAATTATGGAGATGAAATTCCAGAAATGTATGTAGATAAGAATGGAAGACCCCATGACCTGATCTGTATGGTTGATATAAGTTTCCCTCCTGAAATTATGTTACAGGTTTGGGAACACTATGGAGATAACTTTATATTCATAGATCATCATGTATCATCCATCGAAAGTTCTATACAAAATAACTACACCGGAATTAAAGGTATTCGTGAGATTGGACCAGCTGCTTGTGAATTAACTTGGAGATTTTTCTGTCCAGGTCAAGATATTCCAGAATTTATTCGACTTCTTGGAGTATATGATACTTGGAGAAAAGATGAAGTTGGAGAGGATGATTGGCAAGATGTAATACTTCCTTTACAGAGTGGTTTGAAATTTAAATATGGCTTAAATCCTGATACGTGGCTCTATGAATTTCCTAATCTATGTTTCTGGGAAGATAGATTGACAGAAGTAATAGAACTTGGAACTATTCTTAAACAAAATCAGGATAAAATTAATAAAGGAGTAGTTAAATCATTCTCATTTCCCGTTACTGTTGCTGGAAAATATAGAGGAGTTTGTGTAATAGGAACTGCATTTTCAAGTACAGTCTTTAATTCTGTCTTAAATGATTATGATATTTATATAGTATGTAATCGAAGAGATAAAGGAGTATATAGTATATCAATGTATAAAGAACCTGATCGAATTCCAGAATTTAGTTGTGCTGGATATAGAGGCATTATTTTTGGACATAAAAGTGCTGGAGGTGGTACTTTAAACTTTGAACAATTCAAGACTTTAATAGAGGATTGTGAAATTTAAAACTTATAAGAACCAAGGATTTATTTCCTTGGTTTCTTTTTTCTTGATACATTTTTATGAGGACTAAGGAACCCTTTATCATACCTTCCGTTCACCACTAAAGGGTTCACTCCAGGGCCCTACGGGCTCTAGATTGAATAAACTATATAGGGAATAAATAGATTATAAGAATTCGATCTCCTCCCAAAGGGAGATCGAATATATTAAGTGGAACTTTTTTAATCGAAAATAGATTTACTTTATATATGGTCAAATATGTCCTATTTAAATGACAATTTTGCGCTTCTACTAACTTTAAATCCTTACAATTGAATGAAGATTATAAAGGGTATCCCTAGTCTTCAATTTTATGTAACTGGATTCTGTATTAAAAAGAATCTATAATAAATTAAATTAATTAAAAACTTTATAAAATTATGACTAAAGATAAAATTATTGTACCTAGAGGAATTAGGTATATAGGAGAGTGGAAAGATTTCTGCTTTTCTAATTTTCTAAGTAAATGTATTATTAATAAACAATTACCTGGATGTGGTTTTACTGAATACTGTATTAATGGTCCTGAGAATGTAATACTTTGTTCTCCTAGAAAAATGCTTTTAAAGAATAAATATGATCAACATAAAAATGATATTTATTTAGTAATTAATGAGATGGATAAAGATCCAGATGTGGATAAGGATATTAGTAAGGATATTAAAAATCCTAATTTAGATGAAGATTATCAAGAAAAGAAAGATAATTCTGAGATCTATGAAAGATTATATAGAGAAATTGATACTTATACCTATCAAAGATATCTAAATAATCAACCAGCTAAGATTCTAGTAACATATGATTCATATAGAATCGTTAAAGATATTCTTGAAAAAATTAGAATATTTGATAGGTTTATAACTATAGTAGATGAGTTTCAGAGTATTTTACACGATTCTAGATTTAAAAGCAATACTGAAATGGGATTTTTGGAATATCTTAAACAATCACCTACTGCATACTTTGTATCAGCTACTCCTATGATGGATGAATATCTAGAAATGTTAGATGAATTTAAGGATCTCCCATATTATGAATTAGATTGGTATAGTTCAGATTCTAGTAGAGTAATCAAACCTTCATTAAAAGTACTTACAATGAAATCAGTAGGTACAAAAGCAGAAGAAGTAATTCAATCCTATCTATCAGGAGATTTTGAAGAAGTTGTTGTTCTTAGAGATAGTGTACCTACTAGAGTAATATCAGACGAAGCAGTATTTTATGTAAACAGTGTTAATCATATTATATCTATCATCAAGAAAAATGAATTAACTCCAGAACAATGTAATATATTATGTAGCAATACTCCAGAAAATCTAAAGAGAATACAAAAGAAATTAGGAAAAGGTTTTACTATAGGAGAAGTACCTCTTAAAGGAGTTAAACCTAGGATGTTTACCTTTTGTACTAGAACGGTTTACTTAGGAGCAGATTTTTATAGTTTATGTGCACGTAGTTTTATATTCTCAGATTCTAATTCAGACTGTTTAGCAGTTGATATTGCAGAAGATCTTCCACAGATACTAGGTAGACAAAGGTTGTTTAGTAATCCTTGGAACAATTCAGCAACTTTTTATTATCGTACTACAGCAGATTATAGAGAAATGAAAGAGTCTGATTTTCAGAAAATTTTAAATAAGAAAACAGAAACTACAGAAAACTTATTATCAGTATATAATAAAGGAACTGATGAAGAAAGATATGATTTAGCGAAAAATTATTTATATGTAGCTAAGTCAGCAAGTTATAAAGATAATTATGTAGCAGTAAATAAAATAATTACCAGTACAGGTAATATTATTTTAAAACCTGTTATTAATCAGCTTGTAAAAGTTAATGAGATTCGAGCATTTAAAATTCAGCAAATTGATTATAAAGATAGATTTAGTGTATTTAGTAGTGTACACTCTAAACTTACTCCTGATGATATAGTAAATAGGGATGTAACTAGATTTTTCTGTATTTATGATACTTATACTACAATTCATGATAAACTTAAAATGTTATGTGAATATCCTGTTTCTAGAGAAGTGATAGATATAGTTCTTGGACAAATAGCAGATTCTGATGAAGTTAAGTCTTATTATCTGTCATTAGGTCCTACTAAACTTAAAGCGTTATCATACAATTCTCATAAAATAAAGAAAGAGCTTGGAATAGTAACATTTAGTCCAGAATTACTTAATAATACAATTCATCAAAACTTTAATCCAGGAGAGAAATATACACTATCTAATCTTAAAGCAAAACTAGGAGATTTATATTCTAGTATTTCTTATACTGCAGTGCCAAAAGCTAATGATATTTTAAATTACTTTGAGGTAAAAGAATATAAATCTACTGAAGTTGTAGATGGAGAGAAAAAAAGAGTAAGAGGTTATGAATTATTATCTAGAAAGGAGGTGTGTTAATTATGAAGTTAGGTAAATTAATTTCTAAAGCAATATCTTGTATAGATTCTTATATTAATCCACCAACAGAAAAAGAATTAAAAGATAAGCATAAGACTGAGTTTTATGTCTATATATCCCAATTTCCTGGATTTATGGCAATGAATATATTAGATGAAATTGAGGAACTCGAAATGGATATTTTATCAGAGGATTATTATAATATAAGAGCTGGAAAAACGTGGAAGGTTCTTATATTATATCAAGGAACTTCAGATTGTTTGGGAAATATAAATAAAGTTCTAAAAGAAGATTTGGAATATTTTAGGAAACGAGTGATAAAATTAAATGAAACGTACTTAAATGGGGAAGTTTCAAGTATGGAAAATTATGATAGAAAAATACTTAGATGGTGTTTTCAATCAGAAGATCCAGAATTTAGTAGTAAATTTTTTAAATATTTAAATAAGTTGTTAAATGGTAATAAAACGTAAATTATTCTCTAAAGAAGTAGAGAGAAAGAAATCTGATAAAGGATGGGATGCTGCTTTAGGAGCTGGTATTGGTGCTACAGCTGGAGTTGCTGGTAAAATGAAGCTTGAGAAGATTAATTCAATTAAGAAATTAAAAAATGCTACTAATGCTAGAATAAATAAAGTTCATGACTATCGAACTGAGAAAGTAGAAACAGAGATGCAAAGGAGATAGAGTTGCAGATATTGTTAGAGGAAAGAAAGAAAAATAAATATAAAAATTAAATTATTATGTCAACAAGAAGTACTATTTCAGTTAAGATACCTACTGAAATGATTGGAAAGGTATACGAGAACATTCATGGACATCAAGTTTATCTAGGAGGAGAGTATATGGTTATTTACTGTCACTTTGACGGTTATTTAGATGGTGTTGGAGAGATTTTGCAGTGTTATTATGATTCATTTGAGAAAGCTTTTGAGTTAATTCTAGGTGGTGATATCAGTTCCATCGCAGAGTCTCTTGAGGGTTGTGACTATTATGTTCGAAGAGGTGAGAGTTGGGAGAATAGCAAACCAGCTTTTTCAGATAAACCACCTAAGAGAGTTGAAGAGTATTTATATATCTTCGAATCAGGAAAGTGGTATGTTTATAATGGGTATAATTGTAATGGACCGCTGGAGGATTATCTCAGCCCGGAAATCTCTTCAAAAGATGACATGATTTCGTTACCTAAGAATTTTTGTTATTATTTACATGGTTATTTATCTGGGCTGTCATCTACCCAGCGAGAAGATAAAGGACTTGATTCTATAATTAAAACATTGGAGGGTTATTTAGATGTTTAGAGTAATTATTTGTGGTTCTAGAGAATTTGATGATTACGATCTTCTTAAGGAGAAGTGTGATCTTATTTTATCAAGAAAAGCAGCAGACCCAACGGAAAAGATTGTGATTGTTAGTGGATGTGCTAGAGGTGCTGATAGACTTGGAGAAAAATATGCTGAAGAAAAAGGTTATGAAGTTTTGCGTTATCCAGCTGATTGGGATAGATATGGAAAAAGTGCTGGGTATAGGAGAAATAAACAAATGGCAGAAGTGGCTAATGCATGTATAGCTTTCTTTAGTTCGGTTGCAGAGAATAAAGGAACTAAGAATATGGTATCTCTTGCAAGGAATATGAATCTTCTTGTAAGGGAGGTAAAAGAAGAGGATTAAAAGCCTTATATATGTAATAAAAATAAATGTGAGAAATAATATGAAAACAGTAAAAGTAATTGTAGGTACCTCTGTAATTATTGGAGGTATATATTTAATATATAAAGCAGTTAAGAAGACGAATAGTGTAATAGATGGTGTTTCAGAAGTAAAAAATAAGATGAACACTTTTATACAAGATCAAGCAATTAACTGGATGAAAGATATTAATAAGAACTTAGAAACAAAAATAAAGGAAAAAGAAGACAAGTTACTAAACGATAAAGAAAAGAATTAACGGGTTCTTTTAAGTTTGTAATATTGTTGTACCCTATTTAGTCCATCGGTCTGTGAAGATAGATGGATTTTATTTTTCTTCCTTTTTGAGTCCTTTAAAGCCTTATTAATGTAGAGAAAGAAACTCCTTAAGCTAACAATGAAATAGCTTAGGGAGATTTTTTATTAATAAACTTAAAAGAGAATAAAAATGGAAACAGGAGAAATTACAAGACAAGCAAAACAAAGCTTAACTATCTTTAAAAAAACAACTTCATGAATGTCAGTGTAGAGAGAATCGATTAAAAGAATATTATGAAAAGAAGTGGCTGACAAAGAAAGAGTTTTTAAAGAAAATAAGAAAGCAGAGAAAGAAAAGAGCAGAATTTGCAGAAAAGTATCTCACTAAATATAATGAATTTAAGAATCTTGGAGAAAAGATGTCACTAGAGCAAGAAAATTATGCTAGGGATGCAGATATAATAGTAAGTAGTTGGTTTATAATAACTCACCAATCATTACCTAAATTATTTATCTTAGCTGGAATGGTATCTGTTATAATGAAGAAAATAACTAAAGATTTTTGGTTATTGAGTGAGAAGAAAAAAGAGAGGGAAATTTAATCCCTCTCCATTTATTTTTTTTATTTAAAGCTTACAACTGGGAACTTAGCCGCGTCATAAGATAAACAGTAATCACTTTCTGGACCAGCTACAGCATCTTGACATACCATAACTACTTGACTTTCATTTTTAGTGCCACAAACTGAAGCAGGATCAGCTGGATTAATCTTTACTCCAGCATGAACTAAATTATTAAAGTTAACAGTAATCTTACCGTCACCAAACAAGTTATTAGCATTAACTTCTTCTTCAGTCTTATTAGTATAATCTTCGCAAATCAAGAAACCTTGCCATGGAGCTCTAGTTTCCCATTGATCTACAGTACAGTTATTAATATTAACAACTACACCAGAAGCATTAGACTTATTACTTAATCTAAGAGCATTACTGATCTTTTCGAAATAACAGTTATTCAATGTAATAATAGCATTGTCTTGAGTACCTAATACTAAGATAGCATTATTACTGAATTCACCTTGGAATTTACAATTATCGAACAAGATATTTTTCGGAAGTACAGAATTGCTTGCTAGACCAATCTCAATACCGTTATAAACTTCAGATGCATCAAATACCATATCTTTGAATACGATAAATTCAGCATTATTTACGCTTATTACAGTATTTCCATTAGCTTTCGGGAATGAACCTGAAATATTTAGATCTTTGGCTTCTACATCACCAGCATTCAATTTAAGTCTAGCATTATCACTTACTTTAATTGATTTTAATGAGATAGACTTACCAACGATTTCAGCATTTTCATTAATAGATCCTGATACGATATAATCCTTAGAAGAATCTTTCAATTCACCAGCAGAACCGTCAACACTTACAACTTCAGTATTTGTTTTAGTAAGAACATCAACTTTACTTTGAAGAATTTGAACTGTTGCATTCAAAGCTTCAAGAGTATTGCTAAGACCAGCTACATCTTTAAGCAATGCAATTTCTTCAGTATTGTTATAAGTAGGACGTTCGGCAGATCCATTAAGATTGACTTCCAATCCAGGAGCGCCAAGATCCACTTTATCCCACTTAGAAACCATGGCAATGTTATGACCTACGCCCTTAGTATCAATACCAGAAATATTATCGTAGTTAGCAAGCTGAATAGTCTTACGACCTTCACCAAATTCCTGATAATTAACTGCATTTTTAGTTGTTTCGGCTAATTCTTCTTTAGTAGCATAAGGTTCCAAATCTACTTCTGGAATAGCATCAATAGCTTCTTTAATCTTACCATCTACTTGAGCTTCATTTTGGAAACCTAGATCGTTTTCAAGTTCAGATACTTTAGTAGGAGCATTACCGATCTTTTCTTCAAGTTCAGAAACTTTAGTATCAGTAGCACTCATATAAGCTTCAAGATCAGATTGAGATGCCTTAAGATTAATATTATCTTGAAGTTCGGCTGCTTTAGTTTCTAAATCTTCTGAAAGAGCAATTCCTTTAGAACCATTAAATAGAGGACGAGGTTCAGATCCAACTAAGTTAAGATCCATACCAGCAGAGCCAATCTCTACTTTATCATCAGCACTTACTTTTGCCAGGTTAAATCCAGCAACACCTTCTGCATTAACACCACTCAAAGAATCACCATTAGCAAGTTCGATAGTCTTAGAACCATCTTCGAGAACTTTATAAGAAATCAATCCTTCTTTTGCAGCTTCAATATCTTCGGTAAGAGCAATTTCCTTAGTATCATTATAAGTAGGACGATCTGCAGAACCATTAAGATTCAATTCAACCCCAGGAGCACCAAAATCAGCTTTATCCCACTTAGACAACATTACTAGATTATGACCTTCTCCCTTAGTATCGATACCAGAAATATTGTCATAATTAGAAAGTTGAATTGTTTTACCTTCACCGAATTCTTGATACTTAACAACACCTTCAAGATCAGCAGAAATACCATCAACCTTTTCAGTAATAGCATCAACAGCAATCTTATCAGCCTTAGAATCAAGACCTTCGTTAACTGTAGCAAAACGATTATCAACACTTTCTGCATCAGCCTTAGTAGCTAATTGTTTAGTAATCGCATCAACTGCTATCTTATCCGCTTTTTGATCAAGTGCTGAATTTATATTTTCTACTGCACTATCAACATCTGCCTTATCAGCTTTAGTTTCAAGAGCAGCCTTAACTTCTTCTATCTGTGCCGAACTAGATTCAACATCACTCAGGTACGCAATCTTATGAGCTTCTTCACCAGACTGACCTGCTTCTTGTACAGTTGGACGTACATCTTTCGGAGTATTGATATTAAATGGGACGCTAGAAGAACCAAAATCAGCTACACCCCAACGATTAAGCTGAACGAGACTAGATGTACCACCTTCTAAGTTACCACCTAAAATAACATCACCATTCTTAAGAACAATAGCTTTACGTTCTGGGAGATTAGAGTCAGCTACATCTTCATATTTAACAGCTTTCTTATTAATAGCATCGATAGAAGAAGCAAGATTTTCATTAACTGTTACTAGGTTAGCAGCAACTTCTTGAACATTCTTCTTAATTTCATTGATACCTTCTACTTTAATACCTGCTTCAGATACACTCAAGTAAGATTCACTGGAAGGATCTAATTTAATAGAGAATCCATTTTCAATCAATTCAATACCATTACCAGCTACGTAAGTATCAACCAAAGAGCTAAGATCAACTACTGAAGTTTGTTCTCCTTCAGAAGTGTTAAATACAAAGGTCAATGATTTATCTTCTGCAGAGTATTCAACAGATTTCAAGAATTGGTCTGCAGGAATATTAATAGTACCAGCAATTTTATCACCTACTTGAAGTTCATAAGTTAAGTCATCTTTCTTAACTAATGCAATAGTTTCCATATTGCCATGAACATCTTCAAGAAGGGCAATTTGTTTGGAATCGTTATAAGTAGGTCTTTCAGCAGAACCGTTTAAGTTGATTTCTACTGAACTAGAACCTAGATCTACTTTATTCCACTTAGAAACCATAGCAATATTCACAGCACTACCATCAGTAGTTTTTCCGCAAATATTATCATGATTGTTTAGGAAAATAGTCTTACGTCCAGGATTTTGTTCAGTTGCTGTATCTTCATATTTAACAGCTTTTTCAAGTTCTGGACGTATCTCATTATTGAGTCCTCCGTTTATGGTGCTGAAACCGTCTGCAACATTCTTATTGATATTATTAACAGCTTCAACAAGATTATTGTTTACAGTTGCAATATCAGCTGCATTTTTTTCAATTTTTCCTTCAAGTTCAGTGAGATCAGCACCTTCACTGTTTACTTTTTCAGCTAATTCATCAATAGCTGCTTGAAGTTTAGCATCGCCTTCTTCACGATTAGTTACTTCAGCTGCAATACCATTATTAATAGTTTCGATAGCCTGAACAAGATTATTATTCAGAGTTTCGATAGAAGAAGCTACATTTTCGTTGATTTGATTTACCATTCCATCAACACGAGAAGCTTCTGATTCAATTTTTTCAGATAACTTAGCGTCACCTTCTTCACGGGCACTAGCTTCTTCAGTTACCTTATTTTCTAGAGCAGAAAGTTGTTCTTGGATATCACCTGTAGACGCGATATCGTATACAACTCCGTCAACACTAATCTTAGAGATTTTTTCGCTCATAATTTATTCTTTCTTTTAATTAAACGTTTAATAAAATTTTCTTAATCATTTACAAGACCTAGGGTAGAATCTTTGTAAGTTACTGTTTCATCGTAGATCATCAATGTATCTGGGGATTTGAAACTTGCATGATAACTATTAGGAAGGTATAATACTCCATTCTTGACATAAATTTTATTATTTTTGTCTTGAGTATCTGGATCTGTACCATTTACTTCCTGAATAGTTTTGCAATAGACTTCATAAATCAGCGGAAGATTGTAACCTATATCCCCGAACGCATTGTAATCACTTCCAGGGTTGAATCCACAACCACAGTTGCAAAAATCATTCATAATATTTTAATAATTATTATATATTAAATAAACACTACACACTTCTTAGGAAAAACAAAAGAACAACTACAAAATTTCTTTTATAATTGTTCTATGTCATGTATTAGGGTTTAGGTTTCCTAGGAGTGCAAAAACATCATTTGGAGAAAGAAAAAAGAAGGGAATTAACCCTCCTTTATTTTTACATTTACGTTTCCAGTTAAAATGAAATAATCTATATCTATATTCCAACAAAGACCATAATGTTCTATTACATCACTTAATTCAATATAAGTATGATAACCAAGATTATATATAGACCTTATTTCTTTTACTGTACGAGTTGCAATATCACCTAATGTTTTCATATTCTTATGTTGAATATCATAATCTACTAAAGTATTAAGTGCTCTACGAGAAAGATTTAAGTCTCTTATACTAGTTTTTAATAATCTCATTCTCTTTTCTTGCTCTTCACTTAAAGTAACATCAATATTTTCTACATTTTTGATTCTCTTAAGTTCAGCTAATTCTATGTCTTTGGTCATGTTCTCTTTTGTTAACTTTTCAAGTTTTTCGAGAACTAGTTTATTGTTATCATATAAAAATTTTATATTATCATTAATATATTTAGTAAAATCACTTTTTGTCAAACCATAAGAATCTGCTAATTTCTTAATTTCATCAACATTCTTTTCTCCTTTTCCTTTATTAATAGAGTTAAGAAAAGTTAAGTATTTCCATAAAATTTCATTGATGCGGTGAAAATCTGAGTTATCATTATAGTAATGAATATTGTCTATTAAAGATGCAATAATTAATTCTTTGCAGTGTGAGTATCTTCTATATCCAATTCTTATAATTCTCGTAACATCTTCTACTTCTTTGATCTCTTTTTTCATTTTTTCGATCTTTTCATCTAGCTGGCGTTCTAATTCTCCTAAATCAGTTGTCTTTTTAGATAAACTGCTTTCCAATAAATCAATCAGAGTTTTCTTATCTACATATGTCATATTTTTAATAACTCTGATAGTAATTAAACCAGATTTACTCCAGTTTGTAATAGTTTGTGTACTTACTTTTGCTAACTTTGCAGCATCAGTTCTTGTAATCCATTTTTCTTTTTTCATCTTCTTTTAAATTTTAATTTATACACTAATAAGGCTTTGAAGAAGAGCCTATTTTCCTTATAAATGATTATGAAATATTTTTATTATGAAAAGAATAAAACAAGTAATTAGAAAAAATCTACCTGAGACTAATAGTAGTTCGTCTCACTCTGTAGTAATCTGTGTTGATCCTAATTCATTGGTTGATACACTTCCTATGGATTCAGAGGGAGTTATACATGTTCCTAGAAGATCTGAATCATTTGGTTGGGAGTATGAAAAATATAATGATCCAATGACTAAACTTCAGTATGTATGTGGTATAATTTGGAAATATAAGAGTAATCGGAAGAAAGTAAAACTCTTAAAAGAAATTGTCCTAGGATATACTGGAGCAAAGGATATAGTATTTGACTGGGAAGAAAACAGGTCAAATGATGATGTTGTTGAAGAGGATGAGGATTATTACTGGGATTCTGGTGCTCCTGAGATAGATCATAATAGTTCTGATATATTTCCTGAAATTATGGAATCAGCTAGATCAATTAAGAATTTTATATTTAATTCAAGATCTTGGCTATATTTAGGAAATGATAATTCAGATGCTCCAGAGGGTTTCTATGAAGAAGAAACTGATGACCCAGAAATTATCGTTAGTGTTGATTATGGAGGAGATATAGGTAGAGTTGATTTTGAATATAATAAATCAGTAGGTTGTGATATAGAGAATTATCTGAAAAACGAATCTTTAATTTCAGATATAGTTTATAATATCAAAACCAAAAAATTTGAAAAAAATCTTGGAATGGAAAAGTGGAGAGGATTTCATAGTGATAATCAGCTTACTTTTAGACCTATTTCTCTTAGTGATAGAAAATTATATTGGATTAGTGAAAGTCTGGAAAAAGAGATTATAAATAAAACAATAATAAAAGGCGATGGTAAAAAACAAAAATCAACCTTACTATACTCACTTTCTACAAATGAAAATGAAATCTTTAAAGAGTTAATAAAAGATACTCAGACTTGGGGATCTCATTGGATTAGTTTACCATATACAGTAATAACAAAAGAGTTCGGAAAAGTACTATGATAACAGATGAATATTCTTATATAAACGGAAATTATTATGTTACTCTTAATAATTTATCAGGTACAAAAACTTATCGAGCATTAAGAAGAGGAGAGGAGCTTATTTCAAAGTTTCCTGATTCTATAGACTTGAAAATAACAAATAAGTGTTCTATAGGATGTCCATTTTGTCATGAATCTAGTATCTCTGAAGGAAAGTCTTTTGACCTACAGAAAACTATTGATGTTTTATCTCAGCTTCCTAAAGTTGGAATAGAATTAGCTATTGGAGGTGGAGATGTAACTGAAGATTCTGTTATAGATGATTGTGCTGTTTTATGTAAGTGGGCAGATGATAATGGATTTGTTCCAAGACTTACCATAAATTCTAGGTCTCTAAATACTGAAGAGAAGCGTAAGAAATTTCATGATAAACTTGATATGGTAAAAGTATTTGGAGTAAGTATTGATAGGTTTGATAAAAAGTTAATAAATACTTTAGAAGACGAATATACTACATATTTTAAAACAAAAGTATATCATATCATTGCCGGAATATTTCCCCCAGAAGATCTCCAAGAACTGATAACGTCTGGAAGACAAGTATTAATTCTTGGTTATAAAAATTGGGGAAGAGCTCTCGGCAATCCACCCAAGTATGATCTTAAGGAGTGGGAAAAGACTTTAAAGAGAATTTTGTATACTCGACAAAATAATCTATCAGCTACTATAGGATTTGATAATTTAGCGATAGAACAGCTTGGAGTACGTGATTGTATAACAGAGGCTGATTGGAAGAGAATGTATATGGGAGATGAATTTACTCATACTATGTACGTTGACGCAGTTTCAGAAATATTTGCACCTACTTCTAGAGATTCATTTAGAGTTTCTTGGAATGATATGAAAATTTTAGAATTTTTTAATACTTATAAAAATGATAAAGTTAATAACAAAGAGTAGATATTATAAAATTCTTGGAAAGGAAATTTATAAAGACTATGTAAAATATTCTAAAGTAGTATTTCCTGAAGAGAGATGGAGTAAGTTTCTTAGTATCTCAGAGTCTTCATGTATATATTTTCTTTTGGAAGAGGAAAATAAAGTTTTTGTATATATTCCTTCCCTCGAAGTATTATTAATTCCAGGAATGTATAAAAATTCAGATGACTTATATAATAAAATTTTAGCTTCAGAAACAACATTAAGTAATTGGAAGGTAAGTTTAATAAAAGAACTGAAACCCTCTGAACATAAGCAAGATTATATTTTGAATACTTTTAAAATAGGGAACTTTCAATGTCTTCTTGATAGAAGTACTTCTGAAATTGTGTATACTTCTGGGAAATATAGGTTGATTAATTCTGATTTTCCTGAAGATTCAATGGATTTTTCGTTAACTAATAATCTTGGAGATCCAGATGCTTATTGGAAAAGTACATATTTAGCATTTCCAGAGAAATCAGAGATAATGTTATCAGATAAACCTAAATTACAACTAATTGAAGATTTAATTGCAATTATATTAAATGAAAACGGAAGAAATTATCAAAGAACTGATAGCAAGAGTTAATAGTACTCTTAGTTATTATGAGAAAGATTATGTCAGTGTTAAGAGAACTCCATATGCTGAGCGAGAGAGATGTGTTAGCTTTGAACAATACATAGAAGCTAGGTTTAATTATGAGTGTTCTAAGATTCCAGAATTATATGATGCAGTAATAGCAACAGACGGACATTTATTTTCTTGTACAGAATTAATTGATCCTGATACAGCAAAAAGAAGGTTTACTACTGCATCAGTTGTTCTTGTAGATCCAAAAACGCTGATAGGAGCAAACGAAAATCTTATTAATGAGATATACAGGATTCATGATTATCTTGGAGGATCTTGTATAAAATTCAATAATGTTAAGAAAAAAATTAAGTTTACAATTGAGTAAAAGAGAAAAATTATGAAGAAAAATTCTTGGAGATTAACAAGTGATTTGATAGCTTATTTTCCGTGTGACTTATCAGTTTCAGCAGGGAAGCGTGTTTTTTTAGCCTCTCCTGAAAAAAAGTCTTATAAAGCGGCAGTACAAAAGAATATCGAATCTGCTTTTGATGAAGTGATTATTGAATCTAATTCATTTAAATTAAAAGTATCTAATGATCTTAGTGTTTATGTAAAGTGTGATGAATTTCCTGATCCAGAACAATATTACTTAGTTTGTAATATGTATCGGACAGCTTTTGGAGTTCCTATGATTGGCAATATAATTACTCAGGTTAAGAGTGATAAAGCTAATTTTGGAGACACAGTATTTGAAGCAGTATTTTCAGAAGATTCTCAAGAAAGTGTTTATTTTATGACACCTGAAATGGCGGAATATAAAAGTGCTTTCGAAGAGATGAAGCGTAGAATGAATTGTACTTTAAATAAAAAAGTAAAGAAGTGGATTCCTGGTGGAAGATATGATACATTAACAAATACGTATTATTATCTTGGAGAATTTAAGAGTAGAAAAAAGAACGAGTTAAATTCTGATTTTCTTGGAGATTCTTCAATGGTTCCAGCGTATCTATATGTTTCTGAACTTGGAGATGAGAAAAGAATCTCTGACATTCTAAAAACCAGAAAAATTGGTTCTGGACCGGAAGATATTCAGATTATGTACTCTCTTCCAAGCGCTGTAGATTCTGGAAATGTTTTGGAGAATGATATAACTTGTCTGAAAGATTATCAAAAATATATCTTTGATAATTCAATGAAGGAATATACAATTACTTCAGATTATGGATTTTCTAGTTATTCAAATCCTAAATATATTCTTGATATTCTTTCATTGAAATCAAGTGAATCAGATTCTTATGCAGATCTTATTCCTGAATCTGTTTCTGAAATGATTAAGAATATGTTACATGAAGTTGTATTATGTTCTTGGGATTTGAATAAGAATAGAGAAGACATTTATATTGGTGAAGGAAATAATAATGATAAGAATGCAGAAAACTTAGTAAGGAGATTTTATCAAGATTTTAAAGATGGAAATGCAATGAGAAATTCGTATTACAGAAAACTCTTTATAGATCTTGGAATAAATATAAATGAAATAGCAGTAGAGGTAGTAAGTCAAGGTAATCCAGAAAGTTTAATACTATCTGGAATTGAGAATTATGTATCTTTAGGAAGTATTTATTTTAAAAATCACTTTACAGATGCTTCCAGAAAGATTAGTAGACAAAGAATTAAATCAACAAATTATACTCTAGAGGTAGTTAAATTATCTGATTTATTCTCTGCTACACCTAATTTATTATTGGATATTAAAGATTTGATAGAAAACGCTAGAAATAATTTTGGATTAGGTGTAAGAACTTTTTATGATACTAATACCGGTACTAAAAAATCTCCGAAAATATATACAACAATTGAAGTAGATATTTTAGACTTGATTAAGTACTATGGAGGTATTAAAAATATTCCAGAAGTTATTGTAAATGAAATTATATCAAGTAAATTTTGGAATCTTCAAGTGTTAATTGATAAAGAAGGAGTATTAGAGTGATATGGCTAAGCAAGAGAATTTATCATTTACAGGAGAAGTTGTTGAAGAGCTCGGGAATTCTATGTTTTCAGTAGAGTTAGATTCTATGGAGCATCAAGTATTATGTACTATATCAGGTAAAATTAGAAAAAATTATATAAGAATTCTAGCAGGAGATAAAGTGAAAATTGAAGTAAGTCCTTATGATTTAACAAAAGGACGGATTGTTACTAGATTATCTCTTATAGAAAATAGTGATAACAAAAATAGTAGTAATAACAAAAAGAAATCAAAAAAGAAATGATTAAGTACAACGTAACAAACAGTATGATCGGTAATATTTATCCGATTTTTTTGAGTAATAACAAACTAGTCGAAGATCCATCATACTATCTGTACAGAATTGTGAGTCCTAGTTTAAGTCCAGATCTTATTCCATATATATCATTGGAAAAGATTAGTGAAAGAACAAAAATTGGAAATCCAAAAGAATTCTGTGATAGTCAAAAGAAAAAAGCTATTCGTGAACATTTAGATGTTATTTCTATGTGTCTTGGTAGTCGTGAAGGTCTTGAAGAAAAGGCAGTTGAGTTCTTGCAAGGAATTCTGTGGAGAGATAAACCAGTAATTGATAATGGTTTTCCTGGATTTCCGTTGATTGAAATGGAGAATGGTAATAATATCCAGAAATCAGTAATTATTGGTCTTAGAGATACAATGAGATGGAAGTATTATAAATTGTATCCTGGAAATTATGTTGATATTCTCTGGACTGCTAAGACTTATGCAGTATTTAAACTTTGTGGTGAAAAAGGAAAAGAGGAAGTTTGGATTGAACCGGTCGGATTATATAGTAATACAGATCCGAATATGAAAAATCCTCTTCCAGTAAATCTTGAATCTTTAGACTATCCTACCGATAGATGGTCTATTACAAAGGGTAAACTTTCTGAATTGAATCGAGCATTGAAAAAGCTTGAATGGGAAAGTTTTAATAGAAAAGAAATTTGCGTAGATTAATTATCATAATAGTTCTAGTCCTTGGTTGGAGTGTTTATAGCCCCTCCAAGGACTTAGATTCTACTCCATTAGCTACATTTTATTATGCTAGATCGGGAAGCATTACAGCAGATGGAAGTAAAGTTCATCCTGAAAAAGTTAAAACAGGTGAACATAGATGGATTGCAGTCTCTAGAGATCTCAGAAGGAGTGGGAAATTTAACTTTGGAGATACAGTTCTAATCCAGTCTAAGAAATGTCCAGGTTTAAATGGTGAATGGATAGTAAAAGATCTTATGGGTTCTAAGCATACAAATAGAATTGATTTCTTACTGCACCATGAAGAGATTGATTCTTTGAAATTTTGGATGCCACATAGAGTAGAAATAGTAAATAAAAAAGATAGTCTTAATCCTTTGGAAACATTGGATTGAGGCTCTTTATTTTTCCCGTGAAAGCCTTATTAATGAAAAGAATAAATAAAAATAAAGATTATGAAAAAATTAACAAAAGAAGAAGCAGCAGAATTAAATGAATTATTCGAAACTAGTAATTTTAAACCAGAAATGAGTGGTCTTAGTTTATATACAACACTAACTCAGATAAATTCAAAGACAATTAAACCAGGAGAAAATAACCTTAGATTAATATCTATTCAAGGAACTGAGAAAATTTCGAAAATGATTGGTAGATTTATTACGAAGAAAAATAAAAAGCTAATTAAGATTACAGCTTATTCAAAAAGTGGAAAAGTTCTTAAGGAGTTTGATTTTAATTGTTCTACCTTATATATAGAGAAAGGAAGACAGTCAAAAGATATAGATGAAATTACTGGAGAGATTGGATTTATACCTTTAGTAGGAGATGTATTTGTTCCAAGGTCTCATTATATTGGATTTAAAGTACTATATGATAAAGAGGGGATTTAATTTCCCTCTCTTTTTTCTTTCTCCCTTGAGATTCTTATATATGATGTATAATATTAACAAAATAAATTATGGTAACAAAACAAGTAACAGGAATAGTAGTGGATAAATCTATTGAGGATATTGATAGCATAATCCATGAATGTACTGAGAAATTATCAACCAATGATATAATTTCTAAAAGTCAAGTAATTTCAATGCTTCGAAAAATTAGATCTTTTGAAATTCCGGATGAAGTATTTGATAATCAATCTTCAGCTGAATATTATGCCAAAGAATTACTTAAGATTGGTTTTCTAGAGAATGTTAAACAAATATTTAGAACAATTCTTAATAAACCTAATTTTTCTACTCTCGATCTTAGTAATATCCGAATGGAAATGGAATTCTCATGTTTTAAGATTAATTCACTTGGAAAAATTTTGAAAGAACGAGGAATTAATATATGGGGTGGTTCTTATCCTGCCATAAAAATTGATTTTATTTCTGAAAATGGTGATTATATAGTTAAATAAAATTTATTATATTATGATTATTGAAGTATTAGCACAGAAATATCGCTGTGGTTGTGAGAAAGGAATGGCTGATTTAGTTATCCCTGGAATCTTGGTAAAACTTAATGCAGTAATAGAATGGGATTTTTGCAGATTTCCAGAAGAGATTAAACACGAGAAAAAAGATCCGGCCGACGAAAACTCAGAAGAAATTGAAGTAAGAACTGAGCTTAGAGATTTCTTAGGTGAAGATCCTGAATTAAAACCTGGAAATTATTTCTTATATAAAGGTCAAGTGATAGCAGTTGATTCGGCCGATAGATTAATTCTCGTGGTTTCTGAAACTGGTTATGGAGCTCTTGATCGAATATATGAGGAAAACTTCAAGACGGAATTCGAAATGATCTTTAATGATTATGAGATTGAAGATGTTAAATGGGAGGTAAATGATACAGGAGAAGTTCCAACTGAATATGATGAAACCTATAAAGTTCCGTATAATCTTTATAACATCTGGAAAGAGAGATTTGTTTCGGGTAGAGGGTTCATTTCTCCAGGACTATGTTTGAAAGTAGTAATGACTTCAGACAGTTTCATTATGCCTCTTGAGTTTTATATGCTTGATTGGTCGATAAGGTATAAATCATCTCAACTTGAACCGGATGAAGTAGAGTATGCAACAAAACAACTTTTATCCTGGTTTTATGATAATTATAAAAGAGTTAAACCATTAGAAAGGAGAAAAGATGAACAAGAAGAGATCAATTGATTTTATATTAATAATTTTCATCTTAGGATTATTATTGATTTTTGGAGGATGTAGTAAATCTCCTGAGAGAAGAAAAACTTGGACAACTACTTCAGATTCACTTCCAAAGAAACCAACACAAGGACAAATTTTTCGTGATCGAGATAATAATTCTTGGGCTTATAATGCAGCACTTGGAGCATGGGTATTGGGTTCTGGAGGATATAGATATTACCCTGAAACAAATTCTTATACAGATGGATCAGGAAAAACAGTGATTCCACCTAGATCTATAAGTTCAGGTATTTCAGAAGGAGTAAAAGCTAGAGTGTCTCCTAAAAAGAAAGTAGTTTTAACAAAAGAACCACAAATTAAAGAGACATCAAAAAAGAAGTATACTAGGAAGAAATCTAGAGCTCATAGGATACATAGAATGCGCAGAAGATAATAATAAAAAAGTCCTCAAGGATAGTAAAATATTCTTGGGGATTTAATTTTACAAAGATGAAAGTATATTTAGTACGTAAATTTTATTCTTTCGGACAACCTAAGTTCATTATTTACTTCTATGCAAAATGTGGAGATCTAAAACATGTTAATCTAGATCTTATAAAAAATAATGAAGATATTGATAATTATTTCAAATCTTATTATGGAGAACTTAATGATACTATTCAGATTGCAATATCACTTATTTCCTCTCCTTATAAAAGACTTGGGAAATCTATTAGATTCTCGGAATCATATAATGTGAGGTCGGAACGAACAGGACAGCATTTTGAAGACTATAATAGTTCTTATGTTAAGGTTATAGATATTCCTTCTGAAATTCTTTTAGAGAAATTTAAAGCAAAGAATTTATCTCCAGAACACATACAAATTTTTGCTAAGAAGAATCAATTTAAATTATTAAAATATATGAGATATAAATGGATAGAGAAGAATGGATTAGAAATTATGGATCCAAAGGATTGAAAGGTGATATCTTAGTTAGAGTTTATTATACTGACAATAATGAAGAATATTGGGTATCTAAATTTTTAGAAATCAAGAATCTTCCAGTTTATAATTTAGCTCTTGTCGATAAAGAATTAATTTCTGAGAAAAATTTCAAGGATGAGCTGGAACTAAGAAATATTGACGATTATCTGAAGGAAAAGTATAAGGATTGTCTAAAAACAGAATCTGTATATTTTCTAATTGATCCTGGAACAAAATTTCTGAAAAAGCGCACATCTGATAAAGGCTTGTGCTTATTCTATGAAGTTAAATTTGATTCTGAAATAAATTTGAGAGATCTTGACAATACTAGGATAATATCAGAAAATATTAGAATTTCTAAGAATAAACTCAAAGATTTTACAATGGATTTAATGTTTGAGCTTGCGGGAGAGGCTGGTTTATTTTATGATAAGGATTATTCTCCAAGTTTATGCACTAAATTATGTTATTTTAATATTCTTAATATATTTAGATGCTTAGAAGAAACTCTGGATCTAGTATAAAATTTTTAAGTAAAAGGGAATAAATTTTCCCTTTTATTTTTCTCCTTAAGATAACCGACAAATCCTTATTAATGTAACAATAAAACATTGATAATTATGAAAACAAACATTTATGAAAGAAAATTAAATTATGGAGAACAAGAAGCCATATTTAATAAGATGGTTGAAAAGACCGAAAAATATGTGATAGATAATAATATAAGAGCATTAATTCTTGGTATCTCAGGAGGAGCAGATAGTACTCTTATGGCTGCTGTATGTAATGAAGTTAGAAATAGATCTGGAATTCCTTTTTACGGATATTCACTTCCAATAAAGAATAAACCAGATGAACTTACTTCGTCTGATCTAACAGGAAATGCTTTTTGTGTTAAAACTTTTTATAGAGAAGTTGCACAGTATGATTTCTATAAAAGTTATATAGAAAATCTCTATAACTACGATTATTGTGATAATGATCGAGATATTCTTTGTGATTTATCTGGAAAAAGTATATCCGAGATAGAGGGGATGATGCCAGAACAAACAAAAATAGCCAACGGAAATATTATGGCACGTCTTAGAATGATGTACCTATATAATCAAGCTGGTATTAAGAAAGGTATTGTAATTGATACTGATAACTTAACTGAACATTATCTTGGATTTTGGACTATTCACGGAGATGAAGGAGATTTTAATCCTATGGGTGGTCTCTGGAAAACAGAAGTATACTCTATTCTTAAGTGGTTACATGCGAAGTATTATTCAGAATCTTATTTAGATACTGAAATCATAAATAAAAATTCGTACGATAAGATGGTAGCTCTAGAGAAAGCTATTAATATTACACCCACTGATGGTAATGGAATTTCTAGTTCTGATCTTGAACAAATTGGAGGAAAGGATTATACTGAAGTAGATAAAATTTTGATTCCTTTGATTTGTAAAGGTTCGGGAGCTATTTCAGAATTATCTAAAATTCATGGGATGGATACTGTAATGAAGATTTGGAATAGAGTTCAAGGATCAGAATTTAAAAGAAGAACTTCCAGAGTAATAAAAGTGTCACGAGAAGAATTATTTGAAAGATTATGATAGAATTCAAAAGAGATCCAAGATTTTTCAGAGCAGTCATTAGAAGAGAAAAAGAAGATGAAGATCCAGCTTTTAGTTATTTTATGATGGAAGATACTTTTACTAATATAAAAGATAAATATGATATTAGTAGGATTGAGAAATTTCAAATAACTAGAAAAAATTATGTAGTCTTTGGATTAATAACTGATCTTGAAAATATTACAGAAGATGATCTAATTTCTGAAACAAAATGCACAATTAATAGTTCTTACATTCATTCGCTATACTTTAAAGAACATCAATATATTGAAAAAGATGATCTCAAGGAAATAACTATTAAGATTTCTGCCGAGTATATTGGAGATTTAATGTTTTCTGCTAATGATTATGTTAATGAATATCATTGGGAAATTTGTTTGAGAGATGAAAAGATATTTAGAGATAATGAAGATATAATAAGAACAATTTTAAAATCAGAATTAAATTATGGAAGAAAAAGAAAAAAGTCTATTACTGATAATAGACCCACAGTATGATTTTTGTAACCCCAAAGGAACTCTCTATGTTCCTGGAGCAGAGAAAGCAACGAAAGAATTGTGTAAATGGATATCTGGGAAACGAAAAATCTTGGAAAAAATCATAGTTACACAAGATACTCATATGTCTTATCATATTGGGCATTCTATGTATTGGGAACAAACTCCTGAAGCATTTACAACTATTACTTCAGGGATGGTAAAATCGGGAAAATATACTCCAGCTTTTTATAATAAAGAAAATACTATCGCCTACCTTGAAGAATTAGAGAAGACAGGAAAAGTTCATACTATTTGGCCTGAACATTGTATCGCTGGTTCTTGGGGATGGAGTTTGCCCAAAAATCTAGTTGAGGAATTAAATTTATGGTCCCTCAGTAATCATGGCGCCGAATATGAGCTAATTCAGAAGGGAAGAAATCCACACTTAGAGATGTTTTCTGCCTTTTCTTATGCAAACGGCGCTAAAAAATCTGAGGGATATGAATTCCTAGATAAAATTGCTAGAGAAGATTATACCAAAGTTTATATAGCTGGTTTTGCAAAGGATTATTGTGTAGCAGAGTCGGTGAAAGATATGATGAAGGAACAAAGATTATCAGGAAAATTAGTGTTCCTAAATAAATGTATGGCTTCGATTGATAAAAATTCTGAATCTTTGAAAGTATATGAAGATGCTGTTAAAGATTTCGGTGCGATAATCGAAGAATAAAGGAAGAATAAAAAAAAAGATAGGATTTAACTTGACTTTTAATTAGTCAAGACCTATCTTTTTATTTTTTTTATTCGCCGATAATATCAAGTATTTTCACATAATTCTTTGATATATCTTCAAATAATATTTTTTCTTTTACTTCTATATCTGGATCATCCGGTAATATTTCTACAACTTCAGCACCTCTAGATTCATAATGTTGCTTAATGATATCATAAGATGAGTATTTTTCTTGTTTAGAGAAATAGTTAACTATTGCTTTCTGTAAGGAATAATTATCTTTATTATTAACTGGAAGTCCGGAAGTCTCACAATCTAAGAGAATCATTTCTCTATTTTCGATATCAATCATCATTGCTGCTATCGAATCAGTCTTAGATGTAACGGGAACTGTTAATTCAACCTTTTGCGGATGCCAAGTTTTATCACCTTCCTGTAATTTTTCTCTAGTACAATACCCCAACCATACAGGAAGAGTATCCATTCCTCGACCTTTATAATTGCAAACATCCATCACCACATATTTATATCCATTCTTTTTGCACTTATCTAGATCAACATCTACATACTCTGCACAATCTCCTGGACGGTTTAATACATCACCAGAATGAACAGCAACATTAGAATTAAGTGAAGTATTCCATCCTATATTGCTAATATCATCATTAGACTTATATAAGAATGCATGAAGATCTAAGTCTTCCTCTCTATCTTTCTGAATCCAATGAACAAAAAACCTAACAATATTTCCAGAGATTTTATATCTTGTTCCTTTGGGGACAGATACATTTTGATTTCTCATACCCTTCGGAATAGGTATTCTCTTAATTTCTGGATCGATATATACAATCTCGTTTACTAAATCTTTCTCAGTAATTCTAGAATCTATGTTGAGAAATATTTTTCGAATTATATTATCTTTTATAGTTTCTAAGAATCCAGGGTTAATTGGTTTTAATCCATCTAGTATATATAAACCTTTTCCAGGAATATTTACCGCTCTAGGAGTACTTTCTGATTGATCTCTTATATCGTAGTAGCTAAGAATTTCTAAGAGTGTTTTATTTTTCATCCCTGAAGTATTTATAAAGATATCCATTATATCAGATTCTTTACCTTCTTCAAGAGCTCTTCTTAAGAGAGAATCAAATTTTCTAATAAATTCCCCTGGATGAGTAGAAATAAATTTAGCTATTTCTAGAATATCTTTACCAGTATCATACATATTCTGTACTTGAGAATTAAATGTACGGTACTCTTTTGATAAACCTTTACTCTTAAGTTTTACAAAGAAATCAGCACACTCTGGGTAATTTACTACATATTCTTTTGGATGTACACGTTCTGATAACAATACCCAATGTCCATAAAAATGTTTTGCATCTCGTATACAGTTTTCTACTCCTTTAGCCTCAATTATTTTTTCTATTCTTCCACAAATTTCTCTACGTTTTGATCTAGGAAGAGTATCTAATTTTCTCCATTCAGGATTATCAGTTTTTTTATTAGACCAAGAGTTAACTTGTATCTTTTTTGGAACATGTGGAAGACTTGGATCAGCTCCCATCAAGTACAAACTATACCTCAGAACATCATTAATCTCGGCAATTTTATATTCCGGCCGATGTTTAGCTACTATACACATTGTTTCTTTAAATGGTATACGTTCTGGGATGCTAAGTTCTGGATAATTCTCTAAGAACCATGCCAACTCTTCCCTAGTTTCCCCTGTTAGTGAATTTCCGGCCGACATCATTTGCCGAGGAATATCCATAAATTCAGAAGGAGTCATAATCTTAAGCTGTCGATCTGGCTCTTCATCAATTATTTCCTTCTCTTCTTTAGTTGTCCAAGGATTATCTCTTAGAAATCCTTCAAAATCACCAGAATAAACTCTTTTTTGATCTAACCACAATTCCGATTTATCCTTAGAAATTACTTGTTCTGGAAATCCTGGATACAAAGGTTTAAACTTTTCCCCAGAATGATACAATTCGTGGATGTATGGAAGTAGATTTGTATGGAGATTTTCCATATCACTAATCGTCATCCTACATATTACTTCGGGAGAAAGAAAATATCTATATCTCTTTAATTCTTGAAGAAGTGAGATTAATACTCTCTTACTCTTTTCCTCCATGTTTCTAGGATCTACTAACTCCTTGCTCTCTACTAATACGCATCCTCTATGAAATGCAATAATTTCCTTGTTTAATTTCATTTCTGCCATATTTTTTTGGTTTATAAATTAAATTTTCATCCACTTTTTTGCTCTCTCGAATTGTTTTATGAGATCATCTATCCAAGTACTAGCCGTACAATCTTTCTCAACTAATATCCATGAACTTGGAATGTCTGCTGAGTGATTCATAATAATAGAAAAACTAGTATCTTTTCTATCTTTCCCATCACCATCTAAGAAAAGTATTACCCCAAAAACACTCCCAAAGAAATATATCCTTGGAAGATGAGGTTGTTTTGATAGGTCCAGTTTATCATAATGATTTTTCCATGATCTATCTTTCAAATCATTTTTAATTAATTCATTTATTTCATCCATTTTTCTATTTTTCTATTTGTTTATTTTTCTACACTTATAAGAGTTTCCCGCCTTCTACAGTTATGGTCCTATGTTTCTTTTGTAGTTCGTCAAGTAATTTTCTTTTTAGTGTTCCAGGGAGAGGAATTTGTGGAAACAGCAACGTCTCACTTCTATGTTTCCAAAGCCACTCATCTATCTCTTCGAAGGATTGCTCAAAGACTTCAAAAACTGGTTGCTCATCATAAAACCATTCATCTAAGAATTCAACTTTAAAATCATATAGTCTAAGGTGAAGTCTAAGTTCGTCTAATTCTGAACCCTCTCGTGTAGATATTATTTCTCCAAGAGGATTATGAAGACGATATTGATTTTTTCGTTTTTCTAAGTCTCCGGTATATCCAATTTTTACAACCTTCCTTATTCCTTTCCATGCGCCAGATCCAAATAAATATAACATTTTATAATTTACTCCTTTTTCTTCTTACCTTTAATAATTCCAGCAACCCTATCTCCTGCCGCATCCTCTATCTTATTCCGCTGCTTCTTAAGGTTATTTTGATATCCATAGGTTGCACCAAGAATAGCTCCTGCAATCGGAATGGCAGCTGCTGCAATTTCATCATGGGATAAATATGTAAAATCATCAAGTGACCTATGTGTACCATAGATAGTCAATGTTTCAGCACTTGCCATTCTTGCTTTCTTTGCAGCTTCTTCTACTGTCTGTTTCATAACTTATTCGGATTTGTTTTACAATAATTTTCATTCTCTTTCAGTTTTAAAATATTATTCAAATGTTCGTCTGAAAGCAGATGCTTATTACTAAAATTACCCAACATTATACGAGGTTCAATATTTTCATCTCTCATAAATTTCTGTAGTTCGTATATATGAAAAAGCAAACCTTCACAATCTACTGCGTAGTATTCAACGCCATCGTCATTGTTGGCAGATACTTCATAACCAATCCATCCACCGTTACCCATATAAGTATTTATCTCAATATTACGGCAAAAGCCATAACTGATAAGTAATAGCCTTAGTACATCTTTCCCACTCATACACATTTCGATTTATCAATTTGTCCTATACGCTGTCTTTCAAATCCCTCTATCTGTGCGTCAGTAAGGTTGTTCAGCCATTCATCAGCATACTTTCTGTACTTGGCATGATTGCATTTATAAAACTCCAATCTAAGCCATTCAATAGTTATGTCCTTTTGTTCCATAATCATCTGGTTATAGTAGTTCTTTACTTTACTTCTTATTTATAATTTCTAGTCCATTTACTCTCTTTCCTGGTAAATTTATAGTACACTTCTTAACTTCAAAATAATTCTCTAAGTCTGTTGCTTTTGCTTTTCTATCATAATTAATAGATTCGTAAATATTTATTAATTTAACTTTTATGTCAGATAAAGACAGCCTATCTCCTACTTTAAATTCTAAATACATAGACTTCTCTAGTAATTCTTGACTAAAAGTTACTATATTTAGCTCTCTCTTTATTCTAGTTACATTATATCCTAGTGCTCTTAATCTACTAGGCGTAATGGATAAATAATAAGACTTAATCTCATCACTATCTGAAATTTGACCTAGAACTATATTAATAGAATCTTGAGATAAACCGTATTCACAAAGAAGTTTTAATTTATCATATATAGTAGTTAATCCTGTATATATCTTTAAAAAACTTGATACCTCTTGGTTTACTATATCATCTGGAGTAAGAGTATTATGAACAGTACTAAATACTGTAAATCTATCCTTATAATCTATTTGCTGAATCCTGAAAGCTCTAATTTCATTAACCAATACTAAATTATTAATAACTGGTTTAAGAATTACATTTCCATCAGAGGTATGAATTTTATTTACTGCTACATAATCATCTCGATAATTATATGAATTTGCAACCTTCTGATAATTCTTCGCCAAGGTAAATTTAGTATCACTTGGAGCTGAATTATAAACTTTTAATAACTTTTCAGTATCTTTCTTCTTCTCATCTATTATTTTCTTAAAATCTTCCTCTTTCATTTCCCTGTAATTAGCTGTACTTCTATAATAGAATACTGCTGAATTCTTCCATGGATTCTCAAATAATCTCTGTCTCCCTAGAATTTGAGGAAGGTCTTCGGCTATATCTACTGCTAGAGAGTCAATATTAGAATCACTGAAAATGAATGACCTAGCACATAAACTATAAAAATCTGCCCCTAAGTATACAGTTCTGGTACAAAAAGTAAACATCTTGGGCTTTACTCCCTCTAAGGGTACTTCTCCAATCCTGAAGGATTTACCCAATCTTCTTTGAATCTTTTTGAGATTATCTGGAGTATCTGAACATAATATATTACATTGATCAGAAGTAAGATTATTCTTTTTAATAATAGATGTAATATGATTGACAGAATTTACATAGAATACAGCTTCATCTGACACTATTCTAATTGGTGATCCATTTCTCATTACTACTATTTCTTCGAAATCTCCTGAAAGATATTTCTGAATAATCTCTGATACCTTCTCTCCTACGGTCCTCATTACAAAAACATCTAAATCCGGCTTAATAATTCTTCCGGGATCTTCTGTATACCAATCTAACTCATAGTAAGGTAAATCTCTAAACTCATCTAACATTTCCAAATATTCATCCATCATAGGAGTTGCGCTTACAAAATAAGCTGTAAGGGATTGTCTAAGATATTCTAAGAATTTAAGTTCGGTATCAGACTTGAAACGTGCATCGTGAAGTATTGATTGGAACTCGTCAACTATTGTATAAAATCTATCAAACCATCCTAATTTTTCTAGGATATCTTTTACTATCCTATATGAATCATAGGTTACTAATATCTTACAGGGTAACCCATTAATACTTCTAGACATACAGTACTCCTCTATTTCTCCGTACAATCTTTTGTAAATTTCCGAATTATCTAATATAATATTACCTAATTTAGTATTATTATCAGATAAGGATAATGTTTTATCTGATTTAGATAAATCTTTATCTATATTAGACTCCTTATCCATTTCATTTACTACTAGATAAACATCAAACTCATGTTGATCTTTTTTGTTCTTAAGTAACATCTTTCTAGGACTACATAGAATAACATTTTCATTACTTCTAATACAATACTCTGTAAAACCACAGCCAGGTAACTGTTTATTAATTATACATTTACTAGGAAAATTATTAAAATTAAATTCACTCCAATCTGAAATAAATCTAATTCCAGATGGTACAATAATCTTCTTTTTTATC